TGAACTACAACAAACTGCTCTAGCTAATAGAAGGCGCACACTATTTAAAAAAATAGAAAAATTAGGAACTAAATTAGCTAAATTAAATAACAAAATAAGTAGTCTTACTCAAGAATTAACATTAGTAAATAACAGGCGTAGTACTATTAGAGAACGAATACAGTTTTTAACTATAGAAATAAATCGACTTACTCAAGAAGGAATGGAAGGGAATCTTGGAAACGCATATGCTAGGTCGCGTCGCCATTATGAACAATATAGAGTGACCAATCCAAATGATAGGGAAGGTATAAGAAGTCGTTATGATGAGTCAAGTAATATTCATAGAACTAGTATTGCTGCTATTCAACAAGTTATTAGACCAATAATTGAAGAAGGAGAGTCCGCACTGCAAACATTAAGTGAAACAAAAAATAACTATGATACTTTATATGCTCGTAGAGAAAAATTAATGAATGAAAGAGACGAATTACAAAATAATCTATATGAGTTGCGTAGTCAAGACAGAGAGTTAAATATAGCGCACGGTAAAAGACAACGTCGTTCTAGACGAAAAATAGGAAAAAAATAAAAAAAGTGTATAGTTATAAAAAACTAATATATATACTATTATATATACTATTATATATACTATTATATATATACTAGATGCCAGATATTATAAATGATAATGAAAACGAAAATGGAAGAGAAGCAAGGGCGTTGCAACAAATAGCTTCGCTAAGAAGAAGGCGAGCTTTAGCAAGAAATACTCAAGCTTTAACAAGAAGAAGCCGAAATTTACTTAGAGAAAGAACTGACTTAACAACACAATTAGCAAAATTACAGTCTGAACTAAGAACTATTGATGCTAGTATAATGGCTCTAGAAGCTGAGATTGTTACTATTGGGCAACGTGTGGAGACTGCAAGTCAAAGAGCAACTCATGGAAGAACACTAGCTACACAAGAACAAGTACGAGGTAATATTGGAGACACACATCGTAGCGCACGAAGTGCCTATGATAATTATAGAAATACTAATCCTTATGATACTGACACTATAAATCAACTTTATAGTGGCTATATTGCTATTAGTAGTGCCATTCACGCTAATAGTCAAGAACGCACTAGACCATTAGTTGATGAAAGCAATAGAGTATTACGCACTCTGCTGGAAGCAGAAGACTCCTTAAGTATTTTAACTAGTCATCAAACTACTTTAAGACGAGAAATAGCTGAACTAAAAGCAAGACTTATGCTATTGAATAGAGAAAGCGAAGAGTTAAATCGAGCACGTGGCAAAAAAAGAAGATATAAAAAAGGAACAAAAGCTAAACGCGGAGGCGCATGGACTTTAAAATATAAAAGGTCTATAAATTGTATGCGTCCAAAAGGATTCTCTCAAAAACAATATTGTAAATATGGAAGAAAAAGTAAAACAAGTAAAAAAATATAAGTGTATTATAAGTTTTCTATTTTCTATATTATATACTATATATATTATATACTATATATAATTTATATTATATAGTATATAGTATATAAACTATGTCTCCATTTCATTATACGGCAGGACCATTATTTGATTTTCTAATACTTAGATTGAATAAACTAAAAGAAGATATATCAGGTGTTGCTGGTTTTCATGAGTGGAATGATGTTCCACATATAATAGAAACCTTAATACCTGTTAATGAAAAAATAAGGAGTGAAATAGAATTTATTTTTGATCATTGGATGGCTTTTTATCATCATAGTACAGCTCCTCTTTCTATTCCGGCTGTGAAAGTTTATAATGCACTAGTAAATATATTGACAGTTAAACTTGATATATTAGCTCGTCCTGTTAATAATGAAACTGTAGCAACATTACTTCTTGAATATAATAAACTTAATAATTTAATACCTATTGCCATTGATGAATTAGATGTTCTTAATCAACTATTAATTGATTTAGACATTGATCCTCCGATTGTTCAACCACCACTGCTTCGCCGCCAACCAAATATAACACCTTTTCCAACATCTTTTTCGTCATCTGATTCGTCTTCGTCTTCATCTTCATCTTCGTCTTCGTTATTTGGAAACCAAGTACATCCTCTTGACATGGCTGCGGCTAAAATTTACTTTAATACATATAGAAAATCAAGAAAATTAAGAAAGTCAAGAAAATCAAGAAAATCAAGAAAGTCAAGAAAGCCAAGAAAGCCAAGAAAATTAAGAAAATCAAGAAAGCCAAGAAAATAATATAGTGTTAAACTATAAAAATGTCTCATCTAAGTTCGCCAATGTCAATTGCCATTATGATTTTTTACTCGTTCTTAACATTCTTTGTTGGTCCATTTATAACAAGACCCTTTTTAAAAGAACATCCTGACCATTGTGTCGCTGGATTTTTAGTAGGTTTCACAATTAGCATACTTTTATGGATGAAAATAGGAAGACACTATTCAAAATAGTGTACTAATATAGTATAGTAATATAGTGATCTATACATAAAAATAAAAATAATTAACTAGTTAGTTATTTTTATTTTATAATGTTTAGCAATTTTTAATATGTAATGTCTTATGTTTAAACAAATTTTGTCATAACTTTTAGCAAAATATATATCATAGACGCAAACAATACGCTATTAAAAATATAACCATATAAATTAGGATTGCCATCAATATTAAACATAAATGGTAATAAATTTTTGTTGTATTTTTTAATAGCTGGAAGTTGGAATAAAAAATATACAAGTGCTATTATTAATGGAAGCTGTCCTTCGCTATATAGCATATCATAAAAATTAGAATTGCGCATTTTTCTGTTATTTTCTTCAATCAAGTAGTCTGGTGTTTCGTTGTTTTTTATATAGTCTTCTTGAACTGGTGGTGGTGGTATATAATTGGGTTTTATTTGCTCGTCATTTGAAATTTGTATAGAATTGTTTGGTATATCTCGTGATGGCAGTGAAGTTGAACCATTTAAACTTGCTTTTTGTATTTGATTTACAAGCTCATTATAGTTTGGTTGTTTATTTAATACACTATTTTCCATTGTTATTTGATTACTGTTTTGTTGCATTGGATTTTGTGTGCTATATGTTCCCGATGGTATAAATTGATTAATAGCAGGGCCTGGCATTTGATTATTTTGGTTTGAAACTATTTCATTTTTATTTAAAATAATATTTTGCGGTTGTTGTTGCATTAATAGTTGTTGTTGGACGCTATTTATTTGCATATTAGAATTTGGATTCGGATTTGGCAATTCATTTATATATGTTAATCCACTTGAAGACATTAATTAATATATATACCTAAATATTTATTGAATTAAAAACGCAATAAACATTAAAAAGTAGTTCATTAGTTATTTTGTTATTTTAGTCAATTTCCTCCATATTAGATTCTTCTTTGTTGGCTTCTTCTGTTTCTTCTGCTTCTTCTGCTTCTTCTGTTTCTTCTGTTTCTTCTGCTTCTTCGTCTTCTTTGTCTTCTTCTGCTTCTTCTGCTTCCTCTGCTTTGCTTACCTCTTCTTCGTTGTCTTCGTCTTCAATAGAAAGACCTAATTGAATAATACGATTAATTCTATTTACAAATGTTGTTGGTTCTTCTAGACTAAAGCCACTATTAATTAGTGCGGACTCAAATAATAGAGTAATTACGTCTTTTAGGCTATTTGTATTAACTTGATTTTTAACCTGTGTTTGTAAAGCTTTAATAATAGGATGAGTTGGGTTAAGTTCCAGTGTTTTTTTAGACACCATATAAGAATTCATATTTGGATCGCGTAATGCTTGTGCTTTCATGATTCGCTCCATATTGGCAGACCATCCTGTTTCGGCAGTTACTAATACACACGGACTAGTAACAACACGCTCACTTAATACCACTTTATCAACTTTGTCTCCTAAAATAGATTTAATGCTATTTGTTAGTGGTTTAAAGTCCTCGATACACTTAGTCCATTCTGTTTTAGATTCAGTAGTTTCATCAAATTTTAGACCTTCTTTTGTTACACAAACTAATTGCTTTCCATCATATTCTCTTAATTGTTGAACACAATATTCATCAATTGGTTCAGTCATAAATAAAACATCGTAATTAAGCTTTTTACACTTTTCAATAAAAGGTGAATTTTCAACAGCTTTTTGCGTTTCACCCGTAATATAGTAAATTGCTTTTTGTGTTTCAGGCATAGCCTCCACATAGTCTTTAAATGAAATCATAGCCGTTTTAGAGTTTGAACTATGAAACATTAATAATTCAGAAAGCTTTTCACGATTTGAAGTGTCTTCGTGAATGCCCAATTTAATATTTTTACCATATTGTTCATAAAACTTTACATAGTCTTCGCGTGTTTGCTTAATTTCACCAAATAATTCTAAACACTTCTTTACAATGTTTTTCTTAATTACTTTTAGAATTTTATTTTGCTGTAACATTTCACGCGAAATATTTAGTGGCAAGTCTTCAGAATCAACAACGCCTTTAACAAATCCTAACCACTCTGGAATTAAGTCTTCGCATTTATCGCTAATAAATACACGACGCACATATAATTTAATAGATCCTTGTTTCTTTGTTTTTGGTTCAAAAATATCATATGGAGCGCGCTTTTGCACAAATAATAAACACTTAAACTCTAGCTGTCCTTCTACTGAAAAATGTTTTACTGCTAAATAGTCTTCCCAATCGTTTGTAAGTCCTTTATAAAAAGCAACATATTCTTCTTTGCTAACTTCTTCTGGTTTTTTAGACCAAATTGGTTTTTGTTTATTTAATAGTTCTAGCTCTTTATGAACTTCTGTAATCGTTTTTGTAACTTTTTCTTTTTTGTCTTTAGGTTCGTCTTTGTCTAAATCTTCAATAGTAGGTTCGTCTTCTTTATCCTCTTCCTCTTCTTTGTCCTCTTCCTCTTCTTTATCCTCTTCCTCATCATCCTCTACTTCTTTAGATACTGATTTTTCAACACTAAGACTAATAGGATAATTAATAAACTCAGAATGTGTTTTTACTAGTTCTTTAATTCGGTGTTCTTCTAAATATTCAAGCTGGTCTTCTTTTAAATAACACACAATTTTTGTTCCGCGTCCTAATTGTTCTTCACTATTATCTTTTTTAACTGTAAAAGAACCACCAGCATTAGATTCCCATACATATTGGTCATCGTCATTATGTTTTGAAGTAACTACAACGCGGTCGCTAGTTAAATATGTTGAATAAAACCCGACTCCAAATTGCCCAATTAAATTGACATCTGTTCCTAGTTTCATTGCCTCCATAAAGCCCTTTGTTCCCGATTGTGCAATAGTTCCTAAGTTTGTAATCATATCTGCTTTTGTCATACCAATACCCGAATCCACAATAGTTAATGTTTTATTTGCTTTATCTGGAATAATATTAATATACAGCTCTGGATTAGAAGCTAATACGTCTTTGTTTGTTAATGATAAATGCCGCACCTTATCGAGAGCATCTGATGAATTAGAAATTAACTCACGTAAAAAAATCTCCTTATTTGAATAAAATGTATTAATAATAAGGGACATAAGCTGATTAATTTCGGCTTGGAAAGCAAATGTTTCTACATTAGATTGATCGGGCATAGTATAATATTTTTATAACTCATTTTGCTTTTAAATTAATTTCATAAATATATTTAGTTAAACTATTTTATTATAGTAAATAAAAATTATTATAATATATACTATATATTATAATATAATAATGATAAATAATGTTGTTAAAAATATATTACATACAAGTATGGGAAAAATTATATTATCAATATTATTAGGTCTAGGACTTTCTACAATATTTAGGCAAGTATGTAATTCAAAAGATTGTTATAAGTTTATTGGTCCAAAACATAATGAATTGCGTGATAAAATTTTCTCAAGTGACACTACTAAAACAAAATGTTATAGCTTAGTAGAAGAAAACATTCCGTGTGGTTCTAAAAGCAAAACACTTGAGTATAGTACTGATTTTACTTAAAAGGCACAATTTTCAATTTAAAGGCACAATTTCAATTTTGCTCTTGTCACTTGGACATTTTACTTCTTGCACTTTGTAACCAAAGCAATTTTCTGCCTCATCTTTATATTCTATTTTGTCAATATTGTGTCGATTTGGATATACTATTACTCTTCTATTATAGTCAATATAATAAATATATAGTAATCCTAATAAAAATGTTATCAAAAATACACTTATATTTATATATTTTGATATACTATTAAAAAAGTTAAAGAATACCATTTAATATAATGTAATACTTTATATTTAATCATTTATTTCAACTATTAATTCTTCTGGGCTATAATTATTTTGATATAATATATATTTGTCTTCTTCATTTTGTTCAACATAACATGATTTATATTTTAAATTCATTAAATCTTTTCCAATAACAGCTAGTTTAGTCTTATGTATTTCAATAGCGCTTATTAAATATACAACTTCTCCCGATGATTTATATAATTCAAGAGCTTCGCTATATTGTTTTTTATATGTTTCAAATTCACTAGTTTTTTCAAGAATCATTGTTTTTAATTCTTCATTGTTTGTTATTGAATTATATAAATTCACTAAATTATTATAACTTTCTTGACTATTATTTAATTGCTGTTTTAATGATTCAAATAATTCTACTGCTTTTTCTTCTTCAATATAGTTAAATAGAAAATCCAGCTTAGTAGCTATAATTTGTTTTTTGTAATTTATTACTTCATTAGAAGACTTTAAAATTCGACTATTAATATGCGCAAATTGTTTTCGCTTTATAGACAAATCTAAATTACACGGATTATTGCGATTTCCACAAGTAGCGCGCAATAAGACAGGTGTTTCTGTGAAAATTGTCCCGCCATCTGCCTTACAATTAATACATTTTGGCTTATATTTAGCAAATGTTTGTTTTTTTTGGCTATTATCTATACTCTTATTACTAATTAATTCAGTAATTTTTTTTTGCTTAATATCCTCATATTTGTTTTTTAATTTATAATATTTACCCACTTCATCATAATATGGTTCTAGTAAATCAGTGCTCATAGTATTATATTATAAAGTTAGTATATAATATAAATTTTTATTTTATTTAATTTTATTTACTATTATTTACTATTATTTACTATTATTTACTATTATTTAATTTTTTAATTTTTTAATTTTATTTATTTTTTAATTTTAAATAAAATTAAATAAACACTATGTTTTAAGAAAAGTAAACTGTTTTGTGTAATAAATTGGCTTCTGGGTGGTTACTATAATCGGGCAAATTTGTTATCATATTGTTTCTAATTTTTTGCTGTTGATCAAGATTTTGACGATTATAATAGACCAATTTAGACATTATATATTCTTTGTCTTTTAGTGTTTTTTCATAATAAGATTTATAATTATGCGGTCCTTTATAGCGACTATATAATAATATAGCTAAAATCAAACAGAAAATAGAAAACATTAATATATTATAAAATGTGTTGTAATTAGTTTGCTTATATTTATTACAACCCTTTAAAACTTCTTTAAAAAATAACTTGACACCATTATCTACTAATTTTGGATTAGTTCCATTATTTATTGAATGCGTGCTGTGTTTTGTTGAATTATATTGTAAATTAGTATAATCAAGTATATTAAAGTTCATTATACTAATATATTAATCACTTTTTATAATTTATTGTTATACTTATAATTTTATAATTTAATTATGTTTTAATTTATTTTAAATTATATTATAATATAATAATATGGCTAATACTAATGTTCCTATTCCTGGAAGCCCTTTAATATTTTTTTTTTTTATAACACTAGGGTATTTAATTTTTACTTTGTTTAGTATACAAAGTGCTAAGTCAATTGACTCCATTGATAAAGCCAAAGATGGTAGCATGTTAACTATTATATATGTATGTATATTAATAATTGGATCATATTTTATAAATACAACAGTATCTAAAGCACTTTGTAGTAGTCAAGCTGTTCGTTGGACTGATATATTATTGGCTACACTATTGCCTTGGATTATTATATTTTTTACTTTATTTATAGTTTTAAAAATATTTCCAGGCTGGGTAACACCTTTTTCTAATACTGTTGGATATCTAGTAATAAGTATTTTGGGAGTTGAAACCACATTAACAGCTATACTTAATAATAACACTAATGTTAATGGTGATTTAGCAAAAGCAATTGCAAATATTACACATAATAAATCCAACTTTATTAATCAAATAGATATTAATAAAACAACTTTTTTAAATTTTATTGATGAGTTAAAAAAGGTTGGTATTATAGACTTAAATAAGCCAGAAGACGAAGTAACACAACAAGGAGGAGGGCCTGCCCTAGATGCAATTGGACCACATATGGCTAAAGGTCTAGAAATACGAGAATCAGCAGCACGACAATCAGCAGCACAAGAAGCAGAATATAAAAGAGAAGAAGAAGCAGAAGCAGCAGCAGCGAGAGTAGCAGCGGGAGTAGCACCACCAGCATCTGGAGCAGCTTTCCAGAAAGCAGCGAGAGGAGCACCAGCAGAAGCAAAACCACCAGGAGATGATAATAAGCATATTGGGGAACATTATAGGACATCTCCTGGGAAGCATCGTAGGAGAGATGATAGGACATCTCCTGGGAAGCATCGTAGGAGAGATGATAGGACATCTCCTGGGAAGCCTCGTGGGACACATCATAGGAAATTAGAACAACCGGCACCAGCAGCAGTAGAAGCATATGGAGCAGCAGCAGCAGCAGCAGCAGCAGCAGCAGAAGCAAAACCACCAGGAGATCATAGGAAATTAGAACAACCGGCACCAGCAGCACGGGCAGCAGAACAAGAAGCACAAGCTAAAAGAGATGAAAAAGCACAAGCACCACCAGCATCTGGAGCAGCTTTCGATAAAGCAGCGAGAGGAGCACCAGCAGAAGCAAAACCACCAGCAGAAGCAAAACTACCAGCAGAAGCAAAACCACCAGGAGATGATAATAAGCATATTGGGGAACATTATAGGACATCTCCTGGGAAGCATCGTAGGAGAGATGATAGGACATCTCCTGGGAAGCATCGTAGGAGAGATGATAGGACATCTCCTGGGAAGCCTCGTGGGACACATCATAGGAAATTAGAACAACCGGCACCAGCAGCAGTAGAAGCATATGGAGCAGCAGCAGCAGCAGCAGCAGCAGCAGCAGAAACAAATGTTGGTAAAGAAGTAAGAGCACAACTAAAACCAGAACTACAAGGAGATGATAGTAGGCCACCTCATACGATATTAGAACAAGGAGCACTAGATAAAGCAGTAGCATATAAACCAAGACAAGCAGAAAGATCAACAACAGAATTGCTAATGCCAGGAGCACCATCACTTCTAGCAGATGCAGGACAAAGAGATGAAAGACAAAGAGATGCAGCACAAGGAAAACCAGGACAAAGAGAAGCAGCACAAGGAGAAGCAGGGCAAGGAGAAGCAGCAGAACAAGATAATACTAAACCAGAAAACAACCCAGATATTCAAAACTTATATAAGCTCTTAGTTATTAAAAATGTTATTGGACAACTTACTTGGTATACACTAGCAGGTGTATTAGTTTGTTCCGTTAGTTATAATTATATCATTAATATGTCTTGTGAAAAATCATTAGAAGAAATTACAGCCGATTTAAACAATGCTGAAGCTGAAAGTCTTGAATATGCACAAGAGAGCGGCTAAAGAATACTAAAATATGCTAAATAGCAATTATTTAAGGAACGCTTTAAGCTACATATTTATTATAATTTACATAACACAATATACAAAAATATACAATTATTGCTAAAATAATAACCATTAACCATAGCGGTAATATTGTTTTATTTTTATAACCTATTCCAAACTCGCGTGGCTTTCCATTTTTATCAAACATTATTGTTGGTTTACTTGCTAATAGTATTGCAAATAATATTAAAAATATTATTAATGATACTAACATTATATTATTCACAATAAATTGTCTTAACATACTTAATATTATATATTATTTATAATATTAAATAATAAGTATTATATTTTTATAATTTTTTAACAAATTATGCTTTATGTTTTATTATTAAAATTTTAATCATAAAATTTTATCCGTCTAAATAAGTAACGTCTTGTCCTTAAATTGTTTTATAAAGGCTTTATCCAGCGTCTACATTAACTACATTAGTTGGAGTTCTTGAATTAGTAATAATTTGAGTTAATATTTCCTCATGTCGTCTTTCAAATCTAAGCCTTTCTCTTATACGCCTATCTCTCTCTGCTAAATAAGTTCGCATAATTAATTCTTCGCGTTCTGCTATTTGTGTTAATCTAGCACGATTGAAAAAATTAGCATGATTTGCTCTTTCTCGAGCAGCTGATGCCTTTATTCTTTGATTTTGCCATTTAGTTCGAGCATTGGTTACTGCTCTAGACAATGTTTTCCATTGAATATGTAAGCTAGCTATATTTGCATGACGTGATTGTCTAGATGTATGCCGATTATGAGATGTTCGATAAATAGTATGCCTAGTTCCAATATTATTTCGATTTATAGTGTGATTTGTATTTTGATTTGTAGGTATTACAGGTATTGGAGCTCGACATAATGGACATCGGGCATTATAATCATTATCTATAACTGGTTTAATACATTTTGCGTGAAATTTATGACCACAAGGCAACGTGCTTATTAATCGTGGAAACAACATTTTAGCTAAACATATAGAACAAACATTGGCGTCTTTTGATTTGGCTAATGTGGTTTTAAATGATTCTTGTATTTTTTGCGCACTACTTTCTTTATGTAACTTGTCTAATAGCTGTCTTTGTTTAATAGTTTTTCTTACATTAGTTACAAATTGACTAGCAATAAGGTTTCGTTTTCGTGTAAAAGAATTACTTTTACTTTTACTTTTACTTTTACTTTTACTTTTTTTTCTTGTGCTTTTAAATAGCGAAGAAATAAAAGTGGTGGGGTTGGGCATTACTAACATAATAATATATAATATTTTGTGCTAAGTTATGTAAGTTATGTAAGTTATGTAAGTTATGTAAGTTATGCTAATTTAATATAATTTAGGATTAATAATATATTAGCATATATTATTAATTAGCCCATTATGAAGTATAATAACAAAATTGTTAAAAGTGATTTTTCGCAATTGTTTAAGCTTTTATATGTAAAAAAATTCTTTTTTACGCTAATTTTAATAAATTTGTTAATTCAAGTAGCTATTACTTATTACGTTCATATAAATTTTAACCGAGTTGAACTTACTAAAAATGACAAAGTTCGCCGACTACTTATTATTGGAGCGCATATATTAAGTTTTGTTTTTATAATTATTTTAGATGTTGTTCCTATGCCAAATTGGTTAAAATTTATACTATTTTCTCTCTTTTCGGTAACAATGGGAATAATTTTAGAAGACATAAAACCTTATGTTGATGAAGAGACCATTAGAACAGCATTTATAGGTTCTATTAGTATATTTGTTTTGTTGTTTTCGTTTGCTCTAGCTCTTATAGCAAGCGCTATAAAATTGCCTTATAAAATTGGTATTGGTCTATTTTTTGCCTTATTAGTTTTGTTAATTTGTAGCATAATTCAATATTTTATATATTTATCTTCTATACTTAAAAAAACGTTGCTTGGTTTTACATTATTATTATTTTCTGTATATGTTGTATATGCTACAAATATTATAGTTCAATGCGATTATGGTGGAGATTTTATAACAGCATCTATGGATTATTATTTAGAGCTATTTAATATTTGCGTGGCGCTATTATATGATATTAGCATGAAATTATTTTATAGTATTAAAAATGTTGTTAAAAAGGATGTTAGCTAATAATATTATACTATTTGACGAGTATTGTCTCTAGTCTCTATAGTCTCTATATTGTAAATAGACTTAGTAGTAAGATATTTCTCATATGCTTTTATATAAAGACTTAATGCGTCATTATACATGTCGTGTGCTTCATCTCTTGATTCATTAGCTTTTGTTAATATTCGTCTTAAAACTACTTCAAGAGCAGGATTATTTGCAATGTCCTCATTAAGTTTAAGTACATAAGCAGACGAGTCATCCCACATAGCTTTTGTTATATTCATATTTTCTTCGTAGGCATCAACTAGAAGTTTAAGAAGTGTAAGAAATTTAGTAAGTAATTCTGGTTTAAGTTTACTTGGGTCTAAACTTGTTAATTTAATAGGTTCTCGACATGAGGGACATCTTAAGTCAACGTCTTGAGTATTATTTACATATTTATATAAACATCTACTATGCAAAGTATGGCCGCATATTAATGTTGTTATTGGTTCTTGTAAGTCAATCTTTGATAAGCATATTGGACATTTATCAGATTTTTTAATAATAGTTATAGCTGAGTTTAATTTTGTTTTTAATTTTTGTGTTAGTGCTCTTGATTTATTAGAACGTTCTAATACTTTTGATTTATAACTATTAAGCTTACTAACAAATCGTGTAGCAATAAGGTTACGTTTTCGCGTAAAAGAATTGCTTCTACTTTTGCTTTTACTTCTACTTCTACTTTTACTTCTACTTTTACTTGGTAATATTAACTCTACTTTTCTTGTTTTTATATTATTAAATAGGGGCATATATTATATAATAAGATTTTATTGCATTGAATTATTGCATAGAAAGCGGAATATTGCCAAATGTTCTGTCACTTACAAGTGTGTTAACTCGCGTTCCAGTTCTATTAGGTTGAACGCGTCTACACGTAGGACATACATTATTTACTTTGAGCCATGCTTCTATGCACTCATTATGAAATTTATGGTTACAATTTAGTGTTTTTATATTTGAACTATTAAACATAGAACCCGTGCATATAGCACATATTCCATTAACTAAAGCCTTTCTAAATGTGCGTTGAAGTGTTTTTGCCGCGCGTTTTTTTCTAAATCTTGTATATGAATTTGACTTAGAACGTGACTTTGAACCTGACTTAGAATGTGACTTTGAGCCTGACTTTTTAGATGACACACTTTGAGGCATTTATATACAATCTAAATAATATATTATTTTGCTAATATATTATTTTGCTAATATATTATTTTGCTATTTTTGCTTTGCTATTTTTGCTTTGCTACGTCTTTTGCGTAGTGTTCTTCTTTTTTTACCTGGTGCTTGTGCTTGTGCTTGTGCTTGTGCTAGCGCAGGTATTTCTGCTGGTGCTTGTGTTTGTCTTCTTACAAACCCATTTTGTCTATATGGGAGCAATGGGACTGTTATACGAGCATGTAATGGAACATTCATTGCTCTTATAATTGAATCACATATGTATATTAAGTTGGCAGTTTCTTTTTCATTTATTGGTGGAAAATGATTGGTTAATAAATTTCTTAATAAGTTTATATCTTCAAAAAGATTGGGTAAACGTAAGACACCTGCTATAGTTCTATCAGGTATTGTTCTTAATATATCATCTTTTATAGCACTCATCGTGTTTGGATCTGGAGTTGTTCTTCTTAAAACAATTACAAATCTTATTAAATTATTATAAAAATTAGGAACGCGTGTTTCAAACTCATTATTATTTACCTTTGTTTGTACCCTAGTTCGTCTACTTTTCTGGATTCTGGATGCCGCATAATTTCGTAATACCTTATTTGTTACATCTCGATGTGACCCGTTATACATACTGGCTATGAGTACTTTTCTTTCTAAAAATCTATTGCCTGCTTTGTTGTTTAGCTTTAATGTCTTGCGACCTGTTTTACGCATTTATATATAAAAATATTATTTATAAGTATTCTATTTTTATATTGAAAATATTTAACTAATTAGTTATAATATTTGGTTCAAAATAATTCTTAGTGTTTACGACGACGACGATTTGTTTTGCCGCGTCTGCGATTTGTTTTGCCGCGTCTGCGATTTGTTTTGTATCTCATTCGATGGCCACCACTCCTCGGAGGGAATTGCATTGGAGACCGTGGGAATGCTGCATCGTACATAGCTTGCTTTTGTTTATTACTTAGGTCACTACGATGGTCAGTATTTTTTTTATGCCACATGATAACGTGTTCGGGCTATACGGTTCAGGTGCTTTTGCCGCTGCCTCTGCCGCTGCCTGTGCCTCCATACGCGCCTGCTCCGCTAAGTATTCATCATTAGCGTCGGTAGACATTTATATTATATACAAATATAATATTAAATTACTAAATATATATTACTAAAAAATTACTAAATATAAATGAAAACTAAAATATAAAATTACTAAATGTAATTTAGTATGAAAATAAAAAATTATGCGTTTCAATCATAATCTTCGTGGTTTCCATTCGCATAATCGTCATCACCATTATCATAATTGAAATCATCATCATCTGGAATGTTAGACATACTATATTCTTCGGCATCAATAGCGGCGTCGTTTTGCATTTGTTCTTCTAAATCTAAGTCGTATATTTCTTTGTTCATTGCTGTTACATTATTGTTGCGCTGTAATTTCCGTTCTTTTAGTGCTTGTTTTTCTAATGCTTCGCGTTCTTGGTCGTAGTTTTCTTTTACATATTGTGTTAACCCTTTTTGCATTCCTACATTCCATTTTTCTAATTTGTTATTTTTCAAAATATTTTCAATTTCGCGCTCTTCATCAGAGAGATTTTTCAAAAAGTCGGTTATTAATGTTTTCTCCTTTTCTTTTGCCATAACAATTTTCTCTTTTACTTTGGCATACCCATTGTTTATTAAATTATAATGTGTGTTCATTATATTTGAATAGCACATTATATAGTTTATGATGGTCTTCATAAACTCGTCTTTGTTGTAAGTGCTAGAGTCAATATTTTGCAGTTGTAACATAAACTCTTGATCTTCGCTAATATTTAACAGCTCGTTAAGTATATTATAAAAAATGTAATTATAAAAAAGGGTTATTAATTTGTCATCAAATATACTGTTTATTTGACTTAAAGCCGGCTTTTCTGGGTCAACCGATTTTAACAATGACTTATTATACAAAAATACTTTCATCATTTGCGTCAATAGTTTCAGCTTTTGTGCTACTAGTTTAAACGCTAGCGCTAATTCATGTTTATTAGTAAATGTATTTAATGATACATAATATTTTTGTATTATATTATAAATATCAGAAATATGGACTGTTGATAAATTCCAATGTTTGGGAATTGCGCCATAATTTACATTGCTATTAATAATTATTGATGGAAAAATGTATAATATATTGTTAATATAATTTTGATAAAAAGTAATATTTTCAACATCAATTGACAATGTTAGTGTTTGACTAAAACTGGCAAACTCGCTTTTACTAATATTTGTTTGACTGCTTACTATTTGTAATATTTTTTGTTGTAATGCATTATTTATGCGACCTAAGTAATTTTTTAAGTCACGCAATTCAAGATTATCATCCGCAATAATAGAAAAAGTATCCAACATTAACTCCAATTTACTAACAAATATGTCGTCTAATTTGTAATAACTATTATTGGAATAAGCATCTATTATTATTCGTAGTGCTTCCACATTATTAATAATAGTAAAGTTAATAGGAATATTTATAATATTGTTTTTGCTCACAATATGTATTAATTCTATAAATGACGCAAAATTATAGATTTTTCCATCATTTTTGAGAGATTGCACAATTTCTTTTATTGATTTACTTGGATCAAAATTTTGCGGTTTATCCATACATAGCCCTTTTAGTTCATCATCGATTGGAATTTGATTTGCAAAATTACAAAAATAGATAAACGCTTTGTATACTAACTCTTCGCTAAATCCACTATATTGTGTTATGATTTTTTGTTGGGTGTTTAATGGCACATAAATTTGAGGTGAATATGTTAAATTGTCAATACCTTTAAGTATAGTATTGTAAAAATTTGCCAAATTATTATAATCTACTATAGCGGGATTAGCATTTATAAAATATTGAATGCTGTTTTTTTGCGAATTACAGCACGCATTTTCTAAAAACGGATTGTCATTTGAATTTTTTAATAATGGACTATTGGCTTTTACAACATTTTGAATTAGTTCTATAATATGATTGGCACAACTTATGCCCTTTGACTCGACTAATTCTTTAATATTATTTTTAGAGCCACGAGCGAATGTTTCGTATAATGTGTTCTTAAAATTTACATCTAATGGTTCTAATGCTTGAGCGTCTATTTTAATGTCATTTAATGGGGGATTGAAAGTATGCCATATGTTAATAGATAAATATATAGGGATTGCGTCTCCGTTAGTATCTTGGCTTAGCAAATATTCGCGCTTTTTGTTTAAATGTTCTACTAAGTCTTTGTTTTGAACTATATATTTTGATACTAGTTGTTCTATATTTTTAATGAGAGTGCTTTCGGACATTTTTAATATGCTGTTCCAAGGAACAATTGAACTTTTTATTTTATTTGCTATACAAGCTATATATGCAATTGATGTTTTGTCTTGTTCCCCGTCTAACGGATATCCACTAAATGACTTAATACATCCAGGAAATGTTTTCTTAGACGTTAAGACTGGAATAGCAATTTGAATAGCATATACTATAAATGCCAAAGTTAATAATAATAACGAAGAATTATACATATCTTCATAAGGCGGGTTGTTTTTTGCCTTACCTTCTTTTTTGGCTACTTTGAGCAACATTTCCTCGTATTTTTGCTTTGATGGAATGTTTGAATTTAAGAGAGCTAATACATTATTTATTATAAGTTCATGATTGTGTGATATATTTACTCCCATCATAAGACTCATGGCTTTTATAATATTTATAATTACTTGGACGTTAGGGTTTAATGATTTTGTAACAGGCTCTAAGTTTATTGCATAATCATTTTCTAATTGTTCGCGAGTAAAAACTTTAAAGCCTTTATCATCATATCCCTCATCGTTGTCAAATTCAATAGCTTTAATAATATAACCACTATGTTTGTCTACCCAAAAATTATTATCATCACTAATAGTGCCTTGAGTTGCGCATAATGTATCCAATTCTAATAAATAATCTTGCTTGGTTAAAAACGCGTTTGAAAGGCGCAACAAAAATTGGGGCATCAATTTTACACTTGTTTTTATACAATAGAGCCAATACACGTTTTCGTCATTTATTGCATTTCGTGTATAATTTAGACAAAATCGCTTTATTAATTCGTATTTTAGCGATAAATCTTTGATTTTTAATACGCTATTTTTTAATTGTTCATATGGAGATGTGATTATTTTTGATTCATAAGGTTCTTCTAACCCTAGCAAATAATTATTAGTATATTCGTTTTTAACTTTATTTAGACCTGTTATTTTTTCTATTCTTTTTTTAGCATTTTCATAATTACTAGTGATTTTGGTCTTAATTTCTTCTATACTAAAATTGTATTTGCTTTCGAATGTTTTTAATATATCCTCAACTTCTGTATCAAGATTTTTCTTTTTGGTTCCACTGATTGAGTTGCATTTGTCATCTTTACTTATACACTCTTTATTTACATCGCAAAATATTTGATTGTTGTCAATATAAAACTTGTCTTCAAATGTTGGATCTAATATCCACACATTATTTTCTCGCTTATAAATATAGTTTTTAGAACTTGCTTTGTCTTTTAATAGCGCGTAGTCGCCGTCTATTATTTCGCGCTTTTCGTCCATTATTGATTTAGCCTCTCTTAAGGCTTGGGCCCGTGTTAATTTCATAATAGACATTAAGTTTGTTGTTAAAAACTCTAAAAACGCATTACTATCCATTGTTTTTTCCTCGCGTTCAAACTGTTTTAGCATGCTATACATTGTTTTATCGTATATTGAATCAAAAAATATTAGTTTATTATTATCGTTTTCGAGAGATTGGAGAGTCTTATATGCCTTACTTAATATATATTTTTCGCAAGTTGCCTGAACTTCGTCAAGCTCTTTAAACAAAATATCTTTTGAAGATAACGTCGTGGGATTGTTGGGATTGTTGGGATCTTTAGGAGCTTCGGGATTCTCAGGATTAGTCAACTCTTTCTCTCGTGCTTTAATAAAATTATCAAGTAAATTTCCAACAACTAAATCCATTATGTTTTTATTTAGTGATTGTAAGAAAAATTCGCCGCTGTCTACATTATACAAAAAGCTGACTAATTCTTCATAATTAGTAAATAGTTCTTCGCTTATATTATAAAAAGTAAATAATTCGTCTTTTAGCTCTTTTGATAATAACTCAAATGAGAAAATTATGTTTTCATTTTTGCCTTTTATGTTATTCAAAATCTTGGCAAAATTTGCCTCATTTGAAGTATAAATTTTTTTGTATTCTTCAATGTTGTTTGTTATGAGAGATTTTATAAATTTATAATCATTATAATGTAAATTATAACAATCAATGTTTAGAGCTTGTAAATCGTATATAAAACTTGCTAAACTATATTTGCGATAGTTGAGAGATTGTGGACTATAATGTGAAACATATTCGTTTATTAATGCCTTATTAGTTGGAATAAACGATTCAAGTAAATAGTTCATCTTTTCCAAATATGGAAGCTCGATTGATTTATCAATTGTAAAATAATTAATGTTTTTTAAGAAACTAGCATTATGTATATTGGTGTGATTATTTACATAATTATTTAGTTCATCGTTTTCTAAGACATACTTATTATAAACAGTAGCATTATTTAAGAAAGTGCTTGAATTTATAAAATTAATATTTAGATTAGCTTTATCGCCTATAGTCGTATAATTAGTATTGGACTTTGAAAACTCAAATAATGGTAATGGTAAGGTTATAAATCCAATTATATTTACAAAATCATTTGCTGTTAGCTTTGTTGGTCTTGTGAATTTTTTATTATTAACATAATGTGACTCTAACATAGTTAGGCCCTCATTGTATATATCAATCATAAATCGGCTCTTTGACAATGTTCCTTTAACAATGGCGTAATTGTAAAAATCATCGACAATATCATTTATCATCATAATTTGGGCGTTTACATTTATATTTTCTGGGCTATTGTTTGTATAATTATCAAATAATTGAGTAAGCGCTTTTATGTGTTCTTTATAATTGTTTATTTTCTCTTTTGAGCTGTTATTCATCCATTTTAGTGATGTGGATGTTAATGCTTCAATAAATACACCCATAGGTTGATAATTAAAGTCGGTTTCGTCTGCGTTACTATCATCATTTTCGCTTATTATTAAATTTCGCGCATTATCTAACACGGGAAGCAAAAAATACATTTTTTTGTTTAAATTAAATAGCTGTTCTTTTAAATATTTATAATGTTCGCCGCGTTCGCTCGGAATTATTGGATAATTGTTTGCGTCAAAAGTTGAATAAGTGGCTCGTAATTGGACATAATAATTTATTTCACTATGAATTTGCTTTATTACTTTTTCAGTGCGTTGTTCTGGTAAATAAGCATTTATTAGTTTATCTAAATAATCATTTGTTTGTTTGTCTAAACTATAACGTTGTTCTTCTTCTGAAACATTTACTTCGTGTTCTAGATCGTCTAATGGTTCTCCTAGTTCAATAGTGTCAATTATTAACGCCTCAAGATCTTCTCTGGAGTCGTAGCTTTTTAAATCATAATCTAATTCACCATTTGGGTCTTGAATTAAAAACGACTTCGACTCGTCGTCGTCGCCTGAACTAGGTTCAAGTTGAGGGTCTGATGATGATGCTAATTGTGCTTCATCTACTTTATCTCGCACAATAATTTTGTCAATATTTAAATCTTCGGGTATACCAGAATAGGCAAAATCTATATATATTATAGTATTATCGGGTAATATTGTAACTTCAATCATATCATTTTCTATGTTGCTTATAAAACCATTTATTACAGATGGTAATGGTTCTCCAAAATAAATGGAAATATATTTTTTTACTGCTAGATTATTTTGCACTATAAAACTTGGGCTACTAACTCTGCTTAGTATAATTATGTTTGCTATTGACTCTTCTTCTAATTTTCCTAATTGTGAGAGAGTTAAAGTAAGCGTGCCATCCGAGTTTACTAATACTACTTTTGATTTATTTATAAATTTAATAAAATAAACTTTATCGTGAAGACCACTGTTTGTTGGGGCATCTAATTTAATAATGTCCCCCAATTGAAGATTTACAGAACTTACTGTTTGAGAAAGTTCTGGGTTAGACATTTGACTTTTAATAGCACTCATAATATTATATTTATAATATAATATTTATAATTGAATTTTTATAATTGAATTTTTATAATTGAATAATTAAATATGTTTGTTATTTACATGGTTTAAAATGATTATTTACACTATTTAAAATGATTATTTAAATGGTTTAAAGCTTAAATCACTAATAATAGTATTACCATTATTATATGGTAAACATTGTAAATTCTATTAATCTTAATGTTACACATGCTTTGGCCAATGAAGACAATTATTTTACTATTAAAAAATACACATTTAATAACAATGAATATAAAATTATTAGATATAACAAGGCAAAGCTAAAAGAACTAAATATAATTAGTGATTATAATAAATACAATACTATTTCTAAATTTCGTTCGGTCATTATTAGAAATAATAAAGTTGTATGCTTTGCGCCCGAAAAATCAGTTGATTATTCATATTTTGTAAATAAATACAGCACAGAAAGTAGTTGGTTAGAAGATTACATTGACGGAACAATGATTAATGTTTTTTATGATACTATTAAGGAGACTTGGGAAATTGCTACGCGGTCAAGTGTAGGCGCAAATATTGTGTTTTTTAATGATGTTAAAAACTATAAATATTTTGATAATAACAATTATTTTAAAGACTATTATAATCTTACATTTCGCTCTATGTTTTTTGAGGCGTGTAATAGTAATAATTTTGACCTAAATTGTTTAGATAAAAAATATGTATATAGTTTTGTATTACAACATCCATTTAATCGTATTGTTACGACAATTAGTGCTCCAACTATTTATTTAGTTAAAATATATGAAATTACTCATCCAATTAATAATGTGCTAAGTGTTGATAATCTAAATCATGTTATTGTGCATGAAATTGATATTCAGTCATTAATTAATGTTCCGCCATATATTTTTCTAAATAGCACTGTTAAATTGGCGGCAAAATATCCGGTTTCTAATTTTCAAGAAATTAAGGACTTTTATGAGTCTAATAATGTATCATATCATTGTGTTGGGTGCTTTTTGTATAGCAAAGATGGAAGTCGGAGCAAAATTAGGAATGTAAGTTATGAAGAAGTTAGGAAGCTTAGAGGTAACCAGCCGAAACTACAGTTTAATTATTTAACGCTAAAGCAGCAAAATAAAGTAAAAGAATTTCTACAATATTATCCAGAACATACATTGATTTTTAACAAATTTAAACTTGCGCTTTACTATTATACAAGCAACTTATTTATGAATTATGTTAGTTGTTTTATTCGTAAAGAAAAACCATTAAAAGAATATGATTTTGAATATAAAACACATATGTATAAACTTCATGAAAAATATAAAAATGAACTTAAACAGGAAAAGAAAATTGTTGATAAAAAGTTTGTGATTAGTTATGTAAATAGTCTTCCGCCTTCTCAGCAAATGTTTCTTTGTAATTTTAAGAATCACAAAACAGCAGAGTCTAATGATACATGCTCCTTAGGGAATGGTTGTGTCGACACTTCTGTTACTAGCATGAATGTATGTCCGTCATCGCAAATGACTAGTGCTTCGAATGTTGAAGAATGTGAATGTGAAGAAGGCGAAGAAGGCGAAGAATGTGAATGTGACACTATGGATTATTAGAAATATTATTACGTTATAACATTTTTACATTTTTTTTACATTTTTTTATATTATTTTCATAAATTATTTAAAAATAATATAATAGACTATAGTAATATGGGAAACTTTTGTAGCTTTTTAAAGAAAAAAATTAATAATGAATCAATTAATAGTATCAATAATAGTAACAATAGTCCATTTTTAAAAGATATGGACGATGTAAAAAATAATGATGCAAAAATAGACATATATGTAGATGAAGATGAGAACAAGGACTTGCCTGCTTATAGTCAAGTATAGCACTAATGTTTAATCATATAACTGTAATACTACTTTTGTCTTCTATTTTGTAGCTTTTTCCTTGTTATTTTTCTACTTTTTTTTCTGTTTATAGTTTTATTTTTTCTTTTTTTACTTTTTTTACTTTTATTATTTATTTGCTTACTTGCTATAAATTTATTAATTCTATTTTTATAAATGGAACCACCACCTTCACTTGTTGGGGTATATAATACTCTAGTAATTATTGTTTTATAAGCAACTAATTCCTCGGGCGGAATTAGTTCATACATATTAGAATAAGGGCTGCCTATTGGTTTATTAAGATAAAAATGAAATGGTGATTTGTATTTGGTTAATACTCTACACATACCAATAATACATACCGCATTCAAGTAATTTTTGTCTTGTATGTGTCTCTTAATAGTAGTATAAATATTTGTTTCTGTTGCTGTTGTTTTAACTCTATCATATAACTCTAGTAACAATTTATTAGTTGTTGCACGAGGTATATCTGTATCAAGTTTTAATTCTGCTTCCATTTCGGCTTCAGTAGCCCAATATTTTGACCGACCAAAATCTATTATCTTAAGTTTAATGTCTTCATTTTCAACAAAAATAAAAACATTGTTAGGATGTAAATCCCCATGAATACAGCGCAAATCAAACAATTGCAGTGTCAACAAATGAATAACTAATGTCATAAAAGATTTTTTACTCAATCCAAATAGTGTATTTTCGAGGTGTCTAGTACTAACCTCCTGTAAATCACGTCCATTTATACTTGTTAAGTGTGAACTAGTAGCACTGCTATAGTGTATTTTGTCTTTGTCACAAAAATCTCGTAATGTGCAACAATCAAAAAATTCCATAAAAAGAAGTCTTCCTCTCAATGAAGATAATGATTCTATTTTTGCATTTTGCGTTAGTCTTACATAATCACGATTGAAGGCTTCTAGAGTATAAGATTCTATATCCTCATATAAAGTACCTACCCCTTTCTCTGCCTCTTCATCTTCTAAATTACTTTTAAGCAATGAGAATAGTGAATTGCTATCATGTTCCACACTTCCAAATTGTGTTATTGACTCCTCATATAAAAAACTTGGACATATTGGGTCATCATTTGCTTGTGCTCCAAGTTCTTTAGCTATATTAATCTCTCTGGTATATTGATCCATATCATAGCCATATGTACCTGTGTCAAGTTGTTTACATGTATATACAAAAAACTTCAGTATTATTACTTTAGTAGATGATGGTTCTACTTTTATTAAACTACTTGGTCTAAAGTAGTGTTGAAAATTGCTATCAAATGTTATTTTAAATACAAATACAATTCCATCTCTAGAATCCTCATGGATTTTAGAGATTTTTGTTTCTTGATGATTTAATATAGCTAGTAATGCTTCTTTTTGTATTGTTTCATCTTGACTGGTAAATTGAAGTACCCCGCCTTTAAGTACCATATATATACTATACAAAATATTATATAGTATATATAAATTTATTAAATAATAAATAAGAGCTATTTCTAAGGAATTTCAACATCCTCTTTTTTTACTAACACATTAGGTTTATTAGGGGGTTTAACAATGCCTCTATGCATTTTTTGCTTTTGTGATAAACAATCATAAGGAACTTTCATATAAATTGTTGTTTTGTTTTTGGTTACTGCAATAGTGTAAAAAAGGACCATATATATAGTATAGATTTTACTGTTTATATACTTTTTAATATATATATACTATTTATATACTGTTTATATACTATTTTATAAAACCTGTTATTTACTTTGAAGCAAAATATTCTTTAATAGAATTGATTACTAAAATAGCATCATTTACACAGTCTTCGAGGTTCAATAAAATATCTTCTTTAGTAATTTGTGTTTTATAAGAACATTTAATAATACTAAATGTATCGTGTGGATGTTTTTTTAGAAAACTCACATAATTCAAACTCTTTGATTTTAGAAAGTATTTACTATAAAAATTATATTCCAAAATTTTACCAATCGTGTAGTCCTCGTTTTCGAGTGTAATAGTATAACAATTTTCCATAGTGTCTTCAGAAAGACTAATAAAATCGTTATTTATTTTGATTTTTTCCAATGAGCTATATAGTTTTTTAATTAAAATAGACGCCGCCAATTCAACAATCTTAAAATTATTATATACTCCTAATGTTTCTATAATAAAATCAAAGCTGTCTTCTATAAAGATGCGCTTTGAATCCAAAATTAACCAATCTTTCTTAATTGTTTCTATGTCTTCTTTGCTATAGCTTTTAGCTAACTCGGCCGATTTTACTTCCCAAGCGTCTTTGATTTTTACCAAATCTACTGTATTTCCATAACTACAAGTGCTTACAACATTAAACATACCGTCATTTTTGGCATTACTAATGCTAAATTTTGCTTCTAAATGTAGCTGCTCTTTATCCATATTTGACGCAATTTGTGGTCTAAGGCGTATTAGTTCTATAAAGTCACCACTAATTGGATCGGGGGGGAAGATTTTGCCTACTTCCGCTTGTGTTAAGTATTTATTTGTTTTAATATTTTTAATCTTGAAGTCTTCACTCGTAACATAAATAATAGTATTAGTAGCATTTGCCTTATTAATTTCTAAAATATATTCATCAAGTGGAAATTCATATGGGCTTTCAATATGGATTGGAATACTGCTTAAACGCTGTTTAAGCAATTCGTTATTTAAGCGTGATTTATTAATGTATATTGACACATTGTTTTTTTCATATGGATAACTTTCTATAACAAGAGTTGGAATTTCTGATAAAATAATTCTGCGTAATCCATTAGCATAACTAACATTAACATTACTAAGTGTAAATGTTAATGTGTCGTTTTTTTCATCAACATCTGTTATTCTTGCTTTAAACGACATTATTATATAGTATAATTATAATTTGACTTTATATTTTCAATTTTTAATTATAATATATTTATTTTTAACTATTTAGTTAAAGTATTTAGTTAAAAATAATATTAAAAAATATTACTAAAAGTAATATAAACAACATGGGTTCAATATTATATTATAGTAATTATTGCGACAATTGTAAAAAATTATTGACACTTTTATCAAAGTCTGGACTAAAAAATACTATACATTATATATGTATTGATAAGCGCATAAAGAAAAACAATGCTACATATGTTGTTTTAGAAAATAATCAAGAAATATTACTTCCACATACTGTTAGCGCTGTTCCGGCATTAATGATAATTAATCAAAATTATAAAGTGCTATATGGAAATGATATTACTGAGCATTTGAAACCGGTGGAACAAGCAGTTACACAAAAAGCTACTAATTACAATGGAGAACCAAGCGCATTTAAATTTGATGGAATGTCGTGTGGTGTTGTGTCCGACAATTATAGTTTTTTAGACCAAAATAGTGATGAATTATCTGCCAAAGGAAGCGGTGGACTAAGACAATTATATAGTTATGCTACTATAGAACATTCTGATAGTATAGAAACCCCGCCTGATGATTATGTTCCTGATAAAGTAGGCGAAGTAAATATCAAAAATTTAGAGCAACAACGCAACTCCATTAATTAGATTGCTTCTTTTTAAGTTATTTTAGTAATTGTTTTCTTTAACTTCTTTAACTTCTTTTTCTTAGTTTTGGGCCACTTGCTTTGTACTTCTCACCAAACATTCTAGAAAATGCTTGATCTACACCTGCGCGAGTAACTTCTTTTGCTGCCTGCTCTTCCTCTTTTTTTATTTTCTTTTGCGCCTTTTCTTGTTCTTTTTTTATTTTCTTTTGCGCCTTTTCTTCTTCCTTTAGTTGCTTAGCTAATGCTTTTTGTTCTGCCTTTTTAAGTTGGCCAGGAGTTGGACCTTGTCTCTTAACTCTAGATGTGCTATGAATAGTTACATTTATAGGTGGTGCTTGTGCTTGTGCTTGTCTTTGTTGTTCACGTGAAAAAATAGAAAGCGCATTATCCAAAGCTCTTCGTGTATAATCATCGGCAACACCCTGAAAAACCGCCGCTTCATCAAGTTCTTTATTAGGCGACTTCTTCTTTCTAGTAGCTTGTGAATTAACTGGATTAACTACAAGTGTAACAACTCCGCCTTTTTTACTACGTCTTCTATGTTTTCTTTTAGCACTTTTTTTGTTTGTATAGGCCATTATATATATTACTAAATATAATTTTTGTTTTTATAAATATAAAAATTATATTATAAAAGTAATTTTAGTTTCTTGATTTTCTTCGTTTTCTTGAGTTTCTTCGTTTACTTGATTTTCTTCGTTTACTTAATTTTCTTCGTCTTGTTAAGTTTCTTCGTTTTGTTGAGTTTCTTCTACTTTTTTTGCGTTTTGAACCTCCTTGTCTATCTTCATCATTAGATGCATCTTTCTGTTTCGCCTTTGCACTGCCCGTTAGGCTTTGCCACGCATTTATCGCCGCCTCCCTCAAACCGGGTTTATATGCAGCCGCATCCGCATCCCTCTTCGCCATATCACTCTCCCCCGTTAACTCATAGTCGTCTACTATTGCTGTACTCTGTGTTAACCCTGCATTGCCCTTATTCGCCACATCCGCCGCCGCCGACGGAGCCTGTGACGCCGAGGACGGGGTGAAGACTGGCGCGGGCGCAATCCTGCCGTTCACCACCTTTCCCTCCACCGAGCCCACTGCCCTCGCAACCAAAGAAGGTTGTTCTATTTTTGGTATAAATGAACTTTCTGGAGCAATATGTCTAATAATATCTTCCATTGTTGTATTCGTTTCTTCGTATAAATGCTTATAATGCGCAACCATTGCTTTGGGATTTGGTGAAAAACTATGACAAACTACAGGATCTAGATGTATAGTAATATGACTTGGCATATTTGTTTCTAAGTATGCTTTTGCTAGATTAAATAATGCATTATCACCTTCTGTATTTGATGCAATATATACTACTACTTTACTATAAAAGTGAGCTAAAATTCGTAATGCAAATAAATCATCAGCTTCCATATCTACTATAACATGAACACATTTACTGCTTTTTTGTGTCATATTGTCACTAAAAAGTGGTTTTAATAGTTTTACCGACCATTCACGCACTCCACAACTATCATAACTAGCCATTTCAAGCATATAGTTTTTTTGAGTTTCATTATTTGTTGGATATTTTTGAAGTATGTCTATTGCCACGATAGCCATAGCAGCACAACCATCTGTTGTCACAAGTGGGGGTTCCTCGGGAATTTCATCTATCCATTGTTTAAAAAAGTTATCTATGCGATATGATAGTGTCAAAGCGCCACAAAACATCTCTGTAATTGGCAAAACCTTATATACGTTTCCATAAACTGCCTCTATATCAGTTTGTTCTATGGAATCTGCTTTTACAGATTTACCAGATTTTGTGTTAATATTTTTTAATAGCTTAAAAACCTCTTCTTTCATAGCAGTTGCATCTAAGCCATCAAAATTTATTTTAAATACCTTACTTCCGTTACTCAATGCCCAATTATCAAGAACTTTCTTTTTAGCCTCAGTTTGCTTTTCTGGATCAGGATCTGTTACTTCATCCATTTTAGTTTTCATTACACTAAATGACTCAAATATCGGTACATCTTCAGTGTCATTGACTGTACTTACAAACCGCTTTAAAAATGTTGTAAAATAATCAGTGCCCTGTGTTATATCAAAATTTAATAAGTAAGCTATTCTTTTCATATAAAAATCGCTTATCTTATTATTTTGTTTACTTTTATAAGGGGGTACTATTTTTTTAGGAAGCTTAAATGTGGGCCAAGTTACATCTGGTATATTGTGCAAAAAGTTAATAAATGCAGTAGAATTGTGTGGATCTGTTGTAACTCCTAACCATCTTTCAAGAATCACACTTTGTTCAAAATCAGTGTGATCAACATTTCCCCATTTTTTTAATGTTTCAATATTTTTTAATGCGGCAATATTTTTTAATCTTTGAATCTCTTTTGCTTTTTTAATATCTTCAGTCTTTTTAATATGTTTAAAATTTTCAGGATCTTCAATATCATATTCTTTTATTAAATCATATGGGTTATCACTTTGCACATTAAATGGACACCAACCAAAATATATAGGTGCTTGGTCATAAGTTGTTGAAAGTTCATTAGCCTTAGCAGGAACATCGCCAGACAACTTACATAGAATTACTACAATATGCTCTTGCCCCGTGTTTACCTGTGCGGATTTTGGCATAGTATCATCCACTCCAATAGCGGTATTAGTATTGGATGAAGGCGGAACCTCAGCTTTATTAAATTCTGGTATAACATTTCTTGTTCTAGGTTTAGTCTTTTGATAATACACTTTTTGGTTAGAAGGGTATATTTTCTCTCCTCCTTTTTTACTTCTTTGCAAATTTGTTATATTTTTTCTATTTTTTCGTTTTGAAATACTCATTTATATAAATAAATATAATAAATCTAAATAATAAATCTAAATAATAAATCTAAATAATAAATCTAAATATAATAAATCTAAATTATATTTAGTTAATATAGCACTATTATATAATGGATAAACGCATATATTTATTTATTCCCCTCATTTCTGTAAATAGCGTTGCGTATTTTTACCCAATATCTAAAGATAGTGGAAAGGAAGTATGGTTTAGACCCCCACCCTATGTTTTTATGATAGTTTGGCCGATTTTGTTATTATTAATTGGATATTCGTGGTATATAAGGCCTACTTTAGTGTTTTATTATACTATTTTGACCCTTCTTCTCTCAACGTGGTCTATAGTATGGAATAATAGTAAATTTTATGCTTTTATTTATATTATAACCACATTATTATTTACATTATTTTTAATATTATACAAGTATGTTAGAAAATCCTCTATTTTATTAGTGCCTCTCTTATTATGGTTGTCGTTTGCTAGTGTTCTTAATTATTATAGTATATAAAAATTTGTTTGTTATAAACAAAAAAAAATTTTTTAATTAACTCATCTTCGACTGTCATACCTTATTAGCTGTGAAATCTTATATATCTAACTTGATATTTAACACTCTCAGGATGTGAACTACTATTTTCATAGAGTGGTAAAATTAAATATTTGCTTCCCTTACCAGTTGAAGAAATCGATGTACTTTTTGAGATTGTTTTAGCTTTTTCATACGTAATAATGTCGTCAATATTCAAATCTAATACACTACATCCTGCTCGTAATATTTTAGATGTAACATAATGACCCGACGGTTCTAGCTTATGAATTACACTTTTTTTACTATCCTTTACTTTTGTATTCATCTCTCTTGATTTTGTTTCAAGATATTTTTTTGCTGCGGCAAAAGAATCAAATAAGTGCTCTACAAGAATATATTCGTATGATTTATCACATGTTTTATACTCTGATTTATCTATAATTGTAGGTTCGCCATGTTGATGCTTCTCAAATGCTAGACTGGCTAACGCTCTTGATTTTTCTTCTAAATCTGTTGCTATTTTATTAAAGTGTTGTGTTGTAAACACAACTGGCGGTTTATAATTGCTAAATCCTTTAATATTTCCTTTAATTCGTCCAGCTATTTGTGATGCTTCATATTGGTCGGAACATTGCGACAAAATAGCGTAGTCTATCATAAACTCATTTGACATTATTGTAATACCTCTACCAATACATATATATCCTGTTATTGCTAACGCATAGCGGTTAAGATTATGATTTTTATACAAACTAATCATTTTTTCATTGAAATTATCATCTTTATTATATGTAAATGTTTCTAATGTATATGGAAGTGATATTACTATACCATCACTATTTACACAAATAACAGCCATATTCTTGGCAATACATAGACTTCTAATAATATTATGACTTTTCTTAATATTTGAACCTGGTATAAACCATATTGTTCCTGGTTTAATTTCATTAAAAGCAACATCACTTAATACATCTTCTATATAGTCTAAATGATTTCCTTCTTTTTCTACAATAGTAATCTTATTATCTTTCCATCCATGATAATGCTCCGATGTTGTAAGTTCAATAGGAAATACATTTATATATTTATATTTTTGAAATAATGGTCCAGGTGTTGCTGTAATTAAATGAACCGTCACATTAGTATGTTTATTTACAATGGGATACAATGTATTATCAATAAAACTAATAAATTTATCTGCTTCATCTAACCATATGCGAAACATATATTTGTCGCAAGTACAGTCACTTGAATTAATAATGTCAATTAATTCATACACATCATCCATGCGCTTGCTATTTGAACAACAAACAATATTGCTAATACCCTTACCTACAATTGCCATAAAAACACCCGCATGATCACGAGCTTGCGCACTACTGTGTGATGAAAACTCTATGTATGACATTTTATCATATACATATTCTTTCAAATCATCCTGTATACGAATACTGGTTTGTTTAGTTAGCAAAAGATTATTGTCACAGAAAATCCAATTGATTATTGGTTTAATACTAGTTTCATTAGTAAAATCTTCTATTATTTGCTTTATCATAATGAATGTTTTTCCAGATTGTTCGGGTTTACATATTAACTGAAATTTCAACCACTTATCTAATTCACTATTAGTATTTAGATTTTGTTCTAGATTATTACTCATATTTATATTAGCTATTCAATTTATATTAATTATTCAATTAAATAAATAGTTCTATCAATTTTTTTATATACTCTTTATTCCTAATTAGTAATTAGTAATAACTAATTAGATTCAAAGGTTTATATTATTTTGTTTGTTTTAAATTTTCAATTAACAATTTAAACGTTATAATTAATAACTAATTTTTTATTTAAAGTTATAATAGTACATTTACTAATAATGACTACTATTAGTACTAATGAAGCAATTACATTACTTAATTTTTATAAAATTATTAAAGACTTAATAAAGGATTTATATACTAGTTTTGGTGACAAAACTAGCGCCAAAATAGCAAATAATTGCGACTATCAAACTATTATTAATTATAAACTACCGAACTATAGCGATGACATTAATGTTGATGAATATGTTAACTCTATTGATTTAAGCACTGTTGCTCCAGAGTTCTTTAACTCTCTTAATACTATATATGAATATTGTAAAGGAACATTTGCCCTAAGAAGTATTGATATTTTATATCAAAATGAAGACATATTTTTAAATAAGTCTAAAGCACAAACAGGTGACATATTAATTAATACGGTTTTTTTACCAGATATTGATTTTGCCGAGTTATATTATGATGATACAAGCAGTAAAACCAAACAAACATTATGGAAGTATTTACAAGTAATTTTATTTAATATTATTACCTCAATTGATGATGTGTCTTTTTTTGGTAATTCATTAGAATTACTTAAAATTATTGACAGTAACAAATTTTCATCTAAATTAGAAAGCACTATTGACGAACTATCTAAAATGTTTTCATTTAAAGAAAAGAAAGAAGGCAAAGAAGGCAAAGAAGGCAAAGAAGGCAAAGAAGGACATACTAACAAAGATGCTAGCGACGGTGATGATGAAAAAGAAGATGACGATGAAGATGAAGATGATGATGAAGATGAAGATACAAATAAAGAACACAAAAAAACACCTATGTTTCCTAACATAGATTTAACCAAAATGTTTGACATTTCTATTAATAATATGGGTAATATGGGTAATATGAGTGGATTATTTGATGAAATGCTAAATGATTTATCATCTAATTTTAATACTGCAAATGCGAGCACTAAAGAACAAACAGAAACAAATAATGATTATGCTATTCCAGATAAAGATGAATTGTTTTCACACATTAATAAATTAATAAATGGAAAAATAGGATCTTTAGCAAAAGAAATAGCCGAAGAAACAACAAAAGATATTGATATGGAAGCTATAGGCAATATTAATGATGTTAATGATGTATTAAAAGGATTTATGAAAGACCCTTCTAAATTATTAGGTCTTATTAACAATATTAATAATAAGATTTCTAGCAAAATGAAGGATGGGTCATTAAAAGAAAGCGAGCTTTTAGAAGAGGCTGCTAGCATATTTAAGAATATGAAAAATATGCCAGGAATGGATAATTTTAGCGACATTTTAAAGTCTATGAATCTAGATAAAATGATGCCAAAAGGTGGCAAAATCAATCCAAATGCTTTCCAAAATATGATGGAACAAAATGTAAAAATGTCTAAAATGAGAGAACGTATGAAGAAAAAAGCGGAAACAGGTGTTCCAAAACCAACATATAGCACTAGCCAAAATGCCGAATCAAAGAATGCTGACTCAAAAACGGCTTCACATAATGTAAAGTTAGACGATTTAACCGCTAATCTCTCTTCGCTAATGAAAGATATGGATAATAATACAAGTTTTATTGATTCACTACTTAAAAATCAAGCAAACCATTCTAATCAGTCTACTCCAAGAGCAAATGAAGAAAACTCTAGGCGAAGAGAAAATAATAAGAAAAAAGTAAATAGAAAAAAGTAAATAGAAAAAAGTAAATAGAAAAAAGTAAATAGAAAAAGTAAATATAAAATTAATATAGTAAAATAATTATAACATTAATATAATATAATATGACTTATAATACTATAGAACCAATTATATCAAAAAATGATGGTCAACTAAAAGATAATGAAAAAGAAACAGAAACAGAAACAGAAACAGAAGAAGAGAGAAAATATAGAAAACATGCTAATGATTATGTTAGCACCACTATTTGGTATGAAAATCCAGCATTATTATTTAGTAGCAATTCAATAACAGAATTGTATCCAAAAGAAAATATGAGTCAAGAACAAAAAATAAATGCTATAACACGAGTAATACTATTGTTAACAGTGCTAGGGTTTGTATTTCTAAATAATACAAATATATTAATTAGTGGAATAATTGCTATAGGTATACTAATTTTTTTATATAATATAATGAAAAAACGAAATGTTAGCAATAAAATGAGAGAAACATTTTCTAATAGCGATGCCTATAATAAAGTAAAACATAATTTTACTAATCCAACACTAGTAAATCCAACTATGAATATATTATTACCCGAAATTCAAGACAATCCTAATAGACTGGCATCAGCACCATCATATAAAAAACCTGTTGTTGATAAGATTAATGAAGAAACAAAAAAATTTATTTTAAGTAATTTTGATAATTCACAAAATATTAGGAAAAAATTATTTAATAGTGGAGAAAATGAATTTGACAGTAACAACTTTGATTTTGAACAATCGATGCGACAATTTTATACAACAGCAAATACCAAAATTCCAAACAACCAAGCTGAATTTGCGAAGTTTTGTTATGGAAATATGGCATCTTGTAGAGATGGAGATGTTGAAATGTGTTCTAGAAATATTCCTAGACACGTTATGTTATAATAATTTATTTATTATTTCTTAATTTTATTTCTTATTTCTTATTTCTTATTTCTTATTTCTTATTTCTTATTTCTTATTTCTTATTTTTACTTTTATTTAATAAAAATATTATATTAATTTAATATATTAAATTAATATATAATGACTAGTACTGCTTATCCATATTCATTTGATGCAATGTCAAGAATTGGTAATGATAATCCAGCAATAGACCAGCGAAATATTCAAAACATTAATAATGCCAACTATAATTTAGAAAATTACTATCCAGCTTGTCCTATGTCAAAAGCGCAAGATTTTGCCTTAAACCAGCCAAATGTATTTTATAATGGTTCGCACGAAGGTGGTATTAAAGGATGCGCTATTGAGGCAAATAACGAGTTAAAATATACACACATTAGTCGACCTGCTTGTAAACTAACTTTAAATCCACGTCCTTTTTTAACTGTTCCATATTTAGGTAAAGGTTTAGGCGATATTGAGACCGAATTTCAATTAAAAACAGGACAAAATGACCTTAATAAAAAGACTATTAACAATACTATGGAGCAATGCTTTAATGATAATGCGAATTATCCATTGCTTGATAATGTAAAGCAAACACTAAACAATAGCGCATATGTTATAGAAGATGACGCACTAAAAGGATGGCAGCGTGGTGGAATGAGCGCACGCGAATTTGCTCGTAGTCAAGATACAAAAAAATAGAAATTTTAAAAAAAAGAAAAAGAAAAACGAAAATGAAAAAATTATTAATATTACTTACTAAATAAGTAATATTAATTTAAAGAAAGAAAGAAGAAGAAAAAAGAAAGAAGAAAAAGAAATAAGGATTAAATTAATGAACACGCTTAGTATATTGTTTTTTATACTTTTTGCTTAGTTTAGCGTGTCTTCTATTTGCATGTTTTGTTTGTTTTGCTTGTTTTGTTTGCTTTGCTTGTTTAGACTTTCTCTTTTTTACAGACTGTCTTAGCTTTCTTAGTTTTCTGAATTTTATTCCACTGGCCAAATTAGACCGTTGTGGTTGAACACCTTCAACCCAAAGTCTAGCTTTATACTGTGGTGGTCTAACACCTTCAACCCAAAGTCTAGATTCATAATCGTTAATATATCTGTACATTTTTTCCTCATACTTGGCAAGTTTTGCTTTACGTTCTTTATCAGGAAGTAATACACAAGGATATATAGGAACTCTTGTAAAAGGGTCTAATGGTTGTGAACGCTGGTCTTGCATTGAAATTGCTTTTAATATATTTGATCGCTCATATGTATTTTTATGTTCAGCAAATGCCTCGCTAACAGGGTCCACCATAAATTCAGAAGTAAGAGGACATAACAATTCCTCAGGAATTTCTTCTTCTTCTTGCCCTTGTAGTCTACGAACTTCATTGTATATTTCATGTAACGCATAAAGTCTTTGTCTTCTTTCTCTTATTTTAGCCTCTGGAACAGCATTCATGCTAGCAGTTCGTAATTGATCCTGATTCCTAAATTGAGCCTGATTCCTTTCAGCAAGTGTTTGACCATATGTTCTAGCTGGAGCTGGAGCTGGTTGTTGAGTTACATTAGAAGTAGAACTAGAACTATTTCTAGCTAGAACGTTTCTATATGTTCTTAGGTCACTCCTTGCTTCAATAATATTATAACGCGCTTCTAGTTCCGCGCTAATTACTTCTTCTGGTATACCGTCTTGTTCAAGTCTTGTTCTCAGATTATCAACACGAACATTAGCATAATTTTCCAATATTGGATAAGTACTATGCAGAGCAGCTATTCTTCGTTCCTCTACATTAACTTGATTAGCCCAAAATGCATAGTCTGCTTCATGGTCTCCTGTGTGTCCTGGATGTATTTCTTGTCCTTCCAATTGACGAGTTGGAAGTATTGGTCCAAATTCGTCATGGTCGAGAACAACTACATTACGACGTCGTAATCGACGTGGTGCTGGGGGTGATGCACTAAAGTTTATATTTGGCAATTGTGCTTGCACTTCTCTTCGTAATTGGTTCATCTCAGGTCGTATTAGTGCTCCCTCTCTAAAAGAAAGCGCATCGGTCTCTGAGGCTTGTGCTTGTGCTGTTGCTGCTTGCGTTGTGGCTGCTTGAACTGCTTGTGTTGCGGCTTCTTGTGCTGCTTGTGCTTCTGCTTGCGCTCGTGTTTGGGCATATTGACTTGCTCGTGATTGTATTATTGCTAATCGTTGTGCTTCTAATTCGTTTTGTTGCCTTGCTGCCTCACGTGTAGCAATTGCCTGTTCTATAAGACTATCTTCATAAGCCTGATTTGCTCTTGCCGGTCCTAGACTAACAGGAACAACTTGTGTGCGTCGATTAAATCGCGGAAAAGGCATTTATATATTAAATAGAAAATAGTAAATGTTAAATATTAAAGAAATAATGTTAAATAATACACTTAAATAAATAATAATAATTTAAATAAGTGTTCTTATTTTATACTATAAAATGACAAACAATGGCAACACTAGTTTTTTTGATAATCTAAAAAATATGAATTATAAGTGTGACTTTTTATGCACATATAAATTATTAGAAAATGAAGAAAATGATTGCGCTAATTTGTGTTATCAAACACAACTATTACAAGCTTTAAATATGAAAAGTTATGATGATTTTATAATTACAAAAAACATTGAAGCACTATATTTCTTTTTAAAGGATAATAATGAAGTTGTTAGCTTACTGCTAGCGTTAAAAGAAAAATACAAAACTAGTTCATTGGCTTTTTTCATTGAAAACGAACTAGCATTGTTTCAATTATTATTTAGTTATGATTATTTTGATATTTTTCATAAATGTTTATCTAAATATATTATAACTAAAACGCAAACAACCGATTTAATTATTGACAAAAAATATTTTGACGAGGTTTATAAGGTTATAAACGCTAAATAAATATTAGTCTTTTACATAGCTATTAGAACATAATTTTTTGATTATTTTTTCTTCATTATGTTCTTTATTATTTGCGATTGCTACTAATGTATGTGTATAATAATTTTGCTTTGACTCATTATTTTGAAAATCAGGATTTTCTTTTGTCCAATTACATAATGCGGAAAATTGCTTTGTTGACACTTCTTTTATTACATTTTTTATTTTATCTTTATTTACATCTTTTTCCCACTCGTTATTTTCTTTTATATATAATATTTCCCGCTTTATATCAGTGCAATGTATTGGTCGCTGATATAAATCAAGTTTATTCATATTTTCTATTATTACATTGCTTAGTCCATTTACTAATCCATTTTGCTTTGTATAATCTAATTGAAGAAAACTCACTTCAATAGACCGAATAAAATCACGCATATTTATAGCATCTTTGCATTTTTCATTTAAAAATACTTGAATGTTAAACTTATGATTGTTTGTTGTTATTGTTGTATTACCCAATTTGGGTATTAGCTCTTTAATTGTATTTGTTAATTCTATAATTTGATCTTGCTGCTTCTTTACTACTTCAAATATTAGTTCATTACTTAAATTCAATACATTTGAACTATTATTTGAACTTAAATCTGTACTATTAGACGATGTTACAAAAACGCAGTTCTTTTTATGTGTATATAAACTTTGTCTATATTTATAATTTTTACCGCATTCACAAGTAAAGACTAATTTGGAACCTTTTTTGTCAAAATTATGCGATTGTGTAAGTATTTCGTGTTTGCGTGTCAATAAATGTCGTTCGTATTGACTGCCTCGACTCGTATTATAGTCACAAATAATACAGCAATAATTTTTGGAACTTTTTTGGAACTTTTTTGGAAACATTTGTAAGTATAAAATACTTACAAAAAAAGTTCCTAAATTATTTTTATAATAATTCTAAAAAATTTATGGTAACACATTTTTTTTGGTATTAAAATTTTTAAACCTTTATGGTCTAAAACCAAAAAATGACTTTTTTTAGACTATAAAAGGCAAATCATTGTAAAATAGGACATACAAAAATGTCCATTTTTCAAAAAAATTCTGAAAATATTTTTTGGAAATTATGCAGCCATTTTGTGAAAGTTCAATTTGTTATGATAAATGCTAATAAAATTTATATATTGTATTTTTAGGTAATTCCACAATTTTTAAAATAGAAAAAAGTTGAGAAAAAATAAATTTTGAAAAAAGTTGGCAAAATTCTTTTAAATTTATTATATAAGTTAAAATTATAATAAATTTTTGTATTAGTGTAAGCTGGGTCTTTGATAGTTATTATATACCAACGGGTAAGGCATAATAGTAGATTGGGGTCTATCAAAAAATTCTATAAAGTCAAGACTTCTAATGCTTGGAACAACTATTTCACATACACTTTCTAAGTTTGTTGAACCTATTCCTCGCAATTGTGACTCAATATCAATAGCATTATTTGCTAAAGCATCTCTTGAAATATGGCTTGGAATATATCCTAATGCTGGAATACAATCGCTTGTTGGTCTTCCACTTGATGAGTGTATATAAAATGTTTCATTTAAAATTTTCTCTTTATCCGATTTTTCTAAATTATAATTTAGCTGACTGTTCTTATTTCTTGTAGAGGACATAATTATATATATTTTAATGTTATTATATTTAAATAAAATTTTAATATAATACAAAATAAAAATATATATAATTTTGTAACACTCTCTAAATGTTATTACTGATTGAGTCATTGAAATATTACATTGCCGCGACCAACTCTATTTTCAAAGCACGCGTTCTCTTTACCGTCGGCAATATACATCCCTTTATAATATCTTATCTTATCTTATATAGTGCTAGTTATTTTGATTTAGAATGTTGCTTATAATTGGCATATATTGAGTCATTCCGTCTGTTACCGCAGCAACCACAACACCTGAAGCGGCCGCGGCAACGGTAGCAGCAACTTCATCCTCTGTTGGTTCTATACCACTACTCTCTTTGCGCAACCTAACTAACCTTTCTGGTCTATCTTTAGATATATGTTCCCTACTATTCTTTTCCCAACCCTCAAGGCGGTCAAATTCATCAATATCTCGCGACAGCTTTTCTGGTTTTGCTAATTCTGACTGTTTAGCATCATCAATAGCCAATTTGGCGGTAGCAGCTTGGGCAAAGGCGCGGGAGGCAGCGGCGGTGACGGCGGCGGCGGGGAAGGTGGCGGTGGAGACGGCGGGGGGTGCGGCGGGGGTGTCGACGAGCCCGGCGGCGGCGTTATTGGTGCCGGGCCGTGGTTTTTTTTTACCTCTGCCTAGACAGCATAATGGGTTGCTTAGTTGATACAAGATATCAGAACAGTTTCTTGGATCGCAATTATCCGTCGTGATGGGTGGGGATATGCTAGTTTGCGGCAACAGCGGCTGCGGAGGCGACCCAGATGGCGGAGGGGTTGGTGGCGACGGCGTTGACCGCTGAGGTGGCGGGTGCTGCTGCTGCTGAGCGAGGGGGTAAGCGAGCTTGTTGAGGGCTGGGGTGGCGAGAGCAGACTTGTGGGCGGCAGCATTGGTTAATTTGGCGGCGGCGGCGGCAGGGGCGGGGGTGAGGGCGGCGGCGGCGGCGGTGGTGGCGGCGGTGAGGGCGGCGGCGGTGGCGGCGTCAGTGGCGTCGGGGACGAGGGCGGCGGAGGTGGCGGCGTCAGTGGCGTCGGGGACGAGGGCGGTGGAGGTGGCGGTGGCGGAGGTGGCGGGGTTGAGGGCGAAGGCGGCGGCGGCTTCATCCTTGGTGAGGTCTCGATCGTGTCGGCGGACTCGTCGGCGGACTCGTCGGCGGTGTGGGTGAGATTGGTCTTCAAGAGTGTCTAATACAGGGAGGTCACCGGCGGCGGCGGCAAGCTTAGCGGTGGCAAGCTTAGCGGCGGCTTCGTCGGCCTGGAGTTTGGCAAGCTCAGCGTCGGCATCGTCTAAGCCAAGGCCTCTCTTAGGGAACATGTTGCGCTTGGCGGCGTCGGCGGCGACGGCGGCGGAGGCAGCGACGGCGGCGGCGGCGAAGGGGGAGACAGCGGCAATGCCAGCGGCAGTGCCAACGGCACTGGTGAGGGAGGAGGTGGTGGGGGTACGAGGTTGTGGGGCATCTTTCGATGCATTGGCGTTCCGGTCATTAAGTGTGAATAATAATGGCAAAGCATAGTGTTTTGCCGGTTCCTTAGCCTTTTTAAATTCTTCACTTTCTAATCTTAATTTATACAGTAAATTATTATTATGTGCTTCAACATAAGTGCTAATAGTTTTTAATGCTAACATAATATACATATATTTTTGTTGATTTAACAATCTATATAATTTACTTTCTTCAGTATATTTTGATGTTTTAGTCTTAGTACCATCATATCCCATATTAGAATTTATTTGTTCTACATTTTCTCTTACAAATACACCTAGTTTTTCTATAAGATTGTCTTTTGCTCTCTTTAATTTTCCGGTTTCAAAACCTTCAAATAAATTTCCTTCAAGGCTTTCTGCCATTAAATCTGCTAGTGTAGCTATAAGTTGACTATTTTTATGTTTTTTATCTATTTGATCCTGATCTAAATTTGTATCTTCTACACTTTCGGATTGTTTATTAATAACTTTCAACATTTCTCCTAGAGTAACAGCAAATGACTTAGAACTTTGTTCGGATGGCGTATCAAGTATGCGGTTATATAAATGTTCATTTATTGGCTCTTCAAATGTATTATAATAGGCATAATATAATATAAAAGTTAAAAGTTTTAAAGCATTTTTATTTTTATCAAGATCCTTTGCTTCACTATCTATATCTTCTGATTCTGATTCAGAAGATGCATTAGGGATAACACTTATTATTAATATTCCCATTATAAAATTATATTATAATTAAAATATAAAATAATTTTATAATAAAAATATATAATATTATTATAATAAAAGTATAAAAAAATAATGACAACTCCAAGTACTAGTATAAGAACAGCAAATAATAATGAGTGGCTAGAATTTATTAGTTTTGCTGAGCGGGCATTAGGTCAATCAGATCCAATTGTATTAAGTATAAAACAAGAAAATATAACTAATAATGGTAGACAGTCTATAGCTGCGCGTTATCAAGCTAAATTGGGAGCACAAGCCACATTTAGTAGAGATTTATCATTAAAACAATTATTAAAAAATCCTAATTTTACATCACAAGTTCTTGGTAAAACCAAGGAAGATATTGAAACATGGACCAAAATATATAATAATGCTGATTGGACTATAAAAACATATAATAATCCACAAGACAATATATATATAAAATGTAATCCTGTTGATGAAAATAACATTCCAATTGACATGCAAAACAATTCAATAACTACAGATTCCACTTCAGAGGACGTATTAAGAGAAGCAAATAGCCTACTTGCTCCAGATAAAATATTTCAGAATATAGGTTTACAAATATTTATTGGAATTATTTTTCTAGCAGTTGCTTATTTAATCGGAACTGTGATATTTATTAAGTATCCAAAGACTGTTATAGATAAAAACCAATTAGATAATGGCACAAGAACAAACAATCCCTCTTTAAAACGTTAATTTACATAAGATGCATCGTGTGAATCACACATAACAGGATGATATGAATTTTGACTAATAATATTATCAGGTTGTCTATCAATTTTACCCACCATTTCCTCTTCAAGTGTTTTTATGCTTAAATGATTGTTTAAATTTTCCATTGCAGCTGTTTTATTTGCATTACTTGGAGCCATAACTCTATGATCTACTTTGCCTGAACGTTGTAGAAATATTAGGGCTACAATAGCAAAGAATAAGGCAATTAATGGATTGCTATTTAGTAAAAGCAAAATAAAAATGGCAAATAAAGATATATAAGTATGTGCATTATTTATATGTGGCGCCAAATCATAGGGTGTATATACATCACTTATTAAATATAATAGTAATAGTATAACAAAGACTAATTCATAACTTTTAATATTTTTGAGTTCTAGCACTTTATTTTTTAAATTATTTACTAAATTCATTATATTATATTATATTATTAATATTATATTATTTTATTATTTTATTAAAAATTGAAAATATTAATAAAATATTTAAATTGCTATTTAAATATTATGTTAAATTTTAAAAAAGTAAGCCCCAAAAATAGAGAGACTTATTTAGAACTAGCTAATGTAATTGAAAATTTAAAAAAAAACAATTTAATAAACAGCTATTTGGGAAACAAAGGCTATTCTATTTATAAAGTATGTTTAACTACTAAAATTATTGACTTTATTAAAGATGAATTAACATTAAAGCCTGTATTAATTAATTCATTAGTAGAAACCAAATCTTTTCCAGCATATCAAGAGTCTGAAAAAAAAATATATGTTCCACGGTATTGGGGAATAAATATGTTTGGCTATCCAAAGACTATAAAAATTCAATATGGTGCTACTATTAATCTTAAATTTAATGGGACTTTGAGAGATTATCAGCTAAAAGTGTTAAATGAATACTTAAAAGCTATTGATTTTGTTAGTGATACTACAAAGAATATTACAAATAATAAAGGCAATGGCTCAGCCCTTATTGAATTATGGACCGGTGCTGGAAAAACAGTTTTAGGGCTCAAAATTATTGAAGTATTACGCAAAAAAACAATTATTTTCGTCCATAAGTCTTTCCTAAAGGATCAATGGATAGAGAGAATAACACAATATTTACCAAATGCCAAAATTGGACTAATACAAGGTCCAATTGTTGATATAGAAAATAAGGACATTGTATTAGCAATGATTCAGTCAGTAAGTATGAAAACTTATCCAGATACCTTATTTGATAGTTTTGGACTAAGTGTATATGATGAATGCTTTAAAGGGTCTACGCTAATTTATACTAGCGGAGGCTGTGTAAAAATTTCAAATCTCTATAAATTATGGAAACAAAACAGAGCCTTAAATATTCGCAGTTATAATAGAACATCAAAGACTTTTGAATATAAACCACTCACATATGCTTGGAAAAAAAAGAGCAATCAATTTGTAAAATTAACATTAAATAATGAACGCAACACTTTTGAATGCACTATTGAATGTACATTAAATCATAAAATATTAACACCAAATGACTATGTAGAAGCCCATAAATTAAATAGCGGGTCAAAAGTATTGAGCAAAAGCGGTACTTCAAAAGAAGTGGTTCTATTAGAAGTGGTAAAACAAGAATTTATATTTAGCGAAGATAGTATTGATGTATATGATATTGAAGTTGCCGATAATCATAATTATATATTAGCTAATATAGTGACAGGTGACACTATACAAATAAAGTGTGGTCCTATTGTGAGCAATTGTCATCATATGTCTAGTGAGGTGTTTAGCAATTGCTTAAAAAAATGTAATACACTATATGGTCTTGGATTAAGCGCAACTATGGATAGAAAAGATGGACTAACAAAACTATTTAAAATGCATTTAGGAGAAATATGCTATAAGCCACCTAAAAATAGCTCACAAGATAATGTATTGGTCAAGGCAATTGATTATATTGTTGAAAATGATGATGACTATAATGAAGTTGAACGAGATTATAGAGGAAATGTGAAATATTCAACAATGGTAAGTAAAATTTCCAATTATAATCGCAGAAGCGATTTTATAATATATATATTAGAAAGCGAATTATTTATTAATCCGCATCAACAATTTATAGTATTAGCGCAAACAAAAAATTTATTAAATTATTTGTTTGACTCATTAACTCATAAAAAAATAGCATGTGTTGGTTATTATATTGGTGGAATGAAAATGGAAGAATTGAAAAAAAGTGAATCAAAACAAATCATATTGGCAACCTATAGTATGGCAGCCGAAGCGCTCGATATTAAATCATTAACAAGTCTATTTTTAGCAAGCCCAAAATCCGATATTATTCAAGCTGTAGGTCGAATTTTGAGAGAAAAACACGCTAGTCCACTTGTAATTGACTTAATAGATAATCACGATGTATTTTTAAATCAATTTAATAAACGCCGCGCATTTTATAATGAAAAAAATTATAAAATTATTCGCTCAAATAATGAAAAATATTACGACTATATCAAGCATTTAAAGACTCTCAAAAACAAAAGAGAAACAGAAACAGAAATAGAAACAGAAACAGAAACAGAAACAGAAAATAACAATAATCAAACAGCATATTGGAAGACGCTGATACCAAATAGTCGAAAAAAAGCTAGTGCAACTGAAACTACAGGTATTTGTTTAATTTGAAACACTAATTACTAATTTTAATATTGTTTTTATATAAATGAATAATCATACTATATTAACATTGGCGGTTGGTTCTATAATTGTAGAGACTATAGGATTAATTTTAATCTATTATACTGCGTTAACTAGAAAAACTATTAGACAATGGTATAATGAATTTACACTGGGTGCTTATACTATTGACATAACATCAGTAATAATTGGAGCTTATTTAGCTACACTGCTAACACCTAATTTTTACTTGCAACTACTATGTGTTGCTATTATAGGAATAGTGCACGATACTAGTTTTGGTTTTTTTATAAATTCAATAAATACAAAAAGCAGTAAAATATTAGAGTTCTTCAAAAAATATGCAAAAGAATATGGAGCAAAAATATTGGTTGTTGACGCATTAATATTAGTATCAACATTAACAGTATCAAATGTTTTAATAAACTATGTTTCAAGTGCTAATATAGCATTTTTAGGAGTATTATTTTCATATGTAAGTCTGTTATTTGTATATTCATTTTAATAGTAAATAGTAAGCTATTAAGACAAATCCTTTATAAAAAACTATATAACCCACGTTTGCTCTTACTCTTTTTTGTTTTAAATGTTTTACTTTTACCTTTTCTCTTAGTGCTGCTTTTAGACTTGGTTCTGCTCTTACTAAACATATTTTTGTATGTAAATCCCCCGAACATATTATAATATAATATAATATAATATTTGATTTGATTATATTAAATCAAATCAAATCAAATAAAATAGACAAGAATCATAGTACAAATTTAATATCTGCGTGTGCGTCTGCGTCTGCCACCAGACATTCTGCGGCGACGACTGCGACGACCACCTCTTGACTGTCTGCGTCTGCGTCTGCCACCGATAGCAAACTCCGCAAAACTCGTCTCACCACCAACTTGAACAATCTCGTTTTGTAAAGTCTCCAACATTCTTTTTATATACTAAATAAATATTTTATTTTTTTTTATAATAAAATTAATTTTACTATTATTAATAATATTATTATTATTAATATTTGCTAAATTAATTGGAATCCATTTCTTAAATTTTTTATTATATATACATTCAATAATATGTGATTTTTCCAAATTTACAAATTTACTTATATCAGTATTTTCAAACTCATCTTCACTATCACTTTCTTCTAATAAATCTAAATTACTATTTTCCTTAATACTTCTAAATAAACCATTCATAAAAACACTAGTTTTATAACTATCAATTAACGCATAATCGTAAAATACTTCTTTATTAGCATTATCTAATACATACAACTTATATATGTCTTGACTAATACACGCATATACTTTAAAATTCACAGACACAGATTTTTCTAAAGCACTTGAATTTGAATTATTAACTATAAAATTGCCTAAAAAGCGACTATTATTATAACATGCTATACTATATAATTTATAGTCTAATTTATATATATGTTTAAAAATATTGCTATAATTATTACTAATTATTCCTAAATATAATCTATAATTAGTATTTATTATGAATGCTAACACTAGTTTATATAAATTTAATTTAATTGTAAAATTATTATATTCATTATGGTTTAGTTTATCCAAATTAACGCAATTATAATTCGTTACATTATCGAGTATAAAATAATGAGTATTAACTTTATTGCTATTGCTATAAAAGTAAATTCCATTTAATAATACATTGTTATAACATAAACGCTTATCATAATTAATATTATAATAATAAAATTCGTTTGCCTCATCATAAATATTATTAGAACTATTATTGACAAATATTAATAAACATAGCAAGTCCTTTTTATAATACGTAAACCATAAATATGCCTTTCTTCCTTTAGGTTTTAATACATAATAATCCGCATTATCTATTAAATTTGGAATATTAAAATTATTACTATATAATTTTAAGTTAGGAAATCTATGAAGAATGTGTTTACTATTATTATATAATAATAGTCCATTTTTTAATTTATTTTCTATCTTCTTTTCTATCTGCTTTTCTATCTGCTTTTCCATATTATTTTATAGCTAATATGCTTATATTAATTAATTATTTCAGTTTTATATAATAATAAATATTAATAAAAATAAAAAGTTAAAATATTAAAATATTAAAGTTTAATTTTCTGTAAAAAATCAGTCAATTCATCTTTCATATTAGTATCATTAATATTATTTGCTAAGGCATCTAAAGATGTTGATGAAATATTTATTTCATCATATAATAAATTATTATTGTTATTGTTATTATTATTGTTATTATTATTGTTATTGTTAGTATTATCTTTTTCTATAGAAAAAGTATTATAATAGTCTTTAATTTTAGTGTTAGTCAAATTACTTTTAAAAAACAAATATAAATTATGCATTAGAAAAATTAATATACTATAAAGTAAAGTCCATTTTATAATATATAAAATCATCTAGTTTGTATATTATAAAAAAAAATAATATACAATTAAAACTTATTAATTTTTATTAAAGGCCCAAAATATATATGATTAGCACTTAAACAAATAGTACTATATATTAATTAATTACTCATTAATACAGTCAATGTTATATTGTATTACATTAAAAAATACTAGTTTTAAAGAAATAAAGGTGAAAAATATTGATAGTGTTAATATATATAAAAAATGCGGTTACAAGTCAAATAATAATTTTAAGAAACTATATGCGTGGGATTGTGGTTCTACTAATGTTATTGAACTATGGAGCAAACAGGATAATAATGTAAAAACATACAATAACCACCCACTATTAGTTAAATATAATATAAAAGTAAATATTAACAATAAATGTATTTTTGTAATGACAAATGGAGTGGCTTATATTAATTTAGAAAGCACATTTTTCTCCAAATTTTTTGACTTACCAGAAACTGTTGAGTTTAATACCGATGAAGATATACAAGAACACACAAATGAAGACATAAATAATGGTGAATTAAAAACACAAGACACTAACGTTAGCCCATTAAATGAAATATTATATACAAACAAAAATAACAGTGATGTTCTTGATAATACTAGCGATACTAATTCTGAATTAAGTTATGAATTATATTGTTATTCTGATGAAGAGCATTAAACTATAAACTATAAGCTATAAGCTATAAACTATAAGCTATAAACTATTAAATATAAACTATTAAATATAAAAAATTGATATAATAATTAATAAGTATTAATTATTATATTAACATGAGCAAATTTAATAGAAAGATTAATGATCCTGATTGTTTCAGAGAAAATGTTGTTACAAAATTAAATAGTATTGTAAATAATAAGAGCATTTGTGAAAATCTAGAAAAAGGTATTTATAATTATACCCTGAAAGTATGCGAAGAAAAAAATTTATTAAAGAAATGGAGTAATGAGTCCTTTGTTTTACTATATATAGAAAAATTAAGAACACTTATTATAAATTTAAAAGATAATGACTTGCTAGCTAAACTAGCATCAAAAGAAGTTAAAGCACACGAATTTGTTTATATGAGTCATCAAGAGCTACGCCCAAAATTATGGGAAACATTAATAGAAGAGAAAAAAATTAAAGACGAAAATAAATACACACCAAAAATTGAAGCATCAACAGACAATTTTATTTGTGGAAAATGTAAATCTAAAAAATGTACTTATTATCAACTACAAACACGCAGTGCTGATGAACCGATGACAACATTTGTTACATGCTTAGATTGTGGAAATAGATTTAAAAGATAACCTTGTAAAACTTGTAAAACTTGTAAAACTTGTAAAACTTGTAAAACTTGTAAAACTTGTAAAACTTGTATAACTTGTAAAACTTGTAAAACTTGTATAACTTGTATAAACATATTTATAAAATAGTAAGATCCTGTAGTTTCCAATATTCAAAAGTATTATTTGGTAATGGTCGTTGAATAATAAAAGGTAGCACTTTTTGCTCTAACTCCATTAATACAATTATATTATTATCTATAATTTTTTCATTAACACTAATATATGGGCTGCAGCCGCTATTTAATTGTTTTAAACGCATTCCTAATATTTTCGTTTTTTCATATTTGGTCAATAATGGCATAGTTTTGTGTAATTCGTCTACAATAATTCCATCTTTATTTTTGGTTACTTTGCACAATTCTTTAATTTCATTAAAATTTTTATATAAACACTCATTGTGATGACTTAATATATGATTTTTCTTATAATCATCATTAAATTTGTTAAAATCACTTTCGTCTAAGTCTTCCGTGTCGTGGTCATATTTGCTATATGCTGTTTTTTCACTATCAAAAATATTTTTTTTACCAATTTTATCATCGGTCTCAAGTTTTTTAGTATCAGATTGTTGTTTATAAATGCTTGTTTCATCATCATTATCATCATCATCGTCATCATCATCAATAGTGTCGTCATTATCCGATAGTTCATCACCACTATTATCTTGCTCAACATCTAGGTCTACATCAGGATCTATTTCTACTTCTGCGTCTGCTTCTGGTTCTGGTTCTAATTCGACTTCTGTTAATTCTGTATTAGCTTTATCGTCCATTTTATAGTTTAAATATATTTAAAACTATTAAAAAATATTTATATCAATTATATTTTTTAATATAATGTTTAATTCGTTTAATTCGTTTTCCAAATAAAATCACAATGACTACATAAATATAAATATTTCATAGCTGTATTATCATATCTAATATATATAATTTCTTTTTTACTCGAATCAAAACCATCCTGATTTGTTTCACATACAGTATTAGGACATTTAATATAATTAATTCGCGGTAAAGTAATATCTAATTTTGTATATTTATTAATATGAACATTGTATTTATCTTCTGTTTTATTAATATTTTCTTCTAAAATACATTTATTTACATCCAATATTTTATCATCGACATTGCCACAATTTCTACAATAATAAACAATTTTGTCGCATTCTTCTTCTTCTAATTTAATATAATACATATTATCGCAATTAGTGCAAAAGTTCATAGTTAATATCTTATAGTATATAATATATACTATTTAAATAATTTAAATAACAATCAATTTTACATATTAAATAATTTTCATAGTTTCATTTAAAATTAAACACTATGTTTTATTAAATCAATTAAATCAATTACATCATATAATTTGTTATAATTAAGACTATAAATTAAATTATAGAACACAATTTCAAACGGATTTTTCATAGCAATAAAATTACTATATTTAATTTTATTAGCATTTATTAAATCCAATAGCTGTGTTTTATTATTTTCAAACGCACTATTAACAATAGTCTTGAATTTACGCATAATTTCTATATTATGCGCTGCTTTTTTTCGCCCTACACTATGCTGTGTGGGTAAATCATTTATTAAACATATTAACGTGGCTATTGAAAATTCAACATTTTTATAAAACACTAAATAATTATATTTATTTAATTCACTATGTTGCTCTCTCACTCCTGGTTCATTTAATAATGGATTGTCACACAATATTGTTACTAATGTAAATAATATTGAATGTATTGATTGACATGAACTCCAACTTTCGCCTGCCCACGTATTCAATATAGATAAACACACTTTGCCATTTGAATATAAATTGGGGTTAAATCGCATAATTCCATCATTTGTTAAATAATTAACTTGTGGCGGCGCAAAAGGATAAGTCTCCGGAAAAATAAATTCAAAAAAATAATAACCGTAAGCATATGGGGTATCCTTATTTCCAATTATTAAAGCATAACCCTTAAACACATTTTCTTCATCATGCTTATAATATATATTTTCACTACTTAAAGACGCTTCATTAGTTATAATATATTTAACATCCTTTGCTATTCGCTTAATGGCGCTATTATTTATATACATAATAGTAATAATATTAAGATGTTAGTTTTAATATTATTTTATAAATAATAATAATATTATAAAAATTGAAATAAAAATATATTATACTATAATAATATACATAGTATGACAAGTAATAACACTAATACTAAAAATTTGTCATCCAAATGGGATGAATATTTATATTCAAAAAAGTATGATAAGTCAGATAAGTCTGAAAAAGGCGGCCTTATTACACATACAAAAATAGGCAGCAAAGAATTGGGCATATATGCTGGAAGTTATAGTATTACAAATATGCCTGAATTTTGGACCTATTATTATAGTCATGTTTTTGAGAATAAAAACAAAGAATATTTGACAGAAAAACAATTAATTGAAGACGGTCCGTTATTAGTAGATATTGATTTGCGCTATGACACAACTATTAAGACACGACAACATAATAAAAATCACATTATTGATTTGATTGTATTGTATGCTAATAAATTGAATTTAATATATGCTATACCAAATAAATCAACAATAAATGTATATGTATTGGAAAAACCAGATGTAAATATTTGTGAAGACAAAGTAAAAGATGGTATTCATATTATATTTACTATAAAAATGGATAAATCACATCAATGTGTTTTGCGAAAAATGATTATTGAAGAAATTGAAAATATTTGGGACAATATACAAAATACAAATTCTTATGAAGACGTGTTTGATGAAGGAGTAACAAAAGGGTTTGTTAATTGGCAAGTTTATGGCTCGCGAAAGCCAGACCATAAAGCATATAGTCTAGCATATTTTTATGAGCTAACTTATTTAAAACAAGATGATGAAGCAGACCAAGAAGAGACATGGGATTTCAAAGAAATTCCTGTATCAAAAATTAACATTCAACAACACTTGCCTTTAATGAGTGCGCGTTGTAAAGATCATCAACAATTTGTACTTAATCAAAGTAGTGACTTATTAAAAAAAATAGAATATGAGAAACAGCAACTACATATAAAACAACGCAAACCAACTATAAATGTTGTAAATACTAAAATAGACATTGCTATGTATGATTTTGGTAAAATTAGTGATGTTAACACATTAGATAGTTTAATCGAATGTTTTCTTGAAGAAATCTCAAATAGTGATTATGAAATAAGAGAGACGCACGAATTTGCTATGATTTTGCCGAAAAGTTATTATGAGGCCGGCACATATAATAAGTGGATTAGGGTCGGATGGGCTCTAAAAAATACGCATGAAAAGTTATTTTTGACTTGGCTTAAATTATGTTCTCAATGTACAACCTTCAATTTTAATCAAGCTAAAGTATCACAATTATATGAACAATGGAAAGGTTTTGATGTCAAAAATAGCGATGGATTAACTAATCGCTCAATCATGTTTTGGGCTAAAACAGATAATTATGCTGAATATGAAAAAATCCGTAAAGAAACAATTACTTATTACATAGAACAAACGCTGCAAACTATGATTTTAAAAGATAAAGTGGCAGAGTTTGATTTGGCAGTTGTATTATATCAACTTTTTAAAGACCAATTTGTGTGTGTAAGTGTGAAAAATAATGAGTGGTATGAATATAAAAATCATAAGTGGAATGAAATTGATTCAGGAAGCACATTAAGATTATTAATATCTAAAAAGATGCACGATATTTACTCTAAAAAATCGCATGAACTAATTGAAACAATTACAAAAAAAGAAAACAATGATGAAAATACAGAAAATTTAAAGACCCGCGCTTTAAAATTGGGAGACATATGTATATTACTAAAAACAACAAGTTGGAAAAACAATATTATGAAAGAGGCTAAAGAGCTATTTTATGATAAAAACTTTATGAACAAATTAGATGCAAATCCTTATTTAATGTGTTTTAACAATTATGTAATCGATTTTGAGGCAAAAACTCACAGAAAGGGCAAGCCAGATGACTATATTTCAAAATCCACTAATATTGATTATATTCCATATGACAATTTAAGTTCAACCACTTATTGTCCTATTATTCAAGAAATAAATAAATTTATTGATGAACTATTTCCGGATAAAGAACTTCGTCGTTATATGTGGGAGCATTTAGCTTCCATTTTAATTGGAAAAAATCATAGCCAAACTTTTAACATTTATACTGGTAGTGGTTGTAATGGTAAATCTAAATTAGTTGAATTAATGAGCAGGTGTTTAGGAGACTATAAGGCAACGGTGCCTATTACATTAATTACGCAATCACGGAACTCAATTGGGTCTACTTCATCTGAAGTAGTTGCATTAATGGGAGTTCGCTATGCTGTTATGCAAGAACCTAGTAAAGGCGACGTTATTAATGAAGGTATTATGAAAGAAATTACTGGTGGTGATCCCATTCAGGCACGGGCATTATTCAAAGATAGCGTAACATTTATGCCTCAATTTAAATTAGTAGTGTGTACTAATGTGTTGTTTGACATTAATACAAATGATGACGGAACTTGGAGACGCATTCGCATTTGTGATTTTATGTCAAAATTTACAGATGCGCCTTATGAAAATGAGGATAAATTTCCAAAGGCGAATTTTCCATATCAATATTTAATCGACCAAAAAATCGATGAAAAATTCACTTTATGGGCTCCAGTATTAATGTCTAAATTAGTTACTATGGCATATCAAACAGAAGGCAAAGTGAAAGATGCCAAAATTGTTACATCTGTTAGTGATAACTATCGGGAAGCACAAGATTATTTAACTGAGTTTGCTAAAGAGAAAATAGGTCGTATGCGTGATGGAGTAGTTAAGAAAACAGAATTATTAGAGGAGTTTAAAAAATGGTATACGATGAATTATGGACGAGCAACTTTACCAAATGGAAAAGAAATAACAGACTATATGGATAAACAATATGGAAAAAATAAGCGAGGTAAATGGTATAATGTTATTATAAATTATAATAATGAAAGTGATAATGAAGAACAAGAACAAGAACAAGAACAAGAACAAGAACATGAACAATAATAGAAACAAGAATAGAAGCAAGAACAAGAATAGAATAGAAACAATAATAGCAAACTTTTAATTTGTTATTATTGTTTACAAGTTTACAAGTCACATGTTTATTATATTTTTTCTATTAATGAATTATATGTTGGAATGTCTTCTTTCAAATTCAAACTTTCTAAATAATAAATATATCCCTCATATGCTAAGTTCATTAAATAAGACAATATTATAGGTATAATTAAATAAATAAATAATAGTAATAGCGTTACTCTATTAGTATATTGCTTTTCACTTATAAATTTTGAAAATATTAAATACAATACAATTAAACTATAATATACTATTATGTAATAAAAATAGATGGTTTTATATAATTCATAATTCGAGTCTAAATATATATTTTTTCTATTATCCATTTGTAATGACGTTTTATATTTGTCTATTTTTGCTTGTAATTCTTGTAATATAGCAACTTTATTACTAATTATATCTGTCATAGAACTTCTATCCAACAATAATGTTTTGTGATCTGCCACAAATGTTGTATAATATTTATATAAACTATTTAGATCACTCAATTCATCTCCTAAAAATGTTCTTATTGACTGTGTGGCATTATTTTTACAGTCCTCAGCAAATTGAGGACTATTTTTAAATGCTCTATGCCTAGACTCTAATGATTGTCTTACAAACTTATATAATCCAATGTCTTCATAATTTTCAACACTTGTTATACGTGTTGGAGTAAAATATGTTGATAACCATCTGCTAACGCCTGTGCCTGTTTCGGGTATACTATCTGGTTCTTGAGAAGGATTATTTGAACTAGCATAATTGCCTACAATCACACCTGTATTATATATACCACCAAATAAATCGCTATTTTCATCTAGTATCTCCTTAATAGTTTCTACGCCTCTATTTGCTCCTTCTTTACATGCCATTATAGCTTTAACAGCAGCCCAATCACAGTTACAAGCACCCCTCTCGCTCCTGTTATTATTTGAAGACATTGGTTCAATACCAGTTGTACTTGTTGAACTAATATTTTCTACATAATTACTATATGTTGTTTGCCAATCTGTTTCAGTTAATGCGCTTGTTATTAAATTAGCATTTGGACCAAGCAAAGTGTTTAGACCTGTCAAAACTGCATTGTCGGCACCTTTACTAACAGCTTCACAACATTCTTTTATAACTATTGGCATAACGCGGTCACAATTACATTCTATAGTCAATGGATCTAGAGTATTCTGTGATTGTCTATTTCCCATCTTATATAATAACTAATATAGAGCAATATATTATAGTTTTAATTTAATTCTAATAATATTCTAAAAATTTATAAATGTTCTAAAAATTTATAAATGTTCTAAAAATGTATAAATGTTATGTTAAATATTCGATGGAATATGAAAGAAGAATCCATTTGAAAAACTAAATGACTGTTGTAACAAATAATCTTTGGCACAACCAACTCCAAAGGGCTCAATAATATGATTAACATCATTAGTACGTTCATTACGTCCATGATTTTCATGTCCTTCAAAAAAATTATTGAAATTTTCAGTCATCAAACACTTATTTTTCGCATAATCATAAACCATCGAGCCATCGCAACAATCTTGACCTATACAAGTTAGTGTTAGTGAAGTCAAAGGATTCCTCTTTCTAATAAGCTTACCTTCTTTTTCTAATTGTGTTGCGTTTCTATCATATGGAATGCGAGTTTTATCAAAATCTATATTATCTCTCATATAAATATCAACAACTTTATACAAAATATAAGCACTAGCCAAAAACAATAATGTTACTAAACATACTAATGTTACACTATTTGGAAGCAAACTATTTTTATTAGCAATTGCTAATGGAATTATAATAATACATACAAAAATTATAACCATAATTATGTTTAAATATTCTTTATTCACTTTATCATTATAGTTAATTATTTCAATATGTCTAAGTTTATTTTGATTACTTTGATTTATGTTATCATACACATTTTTAATAGTTGACTCTAGCCCGTGTTCGTTATTAATCATAAAATCACCTAATACGTTTGTAAAAAGATTGTCTTTTTTAATTAAAAATTCACTAACGGCATTATTAATTTCATTTTCAATTAAATCTGGCGCAGTATATACATCAGATTCTTTTAATATGTCTAATAATAAATCATTAGAAATTTCTATATTTCCCATTTATATTTATAATAACATTATAAAATATAGATTACTAAATACGTAATTTTCTTAATAAATATAATACCATCAAAATAAAAATTATTGCCAATACAGAGTATACTGCAAAAATTATATTATTTGAATAATTATTTTTCTCAACACTTTTTAATCTCTCTTCATATAACATATTATTTTCTCTCAATTTCTTAATATGATTATTAGCATAACTTATTTCAGTAACTTTTCCTAAAGGGTCTACATATAGCATAGTATATATAATATATTATATTTTTACAATATTATTTATAAATAGTATTAGAACTATTATAAAAATAAAATAACTTAATAATACAAATTCGCTTATAATATTTGTATTGTATAAAATTAGTAATATTAATGTTAATACCATTATAATAAATAAAATTAAATATATGCTATTTATTGAGTTAGAATTAGTTAATAATGTATTTTGCCTATTTTTTAATAATTCTGAATTAGCATTTATTGTGCCCGAGTTATTTATTAGTTCAATAAAAGACAAATCTCTCGTCTTAGCTATTAAAACATTATTGCTAATTTCACTATGACTTAAAGAGTGATTAAATAAATCGGTAAATAATATATTTTTACTATTATTAAACAATTTACTATTAACATCATTAATAGAGTTTAAAATAGTATTGTATGTACTGATTTTTTGGTCTTCTATATAGTCATACGTTATATAATCAGACAAATTTTTACTACTAATATTAGTTAAATCTAAACTATTAGCTTTTTTATTTAAATAACTTATATAAGATAAATCGTCAATAATCAATTCTGTTTCTTCTAAATATCGGTCAATATATTGAAATCCTGATTTCTTGTCTTCAAAGTAATTTTTATTTACAAACCCATATCCATTGTATACTCCGTAATCATTTGGTGGTAATATATTAGATTCACAATTTAAAGTTAGAGAAATGTCGTATATTGCACTAGTATTAGGATCTTTAAATAAGCTACATTTTTTCCTAGTTGAGTTAGTTATGTCTTTTAATAAAAATATATCACAATTTGCTTGATCACATGCTAATTCACAATCAGAGTTAGACGAAACATCTAAAGCATTTGTTAATTTTGAAGGTGTAAGATCATAAAAATTTGTTTTCCTATTTTTACATAGGTCTACATACTTTTCTACATCAAAACTTTCTATATTGTAATTATATAGGCTGTTATTTTTACTAACTAGTCCAAGTGAATCATAATTAACTATACTTATTAAATAAATATTTATTACAATAATAGTAACAAAAAATAAAATATATAATAGTTGTTTTATATTACCATTAGCATTAAATTTAAGTTTCATTTATACTTAACTTAATATGTTAATATATTTTATTTAATTACTTAAAATATATTTACATTATACAAGTTATTATACAAGTTAATATACAAGTTATTATACAAACTAATATATATTAACATTATACATTCTATAAAAAATATAAATTAGCGTAATTCCTAAAGAATATATTAAATAGTGTGATGCCCTGTTATATACTATATATACAAACAATAGCAATTGTATAAATATAAATAAAAAATCTATTAATTTTGATATAAAATTATTGGCACTATTTGCTCGATTTGCTCGATTTGCCCGATTAGCCTGATTTGCCTGATTTGCATGATTTGCATGATTAGCCTGATTTGCTTGTTTACTTCTTACATTAGAACTAGAGCAGTTACAGTTTTCATTAGGCTTACAAATACATTCAAGTTTACTACAATTATTATTAATACATCCTAAATAGTCTATTGAGTCAACAATAGACATATATGAAACACTATTTTGAGTTGTTTGAGTTGTTTGAGTTTTTTCTAGTAAATTTTTGTTGCTTAATAAAGAATTATTTTGTAAAACATCGACAAATAATTCGTCATTATTCATACTAAGTATTAATTAATATAATAAAATATTATATTAAATAATTTAATTTTTAAATACTAAGTATTAACTAGTTAGATTGCCTATTTTTTCATAGCATTTGTTGCGCTAGCTAGTGCACTATTCAGTGGATTATTTGTTATAGGGGCTGAATTAACGTTTGTATTAGGGGTTATACTAGCATTTACTATAGTATTCATAGTAACAGTTTTTAAATTTCGTGTTTTATAGTACATAAAACACACAACCACCATTATTAATAGCAATATTCCATTTTCTATTATCTTAAATTGTGTTAAAAAAACGTTATCACCTAATCTACCATTATTTGCTCCTCCAGAGCCTAATAAGTTAGCTAACTCTTGCTTCTTACTAGCTATTCTAGCATTTAATGCCATTATTGTATTATTATCTCCCATTTTTAAATAATTTATATTAGATAAATCAACACTAATGTCATCTATTATACCTATTAAGTTATCATATTTAGCTTGTAAATTTGCCAATTGAATATCAAACAATCGTTCTTTTTCTTGACTTGGAGTACATATAAAATTCTTAAATGTACTATATAATGGACCACTTTCTTGGATATTAGTTTCATTAATATATAATAACTCTTTATATGACGCTAACTCGGCTAATAATGTTGGATTTTCATAATAACTTGTTGGGCGTGATTGAATACTTGTTGCTAATCCTAAATTAGACTCATTTAATATTGGTTTTTTATAATGCGCAAACAGCATTTTTGGAGCATATACTTGTTCGTCTAATGTATATTTAAAACATTTTTGACTTGATAACGGATTAGCTGGAGTTCGTCTAAATAACATATTATTACATGTGTCGTTAACACTTATTTTAGTTGCTGAGCCAAATAAATCACTAAATAGCTGAAGCATAGTATCAACACTAGCAAACGACCCTAAATTTGATGAAACTTGTTTTGGAACATAACAATTACTATTATTATCTGTAACAGTTGCTGAAGAAATATCGTTCATCAAAAAAAAATCAGCATTTTTTTGCATAGCCTCTGCTTGACATTGCGCAACACTTTCAACAATAGAGTTATAAAATCTTGAATTTAATGATATGTCAAAACTAGAAGAAGAAGTTGGTTTGCTATAACATCCATCAAATTCGTAAAAATTAACATTAGGCTCACCACTCATTGTTAAGACTATATAATATATTATACTATATTATAATGTCTATTTTATACTATTTTTATACTCTATTATTTTAATATATTTTACAAATTCTATAAAAGTCTGATGCTATAGCAGTGCGACTAGCTCGCTCAATTTTAACAATATCATCAGGACGAAGACCAATAACAATTGAAACGGGACTAAAATATGATATATCAGGTATTTGTGAATTGTCTAAAATATTATATTTTTTCATAAAAAGCTCCTTCTCATCATCGGTCAATATTGTATGTTTTGGAACTAAAGTATGTTTTAATATATTAAACTGTAGCCTTTTTATATTTACTAATGAAATATAAATTTTTTCACTAGTCCAAATATCTTTAATATTTTCTAATAATGTATCGTTGGGTTCATCTTTAATAACAATCATTAAGTCATCCTTCTTTTCTAATATTGACTCTAAATGAAATAAATCTTCTACAATATCATAAATATTTTGTGGCTTAATTAATTTTGTTACATAATATTTAACATATATTTTCTTATTTGTTGTACTGTTTTCTAATAACATATCTAATTGATTATTTTCTGTTAATATACCAATATCAGTAATACTAAAATTAGAATAATTGGCAACTGTAAATCCTCGCTCATCTAATATTTCTAATAAGTGTTTTCGCGAATTATATATACTAATTATAGTGCTATTTGACATAGTGTTACTCTTTATAATATATTATAAAACTTTATTATTATATCAATTATATTTTAAATCATTTTTTAAATCATTTTTTTAAATCATTGCCCCTCAAATTTTATTGTCTTACGTTGGGCACTGTTATCTTCGTCATTTATTTTAATACTTTTGTCTGGTTCTAAATTTTGCTGTATTAATGAGTCAGTCATTACTTCTAATTTTGGTTCACTTTTTTCTTGTAATGCTGCTTCTTGTTCTTGTGTATTTGGACTAACTGAAATAGTTTCGACGTCTTCTAATTCAGGAGGCGCGGCGTCACTAGTATCAACACTAATAGGAGGATTAGAACGCTCTTCATCCTCTTCATCATCAATAGCTTCGGCCGCCAAATAATCTTGATATGCTTCTTCTGCGGCCGCAACAGCTTCCAATGATACAGGATTAATTGAAGACACATCATTTTCATCATCAATAGATTCTTTTTCTTTTTCTTTTTCTTTTTCTTTTTCTTTTTCTTTTTCTTCTTGAACAACGCTTTCAGTGCTACTAGGTGCTATTAATAAAGGCTTTTCGTAGCGTTTTACAAATTCACTACTTTCTTTAGCTGTTAATTGTGTTAATTTTATATTTTCGATTGTTTTAGAATAATTCATAGAAGTTAATTGGTCTATATTGTCTTCTGTAATAATACGCATTTGAATATTCATTACTTGAAGTTCTTGCATTAATAATTTAAAACTATATGGCACTCGCACAATACTAAATGATTTACCATATTTGCTAATTACTTGTAAATTCAATGAATTTTCCATAGAGTCGGCAAATTTTAGGGGTCCATCGGCAAACGGACTAATAAACACATTTTTTGACTCGTTATATATTGCAATTGTTCCACTATTATTACATATAGCAATATAATAGTCATCACCCCGAACCAACATTGATTCTTTCAAAAAACTTGTTGCTCCATGCGCAATAATACTGTCGCGCTCCATTTCACCAATACGAAGGCCACCATCATTTGCTCTACCTTGAACTGTTTGACGTGTTAATGAAGTTCGTGGTCCTTGTGCGCGATAATTGATTTTGTCTTTAACCATATGCTTAAGTCGCAAATAATAACATGGTCCAATAAAAAACTCCATACTTAGTTGTTCTCCTGACTCACCATTATATAATATTTCATTTCCAGTTGAACTATAACCAATATTGCGCAATAGTGACCCAAATATTTCGTGTTTTGGACCCTTATTTACAAAAGCAGTACAGTCTCCAAAAGCACCATAATGAGCACACGCTTTGCCCATTAATGTTTCAACAAGTTGTCCGATAGTCATACGACTAGGTAACGCATGTGGATTAATTATTAAATCTGGTCTTATTCCTTCACTCGTAAAAGGCATATTTTCTTCTGGAATAATTAGTCCTAATGTCCCTTTTTGACCGCACCTACTACAAAATTTATCGCCTTGTGCTGGTATGCGTTCTTCACGTATTCTAATTTTAGCAATTCTAAATCCTTCTTCGCCTTCTGTAATAAATGCTTTGTCAACAAACCCTAATTGTCCTTTTTTTGGAGTAATTGATGCATCTATATATGTATCTGGATTAGCTAAATTATTTGTAACCTTTCCTATTACCACTTTTTTATCATCTAATGGTGTATTTTCAGTAATTAATCCGTTACTATCTAAATGCGAATATTCATAACCCGGCCTTTTTCCAATAACATTTAAGGTTTCAACATTTACAAATTTAGAGTCTACATTAGAACCCGCAACTTTTGTGCTTTCTTCGCGTGCTTCATACATATTAAAATAAGTCGTATTAAACATTCCACGATTAATTGAGCCTTCATTAAATAATATTGAGTCTTCCACATTATAACCGCCGTAACAACCAATGGCAACAATAGCATTTACTCCATACGCATGTTCTTCATTATAAATATATTTCAAATAACGACTTTTTACAAGTGGAATTTGTCCGTTATTTAAAACAACACCCATTTTATCAATTCGATTTTGATAATTTGTGTTATATAAACTAACACCTTGCTTACTTTGTCCACAAGAAAATAAATCACGCGGTAATTGATTGTTTTCTGGAAATACAATTTGGTTGCCCATAATACCTAAAAGTAATGATGGATGTATTTCAATATGCGTACTAAATTTAGTAATATTTTGAACATCCATTGCTATTAAAGATGATTCTGTTTCTGACGTATCAAGAAAGTCAATAATTCCACTTTTTTCCATTAAATAACCTAATGGATCATTAGGTCCAAGACTTTCCGAATTAGCATATAAATCTTTTAAATTAAAAAATACACTATTTAATTTTATAAAGTCATTCAAATTGATTGCTAGCTCTTTTTTATCTTTATTTAAGATAGTTAATGGATTAAAACCAATTAATAATTCGTTAAAATTATAGTCACGACTAAGTAATTTATTATAAATAAATGGATTATTATATGAAACTGTGCCATTCTTTAAATAGAAAACTGGTCTTGTTAATCTACCAGAATCACTATAAATATAAATGCTATCATCTTTAATAGACCAACTTATGCTTGTATAAATGGGTAGCAATCCAAGTCTGCGATAGTTTTTCAATAATTCTAGAACTTCAACTGGTTTGGTTATTATACCAACCCATGCACCATTTACAAAGACTTTTGTACATTGTGCAATATATTCAATAGTACATTCTGTTAATAACTCCATAAAAAATACTGTTCGCAATAACTCAATAATTGGTTTACTTGAATATCCACTAGTTATAGCACAACCAATAGACATATGTTTGTGTAACCCTACATTACCACCATCAGGTGTATCAACCGGGTCAATAATACCCCATTGTGTTGAATGTAATAAGCGTGGACCAATTATTTTTGCACTTGAATCAAGTGGTAAATTTAATTTGCGCAAATGCGATAAAAAAGAATTATACGATAAACGGTTTAAATCTTGAACGACTTCTAAACGTTTTGTGTGTTCTTCGGCTCCCCAATTTCCTTTAAATGCTTTTCTAAAACCATTTTCCAAAATGCGCTCTTTAAAATACTCAAAATAATTGTTTTCGATTAACCCTATAAAGTCGTTTTGATATATGCCTTTTTTATAATAATATTCTTTATCTATTTTTTGAAATATGTGTTTTTGTTGTAAACTATAATATTCTTTAAATAAGTCATATATAAGAGTTCCCGCGAGCTCAACACGTTTAAATTTAAAACTATCGCGATCTGTTGACAATTTGTCGTTTTTATATACTTGTAATAGTTCTTTGACCATATAACCCAAAAAGAACGCCTTATTAATAAAATTATTATCTCCAATGTGTGGTAGTAAATAATCCATCAATATTTCTAAAACATGCGCTAGCGTTTTACCTTTTGTAAATGTTGCCAAGTATTTTAAGGCAACTTCTTGATTAAAAATATTGCCAGTGTCGTGTATTGATGGAATAAAAAGCACTATATAATTTTCATATTTTTCTAAATCTAATAAACACATTTTAATAATTTCTTTGTCGCTCAAAATACCTAATGCTCGCATTAAAATAAATAATGGAACAGGTTTTCTTATATTAGGAACATTTACTACTATTTGCCCGTTATTATATTTAGTATCTGGACGAACTATTCTAATGCTTAATGTTCGTATTGGCTTAGAAGCGTCTTCTGATACTGATCTGATTTCTGCCGAATGACTATACAAATCATTAAAATCGGCTTTGACATACAACATATTATCCGCAAACTTTTCTTGACTTATTAAGACTTTTTCTTTACCATCAATTATGAAATAACCTCCATAATCATTTTTACATTCACCCATATTAAATTTAACTAATGGTTCAAGACCATTTAATATACATAAGTCAGAGTTTAACATAATAGGGAATTTTCCTAAATAGATTTTTTCTAATATGCTGGTTGTTTCTTTTAGCTCTCCTAGTTCATTGTTTATTTTATAAACAACTTCAACATCAATATGAATGGTTATAGCATATGTCATATTTCTTAGTCGAGCTTCATTTGGAAACATAAAATGCTCTCTGTGGTCATCATATATTATTGGTTTTCCATAATATATGCGTTTTCCATCAACGCCACCTATATATAATTCTGCCCTATAATTATACTCTTTTGTGGTGTCATTTTGCTCTTTCATAATCAATATTGGATTTTTTTCTTTAAAAATATTATGTATTTTATTGTTGAAAAAATCATTATATGACTCCAAATGATGTTTAACTAACAAGTTTGGATCATTTGTGAAAAATTTGTCAATAACTAGCCATGCTAATTCTTCGTGTGTAGCTATTTCTTGTTTATATTCTTGTTTATATGCTTTATTAGGTTTGTTGAGCATTTGATTTTCTTTGGCCTCTACTTTAGACTCTACTTTAGTAGACTCTATTTTAGACTCTACTTTAGTAGGCTCTATTTTATCAGGCATTTGCATCCGCAGGTCTTCTTTTTTGGACATTATTAATACTATTAATTAATAGTACTATTTTATATGTTAATCAATACTTATATAAATAACATAAATAGTACTATTAATTAATTTAAATTATTTGTATATAATTTAATATGCTAATCCACCTGAACTATAAGAAACTATTATTAACCCTAATATAATAAACATTAATATAAAAGGCAACAATACTAAAAACCACGAAATCTCTCTATATCCTGCTTTACATAGCGAATTTAATATAAAAGTCCAAAATAAAATATATGTTGCTTTAAATATAAACATTATATATGTATTTGGTAAATTACACTCATAAGCACCAACACAATATTTTGTTGTGTTGCCAAAATTTTGCACGGCAATTACAATAAAAACAATTACCGATATAGCTAAATATATAAATGCCGGACTACATAAATTCCTAAAATCTTTCACAAATTTGTTATAATACGCCATTTATTATATAATATAATATAATATAATAAAAAAAAGTATTTAAAAATAATTAATATTTTAAAAGTATTTAAAACTAATTCAAATGTGGTTGGACAGCAATACTAGAATCTGGTGCAGTCTGATTGCCCAAGAAATTATCATAAACATTGTTTATACCACCAGTTAAAGCATAATAAGCATTTTCAAAAGGTTGACTTAGTGCATTTACACCACCGCCCATCATGACTTTGCCCGTTAACGCTTTGTTTTTCTTATTAGAACACCCTATTTGAACTCGATTTGTAAATGTACGCTTTCTATATTTTTTAACATGTTTCCTATATTTTTTAACTGATTTTTTAACTGATTTTTTAACTGATTTTTTATATTTTCTTTTGGACGTTACCATTACTATAACTATATTAATAAATTACAGTAATATTTTAAATATTTTAAATATTTTAAATAATAACAAAATTGATATTATTTAACATATTAAATAATAAATAATAACTATTATTATATATTAATTATGATTGCTAATCCATTAATTGATGAATCAGATGAAAGTAAAAAAAATCAATTAAGTAAGCAGTTTATTGGTTATATTGATACTTATTTGACAACATTTTCACAATTAAGCGAGAAAAACATTCCAGAATTTGAAATCCGTTTTGGAACTAAAAAAATTAAAAATATTAATAAAGTGGATTTTTATAATATTATAAAAAGTTTGCTAAATTATGATTTTAAACTAAATAATGAAAACTATTATTTAAAAATTATGACTAATAGTTCTAATCAAATTAGAACGCAAATAACTGGATTACCAAACATTCAAAGTTATTGTAAATTAGATAATTTGTCAGGAATAGTAGATGAGCACAATCTTAGCTTTATTCAAAAAGACTATTTTAAAAAAGACCAATCTCAAATGGGTCCGTTGAATTTTGACGATTATAATTTTCGCGTAAGTTACCAAATAGAAAAGAATTACTCAAGAAACAATCCGTTAATTGAAGAAATGTATGGCCAATGGAATTCAATAAAGAAGATCTTTAGATATATTAAGCGTTATGAATATACTCACCCATCTTATCCCTTTCTAATTCATTGTTCTATTGTTAAAACATCTAAAACAAATAGAGGTCGACTTATGGAACAATTTAATATAAAAGACTCTGATGTATTTAACTCATTGGAAAATTTTGAAGTAGAAATTGAGTTAAATAATACTATTATTAATGCTAATAAAAGTCTATATACTAAAGAATTTTTATATACTAATTTACGTAAAGTTATTAAATATATATTAATTGGTCTTCAAGAAACAAATTATCCTATTAGTGTAAATGAAGAAGTTAATGTGCTAAAAGAATATTTAACCTTAGTAAAAGGTGCGGACCCCAATTATACACCAAATAGTAGTCTAAATGTAAATATTAGAGATTTTATTGGTCCATCCTCTAATACTTTGCAAATGATAAATATTTTACCTGAATCAGAAATTAATGATACAAATAGGTCTATACCAAATATTAGACAAAATTATACTGTTACAGACAAAGCGGACGGCTCTAGAAAATTGTTATATATTTCATATATTGGAAAAATGTATTTTATTTCTACAAATATGAGACTACAGTTTACTGGTTGTATTAGCACTAAAAAAGAGCTATTTAACTCAATTATTGACGGAGAACACATTTTACATGATAAAAAAGGCAATTATGTAAATACTTTTGCTTGTTTTGATGTATATTATTTTGGCGGAAAAAATGTAACAGGACTACCATTTATTAATTTAGAAACTAAAGAAAAACAAGAAAAACAAGAAAAACAAGAAAAACAAGAAAAACAAGAAAAACAAGAAAAACAAGAAACATTAGAACAAGAAAAACAAGAAAAACAAGAAACATTAGAACAAGAAAAACAAGAAAAACAAGAAAAGGAAGAAAGCGTTAAAAAAGATTATCGCTTAGTATTGCTAAAAAGTATGGTCGCATCATTAGATTTTAAAGCATTTACAGGAGTTAAAACAGTACCTCTTAAAATAATTGTAAAAAAATTCTATGGACCCCATATATTTAATGGATGTGCTACAATTTTAAACAATATTAATTCAGGTCTCTATGAATATAATACAGATGGACTAATTTTTACACCAGCAAATACAGGTGTAAACTCTAAAACAATTAATGTTAAGGCACCTAATTACAAAACCACTTGGAATGAATCGTTTAAATGGAAACCACCACAATTCAACACTATTGACTTTCTTGTGAGATTCAAAAAAAACGAATTTGGCGAAAACTATATTGGTTCACTAAATAATGATGGGACAAATTTAGAACATTATAGCCAAGTAAATAGTTATTATACTCTAATTTTAAATGTTGGTTTTGATGAGAAAAAACACGGCTACATTAACCCGTACAATAACATTTTAAATAATGAAATTAAGCGGGATTTAAAAGAAAGTTATGCTAATAGCTATAAACCATGTCGATTTTATCCGACAAGTCCAAGCGATATTAATGCCGGACTATGTAATATATTGGGAAAATATGACCATTCAAACAATTTTAAAATTTATACCGAAGAAGGTGAAGAAATTGAAGATGCTACTATTGTAGAATTTGCTTACGATAGTTCTAAACCCGAATTATGGCGCTGGCAACCACTACGCATTCGTTCTGATAAAACATCAGAATTGCGTTCAGGTTTTAAAAATTTCGGTAATGCTTATCATACAGCAAACGCAAATTGGCAATCTATTCATAATCCAATAAGTGAAGCTATTTTAACATCTGGAAATGGAGTAACAATAAATAACGATGACGATATATATTATAATAAAATTTCTAAAACATCCGAAACACAAGCGCTTCGTGATTTCCACAATTTATATGTTAAAAATATGTTAATTACTAATGTTTCCAAATCGGGCTATACACTAATAGATTATGCTGTTGGAAAAGGTGGTGATTTACCAAAATGGATTGGAGCAAACCTAAATTTTGTATTAGGACTCGATATAAGTAAAGACAATATTGAAAATAGATTAGATGGAGTTTGTGCGCGTTATTTAAATTATGCACAAAAGTTTAGTGTTATACCAAAGGCACTATTTTTACACGCAAATAGTTCAAAAAATATTAAAACTGGAGCTGCTTTTTATGATGAAAAGTCAAAACAAATAATGAAAGCTCTTTATGGAGAAGGCACTAAAAATGAGACCTTATTAGGAAAAGGTGTATATAACAATTTTGGAATAGCAAAAAATGGCTTCAATATTAGTTCAATACAGTTTGCTCTTCATTATATGTTTGAAAGCGAACCTGTATTACTTGAATTTATTAACAATTTAAAACATTCAACACTATTGGAAGGTTATTTCATCGGAACTTGTTATGATGGGCAAAAAATATTTAATATGCTAAACTCAACAACTAAAGATGATGCGCTAAGTATATTTAAAAATAGTAAAAAAATTTGGCAAATTACTAAAAAATATGACAATCCAGAGTTTAAAGATGATGAAACTAGTGTGGGTTATGCTATTGAAATTTATCAAGAAACCATTAATAAAACATTTAGAGAATATTTGGTAAATTTCAAGTATTTTATACATATTATGGAAAAAAATGGATTTGTGCTATTAACAGAAACAGAATATAAACAATTAAATTTGCCTAATAGTTATGGGTCATTTGAGCAACTCTATAATTTTATGACAACAGATTTAAAAAAGAATAATCATTTATTAAAAAAAATCGGAACGGCAAATGCGTTAAGTGATGAAGAAAAGCAAATTTCGTTTTTAAATAATTATTTTGTATTTAAAAAAATTCGCAATGTACATAATAGTGACGATTTATTGGAAAATAGTGAGTTATTAGAAAAAGAGGAAGCAAATGAAACCATGAATGAATTTGACACATTAGATAAAGAATTAGAAGAAAAACAAGCAATTAAACTGAAAGAAAAGTCTAAAAAATTGGCTGAAAAATATTTGCTTGAAAATCAAGACTTAGACACAGACTTAGAAAATAGAATGGAAAAATCATTACCTGATGTTGATTCAACAGTTATACCAACGCCTATGAATGTAAAAATTACAAACCGAGTCAAACTAACTAGTGATGAAAAAATTAAGATTGCGGAAGAAAAGAAAAAACTTAAACTTGAAGAAAAATTAAAGTCTCAACAAGAAAAGAAAGCATTAAAAGAAGCAGAAAAAACTAAGAAGTTAGAAGCAAAAAGCAAAAAATAACTGACTGACATATTTAAATTAACTAAATTTGAATAATAGTAATTTGAATTATTATATATATATATATTAAAATGTATACAAGATTAAATGAGGTTCAAGTTGAGAAGGCGCCACAAACAATGAATATGGCCGAGGCAAAGAAAGCTACGGAGGAAGGACTTAGAAACGCGGAGAGATTGATGCGTGAGAAGCTGGAAAAACCAGAGTCGTTTTTACAAAAAGGATTGAATTATACATATAAATCCTTAATAAGCACAGGCCCTCGTACTATGGACGGAAGAGTTACAGAGTTAGGAAAAGCACTAAAACAGCTAGTATCAAATGTAAAGAGGAAAAGTTTAGGTATACCCGAGGGTCTTGCGGAGATGGGCTTATTGAAGCTAAGAGATATTAAATGGTATATTATAAAACAAAATAGAGGAAAACAATTAGCTATTGCCGAAGTTGATGTGAGCCCTGCCGATAAAGTAATTAAACTATTTACTACAGGCATAAATGATGATGATACAAAAAATTTTGAACATAGAGTTGATGAAAGGTATATAGGTTCAAACGAACACACCTTATTATATCATAACATATCAGAAAATGAATTAACTAGTGCAGGAAAAAATAGTACCGATTTTTTTTATGAACCAGTCATTTATAAATATATAAATTATGCACTAGATGCCACTATAGAGTTCGGTTACAACGAGCTGAAACGCAATGTTAGACACTTTAACTTTCCTAAAGATATTGAATTACGTTATATAATAAAAGTCAAAGCTCTAAAGTTTGATAAAGATAATAATAAGCTTAGTGTAATTTTTATTTACAGCACAGAGAAAGACTCTGAAGGTTTGGTAGGCATTGGGGATGGTAACCAAAATATTGTAAAAAATAATGTGTACGATCTCGATTGGGTAAATGGCTACGCTGAATACGATAAAAAACCGCCGCGTGGTGGTAGAAGAAAATTCTCGAAAAGAAGAAAATTATCAAAAAGAAGAAAATTATCAAAAAGAAGAAAATTATAGATTTACTTTATTCGTCTTATATTTGTTGTAAAAAAGAAAAGGAAAAGTAAACATTGTTAATCGTTCATTTTTATTTTATATATTTTATAAACATATAAACATATAAAACTATAACTTATTATTAGCAAACCATAAGTAATGACTTATTTAAATTTACCAAATCTAAATAATAGTAATTTAGATTTTAATATATTATATAAGCATCAAGTTAAAAATACTATAAATTGTGAAAATACTATAAATGGTGAACCCATTACTTCAACTATTATATGTCCTTCATTATATAATTATTTAATAATATTGAAACAAGTTATTAATGTTTATTCAGAATATTGGGATATTGTCAAAAAATTAACAAATCCATATGAATATATACATACAAGCGTTCCTAATTACAAATTTTCGTTATGTAAATATAAGCCCTTATCTCGTGCATTTTTTAAAATGATAGAAATAGTGGATACCTTTAGTTTTTTAACCGAAAAAACAAAAATTAAATCATTTCATTTGGCAGAAGGACCAGGTGGATTTATTGAAGCATTTAATTATATAAGACATAATAAAGAAGATTTATATTATGGTATGACACTGTTAAGTGATGATATAAATATTCCATCTTGGAAAAGAGCATCACAATTGTTAAATAATAATCCTAATATTATTATTGAATATGGTGCTTCTAAAACAGGTGATTTATTTTTGAAAGAAAATTTAACTTATTGTTATAAAAAATATAGTAATTCCATGGATTATATTACAGGAGATGGTGGATTTGATTTTTCAAATGATTTTAATAATCAAGAAGACATATCATTTAAGCTAATATTGTCACAAATATTTTTTGCGCTAATAATGCAAAAAACGGGCGGTAATTTTATATTAAAAATGTTTGATATTTTTAAATATAAAACATTGGAAGTTATATATTTGTTATGTAATGTATATGAAAATGTATATATATTTAAACCAAATACTAGCAGAATTGCTAATTCTGAAAAATATATAATATGTATTAATTATAAAAATAATAACAAAAAAATTATAACAAATATTATAGAAAACTTTGATTTAATTATAAATAATATTGATAACATTTCAAGTCTATTTAGTATTCCACTAAATAAACATTTTCTCACAAAAGTTCAGGAAATTAATGCAATATATGGAGAACAACAATTAGAAAATATAAGTGCTACATTAAATTTGATAAAAGAATTAAAAGCATTAAATATTAAGTATAACTTAATGAATAATGAATATTCGGCACTATTCAAATATTTACACGTTCATAATAAATTACTTAGTGTTAATAAGTGCTTAATAAATGAAATATATAATGGACAAACTGATCATAATAATGAAAATAGTGAAGATACATCAAAAAACAGTATGCTAATAAAATATCATAGTTCTAATGACAATGTTAATGAATATTTTACTAAATTAAACAATATTGTTATTGCTAATATTCATAAATCTATAAATTGGTGTAAAAAACATCAATTTGCAATAAATAAAGAGTTTATTTGTTATTAAATTATTTCAATATATTAATACGTTTCCTACGTATTGTAGCTGGCTCATTTATACATCCAATACATACTGGGGTAGGGTTGTTTAGTAAATTTTTCAAACTAGCACATTGTTGGAGAGACATTGTAGACGGGCAATTATTAATTGTTACTCTTTTATTACATTGCACGCCGTCCATACAACCATATTTTAAACTATGTGTTCTAGAGCTAGAACTAACAGGGCCTTGTGTTTGAAATTTTTTATTTGACGGATTATAGGTCACACATGTTGTAACATTATTACACAGTCTTGTTTGTGTTCCGCTCTCTTGTTGTGATGGCAAATTTTGATTATAAGTTTTACATTTTTTATATAAATATTCTCGGGCTGATGAACTATAGTCTTCATCTAAAACTGTAGTTGCTCTTTTAATTACTAATGAGGCAGGACATAAGTCACTAGTGCAATCAGTTAAAATATCAAAATTTGTTAGTATATTTAAATTAGAATTTTGCGCAAGACTAGTACAGTCATTTTCATTAATTTTTGAATGAATAGTACCACCTGGTTTATCTAAAGCGTTTATTAGCGACAATTTGCTATAAGTAGAAGATGCCGAATCAATATTAGTATATTGTTTTCTATAGTGTTTAATTGGATTAGCATTAAATTTATATTTTTTTATAGGACAATCCTCATTCCAAGGAATATAATTTGAACTATTTGTAGCATTGTCATTTTTAATATTTTTAGGAATAATTGTTACTACATTATTTTTTACGTCTTTCCAAGATTGATAATACTTTGAAATTCGCAGTCTCATAATAATATATTAAAATATTATTATTAAAATATATTATTATTAAAATATATTATTATTAAAATATATTAATATTTCAATATTTTGTTATTATAACTTATAATATATAATATATAATGGTAAGTTTATTAAAATATATAAATTTACGTGATCCTAATGACAGACTGTTAGTTTATTCATTACTTATTTTAAAAAACTTACTTATACTATCTTTAATAGCACTAATTTTTATGTTTTTTGTTTCATTCTTTACTAAAGCAAATAATGAGAAAATAATTGAAGGTAATTTGTTTAAAAGTGATGCGCAAAAACGACGAGAAGCTAAAGAAAGAGAGGAGCGGCTTTGGCGGGATTATTTCTATTGTTTGCATCCAACATTAGCAAATGCATGGGATTGTCGCAATGCATATATTCTTTCAAATGAGCATTTGACACAAGGTTTGAAGGATAAATCAGATAATTTGGGAAATGTTACTCGTAAAGAGGCTTCTAGTGCAACAACAACCAAAAACAAAGGAATAACAACAAATATTAATGCTGATTTAAAAAAATTTTAAAATATTTATTGTATATTTATTGTATATTTATTGTATATTTATTGTATATTTATTGTATATTTATTGTATATTTATTGTATATTTGTTAAAATATATTATAACATTATATTATAACGTTATAATATAATATGCCCGGTCTAACAGGAGTAGCAAGAACTGATAGCCAAAGATGTGTTATAGATGCAATGGGTGGAACTACACATAATTATAGATATTGTATTAAACCGCCTCCTACAAATTATATGACTAGGGGTGGACCACTAAGTATGGTAAATGTTGGAAGAGTAATTAATGAAATAACAAAGTATGTTGATTATTTAATAGTCAAACCAGATACTGCCACTAGAGACGACTGTTATGAACAAAAACCAACAGGTAACTATATACCAGTTCTCGGTAATAAATATATATTAAAAACAGGTTTAAAATGTATTCCCGTAAATCCATTTACAGGAAAAACAATATGTAATCCTGCAGACAATAGTCCTATAGAAAAAACCTTATATAAATATATAAATAATGTGAGTGATGGTAGCAATTTTATAACAGGTGGTGGTGAAAATGCTGGTGGAAATGGTTTATTACCATCGATTGCTGGTAATATAGGAACATTAGCAACAAATATTGTTGGTGTTGCTGATTCATTTTCTCAAGAAACCAAGCCATATTGCATGGAAACACAAATGAGCTGTCATATTGTGGCTGGCCCAGATTCAGTACAAAATTACAGTGGTCCTAGCCCAGGTGGACTATTTTTTTCACTAGCTGATTTACGAGAGATGAAAGCGGATGCTTTTGCATATAATATTAAACCAATTATTCCAAATGATAATGCTGTTATAAGAAATTGTATAAGTGGATCAACTTTTAGAAATATTAATGAAAATACAGATGGTGAAGATATAATAAATATTATAAATAAAAATATTATAGACCAAAATGATGATAAACTTATATTTTCATCAAATATAGAAGATTGGATGAATATTAATAACAGCGGTCTAGATTTTAATGATTCAACATTAGTTAAAACATATTATTTGGGACTATCATTATTAATGGTATTAATAATGTTTAAAATGTTATACGGTAAACAAAAATAAAATAAGATAAGATAAGTTTAAGTATTTAAGTATTTAAATAGTTATATACTAAATTATTGCTATTATTATTATTTATTTCGCCAGATAATATACTGTCTTCATACATTTTACGCAATATAGTATTTGGTGCCTGTGAGCCAAGTTTTATTAATCCTTTTTCGCGCAAATAGTTTTTAATAGTTTGAATGTCTTCTTGCTTTAATTTTTCAATCTCTCTTTTAATTCTCTTTTGTGTGTCTCTATTTTTAATCAATACTCCGATTTGTCTTTTGTCCTTATTTTTGCCTAATTTGTATTTATATGTTTTTGTTGTAATACAAAGTTTGGGAATATGCGCTGTTTCATTATATTGAAAGTCTTGCACTTTTGTATCAGGAACAGGACTAACACCAGCACCCTGTTCTGCATTAGGAACAACTTCATTGCTAACTTGTGCTTTTGTGTTGTCTAATAATTTATCCATGTTGTTTAACATTTTATTTTTACTATCAATTAAATCAATAAAATTTGATTCTTTATTTTCATTAGTTGAGAGATTAGTAACAGGCAATACAACTATTTGAGGTTGTAATTGAGCTTGAGCTTGAGGTTGACAACGAACTTGAACTTTAGGAGGATCTACTATTTCTGGTATAACAAGTTCTTCAGAACAAGTTGATTGTTCTTCAGTATTATACTTATTATAGAAAGCACTATGGTCAAAAGATTTATTATTTTCAAGAACAATTTTCAATCTCTCTCTAGTTCCATGTTCACCAACTTTCTTTGTTTTAACTAACTCTCTAAATGTTGGCTTCAAACCATTTTTCAAACATCCATAACTAGGCTCTTTATTTGATGTATATACTAAATGATCAGTTGGTATATCAATATGAACGTCCAAGTTAGAAACTTTAAGGGTTTTCTTTTTCTTTTTATCTTTATTTTTTTTGGCTAAATCATGTAAGAAAGTGAGAGATTTGTTGAATTCTCTCTCAAAATCGGTTGTTTCTAAAGTATTTGAGTCAAATAAGTCGGGAGCTTGAGTTTCTAATGCTTTAGCTTTGGCTTTAGAGTCATCTATTTTTTCTACTTCTTTATTTTTTTGATAATCTTTCACTTTTTTTAATAGCTCTTTCTTTAATTTATTAGATTTTAGTGCTTGATTAGCATCTTGCTGTGGTTTTATTTTTCTCTCTTTTAAAGTTTTTTTCTTGCCCGGAAATTTAAAAGCATCCGGGTTAATTGTTATTATTTTTTGAGTAGACATAATAATATTAAACTAATATTTAAAAATAGTGTTATAAACATAAATAGTTGACCATATATACTTAAATATTAATACTTAAATACAAATTTTTGAATTTTATTATTTATTATTTTATAAAATTGATTAATATTTAAAGCTTATTTGCTTAATAATATTATGTCTTCTAACACTGATGATGCGTCAAATGTTAATGATTCAAATATTAATGATTCGGAAACTCCATGGATTTTCATTGAGTCATATTTCAAACAAAAACATTTAAAGCAATTAGTAAAGCATCAGCTAGAATCATATAATTATTTTGTAAATAATCAAATACAAAATACTATTGGTATGTTTAATCCATTAATTATTAGTTCAGACCATGATTATATTAAAGAATTAAATTTACAAAGGCTTGAAATTGAAATCAATTTTGAAAATCTATCTATTTATCGTCCTCAAATTTATGAAAATAATGGGTCAACAAAAATTATGTTTCCACAAGAAGCACGGTTGCGTAATTTCTCGTATTCGGCAGCTATGACAATTGATTTGGATATTAAGTATACTGTGCGTAATGGTGAAAATTATAAAAATGTTGTTAACTTTCAAAAGAAAATTAAAAACATACATATTGGAAAAATTCCGATTATGCTTAAATCCGACTTATGTGTATTAAATCAATACAAACATTTAGATCATAATGAAACAGGCGAATGTTACATGGACCCAGGTGGATACTTTATTATTAATGGTTCTGAAAAAACATGCATAGGACAAGAACGCGCAGCCGAAAACCAAATTTATTGCCACAATATTGAGAAAAATAACAATAAATGGTCGTGGATGGCGGAAATGAAATGTATTCCAGATTGGAAGTGTATTTCTCCTAAACAAATCACGATTTACATGGCATCTAAGAATAATGGGTTTGGTTTTCCGCTTTATTTACAAATTCCACGTATTAAAATTCCTATTCCGCTATTTGTAATTTTCAGGGCTTTCAATATTATTAGTGATAAAGAAATTTGTGAATTGATTGTGTTAAATATTGAAAATGTTAATATGAAAAAAATGTTAGAAGCATTAAGAGCCTCTATTATTGATTCAAACAAGATTATGACACAAGAGTGTGCTATTAAACACATTGTTAACAATGTGATTTATACTCCTATGAATATGGATAAAGAAACTGGTTCAAAGAAAAAATACCATTTTGCGATGGAAGTATTAAACAATGACATATTTCCACATTGTAAAACCGAAAAACAAAAAATTTACATGCTTGGTTATATGACAAATATTTTGCTACAAACATCATTTGGTTGGTTAGAAGAAGATGACCGTGATTCATATTCTAATAAGCGTATTGATTTAACTGGATCGCTATTGAATAATTTACTGCGAAATTATTTTAATAAACTCGTTAAAGATATGAAAAAACAGATTATTAGGGAAATTAATAATGGTTCGTGGAAATCGACCGATGATTATGAAAATATTATTACAAAAACTAATATATATAAAATCATTAAGTCTACAACAATTGAAAATGGTATTAAACGAGCATTAGCTACTGGTGATTTTGGTATTAAACAAGTTAATAGCAACAAAGTTGGCGTGGCACAAGTGCTAAATCGTCTTACCTATATTTCTAGTTTAAGCCATTTGCGCCGCATTAATACCCCTATTGATAAAAGTGGAAAATTAGTTCCGCCGCGCCGCCTTCATAATTCAACTTGGGGATTTTTATGTCCCGCCGAAACACCAGAAGGACAATCAATTGGTATTGTAAAAAATATGGCATATTTAGCACACATTACAATTAATTCAAACAGTTCTGGACTATATGAATACATTTTACCAATTATTGAGTCAATCGATACTTATAGTGGTTCATATAAAGAATTATATGATTATGTCAAAGTATTTATTAATGGAACATGGGTTGGAGTAACAAAAGATCCTAAACAAGTATATGCTAACTTAAAAGAAAAAAAATATAAGGGCATTATTAACATTTACATTTCTATTATCTTTAATAGTAAATTGAAGGAAATTCGTGTTTGTAATGATGCTGGTCGTATTTGTAGGCCGCTCTTAAAAATTAAAAATAACAAACCAATTTATGACTCTACTATTGTTAAACAAGTTCAAAGCGGAGAGCTCAGCTGGGATGATTTATTAATTAGTATTAAACTGGAAGATTCAGTTATTGAATATGTTGATTCATATGAACAAAATAATGCATTAATAGCAATGAAAATTAGTGATTTAAATAGTAATAACAGTAATAATAGTAATAACAATTCTATTCATCATTATAGTCATTGCGAAATTCATCCAAGCACAATATTTGGAATTTTAGCTTCATGTATTCCATTTCCCGATTCTAATCAATCACCTAGAAATACATATCAGTGTTTAGATGTTAATACACCTGTATTAATGAAAGATAATAGTTATAAGCTAATAAAAGATATTAATGTTTATGATTGTGTCCAAACATTTGATCCAAAAACTATGAAAACAAGTTTTACAAAGGTTGTAAATCAATATGTTAGACTAACCGAAAAACAAATGTATAATGTAACAAGTTATTCTGGAAAATCATTTAATGCTACATTTGACCATAAATTTATGACCTATAATGGGTGGAAAGAAGTTAATGAAATGGTTGTGGATGTTGATTTAATTGGTATTAAACCAGATGTTGCCATATTGTCTAATATAGTTGCTAGCAAAGAACTAATTTTAGATAGTAAAAATTTTAAATTAATTTTAACTAATTTAAGGGTAAATGAGAGTCTTATTAGCAAATATAGCAACACTTTAACTAAACTTGGACTATTACCATTATATAATAATAATGTAAAGATTCCAATATTAGCACGTGTATTTGGATATGCCTTAACAAATAGTAAATTAGTATATGATGACTATAATAACACATTTATGATTACGCTGAATTTTAAAAGCGTATGTGACTTAGACCTTTTCGAGTTAGATATTGAAGAGTTGGGTTTTGCTAAAACAAAAAGTAAAACAAACAACTTAATTCAAGACAATGAGACTAATTCTGTTAAGCCACTAAGTGTATATTATAAAGGTGTGTTTGCTTGTATGCTACAAGTGTTGGGATTAAATAGTGCTATTCCAGATTGGATCAGTGAAGGGTCCGATTTAGTAAAGCGCGAATTCTTGTCAGGGGTTCAGGGTGGATGCGGCGGTGCAATCAAGTATAAAAAAGACAATGTTTGCTATTGTGACCCTTTAATATTTCATAAAAATACTAACTTAAAGCAAGACTTAATAAAACTTATTACTACTATTTCACAGTTATTTAGCTATTTTCGAATTGCTAATAGTCCATTTTATAAAAATCAAAATTTTCAAAATTATCAAAATGTGCATAATGATTTAACACACACAAGTGCTAGTTCTACAGATTATACAGACTATACTGAAGTTGGACTACAAATCGACAATGAAGAATCAAACTTAATTAAAAACAATAGTGTAATTGGTTACAAATATGATAATTATAAAAATACTAGAAGCGCAGCAATTGTAGAATATTTATGCTATAAACAAAGCGCATATTATGACCCTAAAGTTAGCCCAGATTTAGACACCTTTGTTAATAAGTGTAAATTTATTAATGATGCTTTATTTATTCCAATATTAACCAAGACAAAAATAGACAATGTTCTTATTTCAGATATTACAACACAGTCCGAAAATCACAGCTTCTTTATTAAGGGTGGATTTATGACACACAATAGTGCTATGGGAAAACAAGCAATTGGTGTGTATGTAACTAACTATGATAATAGAATGGATAAAACAGCATATGTGTTAACATATCCAATGCGTCCATTAGTAGAAACACGCGTAATGAATATTATTAAATTAAACAACATTCCATCTGGTCAACAAGTAATTGTTGCGATTGCTAGTCATAGTGGGTATAATCAAGAAGATTCATTGCTCTTTAATAAAGGCGCAATTGACAGAGGACTATTTTTGGCAACTATTTATCATACAGAAAAAGATGAAGACAAAAAATTATTTGGAAATGAAGAAATTAGGTGTAGACCAGATAAAAGCAATACAAAAAATATGAAATTTGCTAATTATGATAAGCTAGATGCAAATGGAATCATTAAAGAAAATACATTAATTGAAGATAGAGATATTATTATTGGAAAAGTGTTACCAATTAAGGAAAATAAAAATGATTTTACAAAAACAATGAAACATAGTGATGAAAGTATTTCATATAGAACACATGAAGAAAGTTATGTTGATAAAAATTATATTGAAACAAATGGTGATGGATACAATTTTTGTAAAGTTCGCATTCGTAATTATCGTAAACCAGTAATTGGTGATAAGTTTTCAAGTCGTCATGGACAAAAAGGCACAATTGGTAATATTATTCCGGAAGAAGATATGCCATTTACAGCATACGGATTAAAACCCGATATTATTATTAATCCACACGCTATTCCGAGTCGTATGACTATTGCGCAATTAAAAGAAACACTATTAGGTAAAGTATTATTACAACTAGGATTGTTTGGTGATGGAACTAGCTTTGGAGAATTTGAAATTTCTAGCATTATTGACAAACTTAATGATTTAGGCTATGAATCAAAAGGTAATGAACTAATGTATAACGCACTAACTGGAGAACAGCTAACAATGAATATATTTATTGGACCAGCGTTTTATCAACGCCTTAAACACATGGTAAATGATAAGCAACATAGTCGCTCTATTGGACCTATGGTTAATTTAACACGGCAACCAGCCGAAGGTCGTGCTCGTGATGGTGGACTACGATTTGGAGAAATGGAACGTGACTGTATGATTTCACACGGAGCATCACGCTTCACAAAAGGGAGAATATTTGATGCTTCAGACGCATATAGCACATTTGTATGCTCTAAATGTGGTTCTATTGCTGCTTTTAATAACAAAGAACACATTCATTATTGTAATATGTGCTCTAATAGGAGTGATTTTAAATATATTGAAATTCCATATGCGTGTAAGCTAATGTTTCAAGAGTTAATTACTATGAATATTGCGCCTCGCATTTTATGTGAATAAATTGAAAACTTAAAAAAATTATTTAAACTAATTATTTAGCAATTTTATTTATATTTTTTTTATATATTTTAATATATATTTTTTATAACATTATATTAATATATTAATGATTAATTATACTAGAGCCAATTTAGGAACTTCTAATGGAGCCGCACCATTAATGTTTGAACCAATGAATGGCGGCAATGAACGAGCTTTAACACGAAAATATTTAGCAAGAGCATTTGGAAATATGAACAACAGTGGTTTAACTACTTCACCATTATTATACAATAAAAATATACTAGGACCCTTTAGAACGGCTTTTAATGCTGGTGATGTTATAACAAACAATATTGAAGATACAAACAGCAAGTATGGAATAATGCCAAATCAAGTAGGAGGAAATAATTTATCAAGGCTACAAAGAAAAGGAGATGGAAAATCAGGACAAACAGGAAATGCTATGTATTCAGGAAATACAAAATTTGTTCATGATGGTTCAGATTATATTAGATTTAAAAAATTACAAGCTCTCAATAAAACATATGATGATAAAAAGTTTGGTGGAGCAGAAAATAATCAAGCAACAGCGGCTCTATATAGAGTTCGCAAGTAAATTATATAATTTTTTTTTGATTCTTTTTTATATTTTATATTTTATATTTTATATTTTATATTTTATATTTTATATTTTAATTCTTTTATTTTAAGTATTATTTAAATAAAACTTAAAATAAATATTTATAATATAAATATGAGTGATTCAACAGTTTTAGAAAGTGACACTATGCTTGAACCTATTCAAGAAGTTGTAACAGAAGTTGTTGAAGAAGTTATATCAGAACCTATTATTGAACCACTTCAAGAAGTTGTGCCTGAAGTTGTGCCCGAAGTTGTATCTGAAGTTGTGCCTGAACCTGTTCAAGAAGTTGTATCAGAAGTTGCGCAAGAACCACTTCAAGAAGTTGTGCCTGAAGTAGTGCCTGAAGTTGTATCAGAAGTTGTGCCTGAACCTGTTCAAGAAGTTGTATCAGAAGTTGCGCAAGAACTACTTCAAGAAGTTGTGCCTGAAGTAGTGCCTGAAGTTGTATCAGAAGTTGTGCCTGAACCTGTTCAAGAAGTTGTATCAGAAGTTGCGCAAGAACCACTTCAAGAAGTTGTGCCTGAAGTTGTGCCCGAAGTTGTATCTGAAGTTGTGCCTGAACCTGTTCAAGAAGTTGTATCAGAAGTTGCGCAAGAACCACTTCAAGAAGTTGTGCCTGAAGTTGTGCCTGAAGTAATGGCTGAAGTTGTGCCTGAAGTTGTATCAGAAGTTGCTCCCGAAGTTGTATCAGAAGTTGTGCCTGAAGTTGTATCAGAAGTTGTGCCTGAAGTAGTGCCTGAAGTTGTATCAGAAGTTGTATCAGAAGTTGTATCAGAAGTTGTATCAGAAGTTGTGCCTGAAGTTGTGCCTGAAGTTGTATCAGAAGTTGTATCAGAAGTTGTATCAGAAGTTGTATCAGAAGTTGTGCCTGAAGTTGTGCCTGAAGTTGTATCAGAAGTTGCTCCCGAAGTTGTATCAGAAGTTGCTCCCGAAGTTGTATCAGAAGTTGCTCCCGAAGTTGTGCCTGAAGTTTTGCCTGAAGTTGTGCCTGAAGTTTTGCCTGAAGTTGTGCCTGAAGTTGTGCCTGAAGTTGCTCTAGAACCTGTTCAAGAAGTTCTTCCTGAAGTTGTATCAGAAATTGTATCAGAAGTTGTGCCTGAAGTTGTGCCAGAAGTTGCGCAAGAACTCGATCAAGAAGTTGTGCCAGAACCTGTTCAAGAAGTTGTTCCTGAAGTAGTGCCTGAAGTTGCTCTAGAACCTGTTCAAGAAGTTCTTCCTGAAGTTGTATCAGAAATTGTATCAGAAGTTGTGACTGAAGTTGTATCAGAAGTTGCGCAAGAACTCGATCAAGAAGTTGTGCCTGAAGTTGTATCAGAAGTTGCACAAGAACCCGATCAAGAAGTTGCGCCTGAAGTTGTATCAGAAGTTGTATCAGAAGTTGTGCCTGAAGTTGTATCAGAAGTTGTGCCTGAAGTTGTATCAGAAGTTGTGCCTGAAGGTGTGCCTGAAGGTGTGCCTGAAGTTGTATCAGAAGTTGCGCAAGAACCCAATCAAGAAGTTGTGCCTGAAGTTGTATCAGAAATTGTATCAGAAGTTGCGCCTGAACCCGATCAAGAAGTTGTGCCTGAAGTTGTATCAGAAGTTGCGCCTGAAGTTGTATCAGAAATTGTATCAGAAGTTGTGCCTGAAGTTGTATCAGAAATTGTATCAGAAGTTGTGCCTGAAGTTGTATCAGAAGTTGTGCCTGAACCCGATCAAGCAGTTGTTCCTGAAGTTGTATCAGAAGTTGTGCCTGAATCAGCTCAAGAAGTAGTAGTAGAACCCGTTCCTGAACCCGTTCATGAACCCGTTCCTGAACCCATTCCTGAACTAACTGAAGAAGTTGTTCCTGAACCAGCTCAAGAAGTAGTAGTAGAACCCATTCCTGAACCATCTGAAGAAGTTGTTCCTGAACCATCTCAAGAAGTAGTAATAGAACCCATTCCTCAACCAACTGAAGAAGTTATTCCTGAACATGTTCCTGAAGTAGTAGTAGAACCAGTTCCTGAACCATCTCAAGAAGTAGTAGTAGAACCCATTCCTGATCTAACTGAAGAAGTTGTTCCTGAACCAGCTCAAGAAGTAGTAGTAGAACCCATTCATGAACCAGCTGAAGAAGTAGTAGTAGAACCCGTTCCTGAACCCATTCCTGAACCTGTTCCTGAAGTAGTAGTAGAACCCATTCATGAACCAGCTGAAGAAGTAGTAGTAGAACCCGTTCCTGAACCCATTCCTGAACCAACTGAAGAAGTTGTTCCTGAACCAGCTCAAGAAGTAGTAGTAGAACCCGTTCCTGAACCCATTCCTGAACCAACTGAAGAAGTTATTCATGAACCCGTTCCTGAACCCGTTCCTGAACCCATTCCAGAAGTTGTGCCAGAAGTAGTAGTAGAACCCGTTCCTGAACCCGTTCCTGAACCCATTACTGAACCTGTTCCTGAAGTAGTAGCAGAACCCATTCAAGATCAAACTCCAAAAATTATAATTAAAGAAATTTTAAATGAAATTATAGAAACAGTTATAATACCAAGACCTAACAAAGTAAAGAAACCAGTAAGTAATAAAAAAAAAATTAAGTATCAAAAAACATTTTATTTTTTTGATAAAATATCAAAAATGGGTATGAAATTATTTTAATTTCTACAAATTAACTTTTATAATATTAATTTTAATATTATAAAACTAATATTATAAACACATATTATAATAAAATGCTACAATTTTCAAAACAAATGCCTTCAAATGGTTCAAATGTTTCGGATAGAACAAACACATTTAGTTTAGGAAGAAATGCTTTTAGTAAAAATATAAATAACACACATCTAATAAGTAATATGAATAAAAATATTGATTATAGTTCTGTATTAAATAAACAATCATCTATTGTTTACGGAAAACCATTAAATAATGTTAGCAGTGATTTAAGAATACAAAGACTTAGATTAACAACTATTGGAAGTGCTTCCATAAAACTCAAGAATAGTCTTGACAACATACATTTAAATGGAAAAAATAGCGACAACAATTATGTAAATAATGTTGTAACACGTGTAAGAGGAGGAGGAAGTATAGCACCAAAAAAAGGTAAGTAAATGTATTTTATAACATTTTATAACATTTTATAACATTTTATAACATTTTATAACATTTTATAACGTCTTTTTTAATATTAATAAAAATTCTGTGTTTGTGCCACATGTTTTTAATGGCTTTTTATCTTTAACACTAAAACCCTTGGCTTTAGCAATTGTTATTACTTCAGCAACACTAGGAATATATAAATTAATTACCTGTTTTCGCACAGCATTAGTTTGTAAATTAGTAAATTTTTCATTATAGCAAGAAAAAGGCGGTTTTTCTATATCATCAATAGTATTATTTACAATGTTATCTTCCTTATTAGTCATAATTTTATTATCTAATACTTGATATTCTGAAATATATTCTAATGTATTATTAATTTTAATAATGCTTATTTCAGGCTTTTTATGCTCAATCGCATTTTCACTATTATATAATACTGTTTCGTCGGTTTGCGATACTATAAATGGTTTAAAATTGTCTTTATTTACTATATGTATTATAATTAATCCATCAGCATTTAATAATAAATTACTTTTTTCAAAAAAGAGTTCTTTATCCTTAAAAGTATAAAATGTTTTATTTAAACATATTAAATGTGTAAAACTATTATACTCAAATAAATTATTTTGTAAAAAGTCTCCATTAATAAATTCACAATTAGCATATTGTAACTTTGCTTGTTCAATCATAGCCGCTGATTTATCCAAACCAATAACATCATATTTCATTTTATCAAGCATATATACGTGATAACCGGTTCCACAACCAATATCTAATAATTTTACAAACTTATTATTTTTAGCATAATTTATTATTATTTTTAACTGTTCTATATTACATTCTTTATTGCTATGTACTAAGTCATAATATTTGACATAAAAAGCGTCATAAACAGCATCATCATATTTACTCTCAAATTTGTTTCCCGATGTCATATCTTCATAATTTTCATATGATACATTAGTTTTATGATTATTTAACAAAACTATAAATAACAGTATTAGGAAAAATAAGAAAAGTTTATGTAATAAACTTAAGTTCATTAAATCTTTATACGATTTATAAATTATTTTATATAGTTTCTCTCCATCAATGTTATTCATGTTATTAATATTAATATAGTATAACAATATATTATTATATTGTTAAAACTAATAAAATATTATGTTTTATTTGTAAAAAAATTACCGCCACTTTAATTAAAGTGCGTAATGGATAAAGGAACGAATATTAAAGGGACGACTATTAAAGGAACGACTGATAATACTAATGACTCAAGAGAGAATTGCCTAATAAATGATGTTCGTGACTCATTTAAGAATATTACATTTTCAAAATTTCAAAAATCAAAAGCTCGTTCTGAATTAATAAAAAGTTTATGTGATGAAAAAATAGAAAATGCGTGTTATTGGAGCGCCGAGTTTATATGCAGCGGACATTATTTAGAATTATGGGATATTATATTATATTTTGTGTATAAATATATACATAATGGTAATCCTAAATTAGCACTATATTTAAATATGCGTTATAACAATTTTGAGACAATAATAAATAATGGTTATGGTCAAAATATATTAGTATTACGAAATAATGATAAAATAAGGAGGTTATTTTGCGAAATAATATGTGTATTATGTTATTCATTAAAGAAAAATGTTATATGTGAAATAAAACTGGATAAACACGAGTCATTTGATATAGCATCTATGAGCGAACGATTTAAAGCACCAAATGTAAGTTATATAGAATATATTTTAAAAGATGATGACCCAAAAGAGTTAATAATTCCTATAAATGAATTAGTATATAATTTAATAAATAAAAACATAATTAATGTCTACTATTGGCTTGAATGGATTATAGAATATGAAAATATTTGTAAAAAAAAGAAAAAAAAATGTGCTTGTGAAAATAGGAGTTTTGCTCCAAAAGGAAGTACTCATGATATTATATGGATAATATGGGATATTTTACTATATTATAGTGACCCTTCATTAACTAGTAGAACATATAATATTCATAACAACAATAACAATAGTAACAATAGTAACAATAGTAACAATAGTAACAATAATGAAATTAAATATAAAATAATAAAAAGTTTACTGGAATTATTTGTTATAAAATATAGCAACAATGTTAAAAAAAAGAGAAAATATATTATGTATTTTGCTTTCGCCTTATTAATAGAACAAAATCCTTTAAATAGTGCACTTATTACACATCCTGAAAAAATAGAAGCAATTGTATCGAAAATAGACAATGTATATAAAGATATAAAGAAGAATGAAGTCTCTCCAAAAACTGATTACTTATTTACTAATTTAAATAAATCAAACATAGAAAAAACAATTGAAAAAATAGAGTTAATAAACAGCTTATAATACCAATTTTTAAATATAGTCATAAAACTATATATAAAAATCATTAAAAAAAATTGATTACTTAAATAAATGAGTAAAGTAAATACATTATATAAAGATGAATAAGGGGACTGGTGCTGGTGGTGCAAATACAAATTATTATGGAAAAAAGTTTGAAGAGAAAACTAATAATGAGCAAAGACTATTAGAAAGTGGATACATCAAAGCTAGTTTTACAAATAAACCAAATAAAGCATATGACTATTACTTAATAAAAACATATGAAACTAAAACAATTGTGTTTGTATTACAAAATGGCTTAAAATTGTATATGAAAAATAAATACAATATTGATATGTTTAGATGCCCTGATGAAGCCTATATTATTGAATATGCTAACGGGATAAAAGTAATAAAAATTTTAGAAAAAAAGGAGCAAAATAAAGAGGGTTCAGTAGAAACTAAATTATGGTCTGGACCTTCGCTTAAAAGAGAATATGAATTAGTTTTGGGTCCAGAGTTTAGTGTATTTTATGGATTTTGTGTTAGTGAGTTTTTGAAAAATAAACTTGTTTCTAATAGCAAAAAATATATAACATTAAATACTATATTTAATGAAGCTAATATTGCAGTGTTATTTGGTGACGATAGTAATTATTTTGAAACATTTGATGCTTGGTTAAACATAATGTAGGTATATTTTAATAGTTCTTTATAATAACTTCTTTTGCCTTACATTCTGGATTTTTAGAATTAATTGACCTTTTACATAAAATTGCTGTTATGCTATATTTTTCATGAGTAAAGTTTTTACGCACTAAACTCACATCGGCATTACTTAACATTATTTTTTTATTTGAATCGGTTAAGTTATGAATTAATTTAAATAAATTGTTATGATTTATTATGCTAAACCCATTTTCAGTATATCCTACAAATGAAGTGGCTGTTTCCGGGGCATATGGAGGGTCAAGATATACAAAATCATTAGGTTCTATGCGTGTTAGTGATGTATTAAAATCACAGCACTCAAATACTACATTTTGTATTAAAGCAACTAACTCTTCTAAATGTTCTTTATTTATAATTTCTGGATTGTTATAATGTCCATATGGAACATTAAATCCTTTAGGCCCAACTCTAAATAATCCTCTAAAACAAGTTTTATTTAAGAATATAAACATAGCAGAACCTAATATACTTTTTTTGTCATTTAAAGTTAATTTGTTATATTCACTTCTTATCCAATAATAGTAATTTTCTTTTGCGATTTTTGCTTCTTCAATATTTTCTGGTTTTCTATTTAATGTTCCGTTTTCACAACTGTTAAACTCTGTAATAATATTTTGTAATGTGTCATATAATTCCTTATGATGTGATTGAATATTTTTATAGACAAAAATTAACGGCTCATTCAAATCATACGCATATATAGAACCGTGTAGTTTTATAATCCCACTTTTTACATAAGATAATAATGTTAACAATACACTACCTCCTCCTAAAAATGCTTCATAATAATTATTTATTTCAACTGGAAAATATGCAATAAGTTTATCTATTATTTGGGTTTTTCCACCAACCCATTTTAATAAGGGTTTGGGGCTATGTATTTTTTTCATAGCAACATCTTTAACTAGTTTATTAGTATAAACTATACTAATATTGTTTATTATGTCATTTGGAGAAGTTTTTTTTAGTTCAATCAATTTCTCTTTGACAGCATGTGTTATCAACTCTTTTATTTTACTTTCAATTATACATGGATTCTTCTTATTACTATGTGTTGTATAATGTGATTTTTGGCTAAACTCTTTTCCGCACTTTTCGCAAGTATATTTACCCATTTTTAGTTAGTTTTAGATAATATATAATATTTAAAAATTAGAGTTTAAATCAATTTTAAAAACTATTTTTAAATCTAATGGTTCAATAATATTAATTTCTATAATAAAACAATATTTTGTAGCCTTTTGTAAAATTATATAGCTCAGGTTCATATTTTGGATTTTCCTTAAAACTCCAATTTTTGTTGCTATTTATTAACTTTTTCCAGTTAAAGGGTTCCAATTTAGACGTGCTGCTTCCATCATATTTATAACTTTTTTTATTAATAGTTAATACACTTACAAAATGACTATTTGCTTTTGGATCAAAATGGTCTTTATTTGTTAATATTATAGAATCCAATACATAATTGTGGGTTTTGTTACTTTGATCTATAAAATTATAATTTGTCTCAAAAACTGTGTTGCTTTGAAAATCTTCAATAATAATTATATCCGGAATATTAAAGCTATCTTGAATTACTTTAGCAATAGGTTGCTTATTTACTAATTTATGTTTCATAAATTTTAACATATTATAGTTTAAATAGTTTAATATGCCTTCATAATAAGTAATAGGATTGCCTGCTTCATCAATATTTGGTATATCATACATTTTATTGTTATTGTTGATTAATATATTTGGATTAATAGATTTTGGATCATTTTTTACTATTTTATAAATATGATAAATAAAATAGTTGGTGTTCATTTTATTAGATAAGCTAGTAATTTTATTGTAAAATGTATGGGATTTTGATGTTTGATTATATGAGGCTTCAATAAATAAATTTAATATAAAAAACAATTTAGCAATAGTAGTCGGTAACGGACTATTATCTAGTTTTCTTCCAATTATCATTAGCTCTCTAAAAAATCTGAAAAATTTCCTACCTTTATCACTAAAAAAAAAAGTTACATACATTGTATTAAACCAACAGTTAGATAACAATTGGATTGGTGGAATAAATCGGTGTACATTTAAATGTTTAGAAGCTCGTAAATTATATAATAATATTTTTTTAACAATTAGGTCATTATAATTTTTACATACATAGTTATTATTAATTTTAATATTAATAGTGAGTAAATCATCACATAGTTTGAGTGTTTGTGGTCTTAATGTTTTTAACGAATGAACAACTAATTTTTTATTAATTAATGGACTATAAGAATTGGGTTTAGCTGATTTAGCTGATTTAGCTGATTTAGCTGATTTAGCTGATTTAGTTAACTTAGCTGATTTTTTTATAATAGATCTTTGATATCTTCGAGATCTTTGAGATCTTTGATATCTTTGATATCTTCGAGATATTTGAGATCTTTGATATCTTTGAGATTTAATGGTTCTATTAGTAGTTCTAGTATCAGTACTACTATTTATCATATATAATTTAATAATATATTATTTTATGTAATATATTATTTTATGTATAATATATTATATAATGAATAATTATAGTTCAACTATAAATAACAGATTAGAAGCAATTGTGAATAATCCAATAAAGACTATTGGCTCAAATATAAATAATAATGTTGAAAGATTTGTCAATACTCCAATAAAAGAGATTAGTTCCAAAGTAAGCAATAGATTATATAATAATGATTATGACCCAAGCACTGATTCAGACTACGGTCAAGGCTCCATCTCCAGCTCCAGCTCCAGCTCAAGTTTATTTAAAAAAGTGTTCTTTTGGATAGCAATTATTTTAGTGTTAGCATTTTTAGGCTTTAATATATTTGCATATTTAGCATACGGAACAGATATTTTTACATCATTAATGGCGCCTTTTACATATACAATTGCTTATTTTACAGGTGAAACAGCAAAAACAACATTAACTCATACCGCACAAGGAACACAAGCAATTGTGAACGAGTCTTCAAATTTTTTACAAATATTTTTAAAATTTATCACTGATTTATTTAATAATACACTAGTTCTTGTAACAACAACAAGCACTTCTGCCATTGATTATTTACAATCAAATATAAAAAAAGATAAAACTATAAATGTAAAACCAGAAAAGCAAGTTATAGCCCCAAGTGTTAATATTAAGGAAACATCAGATAACACAGATAGCTCAGATGACAATGATGACTCAACATTATTAAAAGAAGAGAGAAAACTAGAAGCCAGAGTATCAAATGTTTCTGATGATGTTAAAAAATTAATAATACAAAAAGAACAAACTGAACCAGAACCAGTCCAAAGTGATACGCAACAAAATGGATATTGCTATATTGGCAAAATTAATAATTCAAGATATTGTGCTAAAGTATCATCTAAAAATAGCTGTATATCTGGAGACATATTTCCAACAATGGCTGTTTGTATAAATCCTAATTTAAAAACGTAATATAAGACTGATTTTTAAGACTGATTTTTAAGACTGATTTTTAAGACTTATTTCCTAAAAATCTTCTAAAAGATTTAGGATAATATAATTTGCTTTTTGACGTTCTGCTTTTTGACATTCTGCTTTTTGACGTTCTGCTTTTTGACGTTCTGCTTTTTGATTTATGTATATGGAGTTTGAAGAACTTCATAAACTCAAACGCAGTTCTCTCATTATTATATTTTAAAACGTTATTATTTCTGATAATAAATAAGCTTGGATAGCCATTTACATTATTAGTTAGTAAAGGATTAGTTAGCTGTGACATAACAGACGAGTCAATTTCTAAAATAGCACCTTGTAAATTTGAATATTTAGCTAATGCCATTTTTTTAAATTTCTTCCATTCAGGTTTCATACTTACACAATAATGACACGACTCACTAAAAACACCAACAAATAGTGTATTATGATTAATAATATTATTTAATTCGTCATTATTCACATTCGCATTATTTTGCAATACTTTTACTATCATTATATAGTTATATACTTATATAAAATAATATAATATAATATATATTATATTATTATGGCATTTAAAATAACTTTTGACAATGTCAAACTAATAATTATAGCTTGTTTTACACTATTAGGATTGTATTATTATGTAAATTCATATAAATATTATGAGACTATGGAAAATGCTGGTTCTAATAAAAGATGTCCTAATATGTTAATAGAGAAAGATGGAGCATATTATTTATATAATTCTAACTTGGCAGTTGTTCCTGGTGTAAATCCAATTCAATTTAAAAATTTAGAAGACTATAGCGAATTTATAGAGTGGCAAAATAGTCAAAATATACACTGTCCTGTTTTATACTTACAATATAGTACTGATACTCAAAATAACGAACTAATTCAAGTAAAGCCATCCATTTTTGAAAATCAAGGCGGCCTACCTTCTATTGAGAGAGACCCTTTGACAAAAGATTCGGAAAAGTATATTGAAGAAAATAAAATTTTAGATGCTACACTAGATAATAGTAAAGAATTTAATAAAAATAGTTATCAAGGGATTGATGTCCAAAATCAAGATATTGGTTTAGACAATCCTATTGATAAAATGTTTTACAGCACAGAAAGTAAGAGTGTAAATCCAATGGATCCTAATTGGGGAGGAAAACAATATACTGAAAAAGCAGTTGAAAATTGCGAATTTAAAGATCGATATGTATACAAACATCCTCCTGCACTAATATAATGTTTAGTGTTTTTTATGCTTTGTCTTTTTTCCACCATAACCTTCATTTTCTAAACTAGAGCATTTTTGTCCTCCAAGAATAAAATTAAACCAACTAAACTCATCTCCATATTGACTTTTTTGATAATATATATAATTTATAAACCCATAAAGCAGTGTTATAACAGAACTTGCACCTATTATATAAGTAGCGTATAACATAAAAGCATTAGTATGTACACTAATCATATTCCTAGCTTTCCAAAAATTACGCTGTGTATTAATTAAATATAATAGCAATAACAATCCAAAAAATATTAAATTTGGAAGTAGCTGACTTTTACTGCTAATTAAAAACGTTATATAAATAAAAAATGACATTATTAGCGTTTCTATTACATTTCCACTAGTCCAGTCATTTTTAGCCATAGCATCTAATTTTGCATCTATACTCCAGCCACCAAGAGCCATTATAAAAATAAATATTAATAATATTGCCAAAAAATGACGGGCATATATATTATATGTTAATACATATCTCATTTGACAACTTAATAGTTCGGTAATAAAACCAGATGTTATAATAGTAAATAACAAAAATAGAAAAGCAAGCCTGGGTAAATATACGCTATAGCTATCTAATATATTAATGGAGCTATTGGCTTCATAATTTTTTGGTTTATTTTGTGCTTCATTATTATTTCTATAGGCAAGCTCACTTCGTTCTTTTCTTTCTGGTGTACTTGTAACTATATTCATTATTTAATTTTAATATTATAATATTAAAATATTAAAAGTTAACAAATATGGTTTAACTGTATTTATAAGTTATTAATAATACTTTCAATTGATTGCGATAAATGCGTATACTTCTTACATAATATACAATTTTCATTTGTTTCATCTTCCATTAGATTTTCTAAATCAATTGTTTTGAGAGATTTCTTCTCATTAATCATTGTCATCATGCATTTTGCGCATTCTAAATCACAAATCTTTTTTGTAGAAGTTAGCAATTTTTTTGTTTCAGCATTGCCTTCTTCTCCTCCAAGCTCTTGCATTAGTCCTTTCAATTTATTATCAATAATTTTGAAAAGTGATTCAGTTTCTACCTTTGAGGCATTGTTTGTTACTTTAGTTTCACTATTATTAAAACTAAAACCCTCCTTTATATTAGTAGCATTCGAATTTTGATTAGTTAATGACCTAAAAGAGAAATTTTGTGCGGTTTTAAATTTATAGTTAAAACTAAGAGAGAATATAAATATTATTAATATACTTAGTAAAACATAGCTTATAAAACTATAACCACTATTAGTGCTAGTATTCATATTATTATTTATATACTATATTTAAAATATAAAAATAATGTTTATTAAAACTAATAAGTTATTAAAACTAATAAGTTATTAAAACTACTTAAAAACAAAAAAATAAAAGAGTGGTGAGTTATTTTATTTTATCTAAGCTTAAACTTCTTATCTAAACTCATTATTAAGTTCCCTGTAATAACTTAAACTCTTTATAACTAATATGTTTTTTACTAGCTTGTATTGGTTTATTCTTAATCTTTCTATGGCGGTCACGAGCATCTATTTTTTCCTTAGTTCTTAAAGCACTATCAACATATAATTCTTTTAAATATTTTCCAACCATATATGATCCCTCATGTTGGTCTAATTCTCCATCTTCTATTTTTTTTAATATATTTAAAAATCTCTCTAAAATTTTAATATCTAAGTTATCATTTTTAATTTTATTATATAAATCAGTATAATTATTAAATAAGAAAGCACATTGCTTTACACATATTGCATCAAACTCGCCTGGATTAGATTTGCGCAATCTCTCATATTTATTCTTTAAGAAAACAAGATGGTCTACATCTGTTTTTATAGAAACACTTTGCTTCTTTTCTCTTATTTCTTGCGTGCAGTCAGTTGTATCATTTGCTTTTATCATAGATGCTAAATCTAGTTTTTGTTGACTATTTAAAATATTAGAACTAGTCATGTTAATTATATTTATTATTTAATATATACTTTTATATATTAAATAATAAAAAATATATACTTTTATTATATTAAAAAATTGTATGATAGCTAAAATAAATAAAACTTATTACAAATTAAGTATATATAAATTACTAATATATACATTAATAATAGCGCTATTATTAATGTTATATTTAGGAAGTACTAATTTAATAGAAGGAAATACGTGTATGGATGAAGAGGAAACAGGTAGTTTATTAAATATAATAAGTTGCACAAATAATTATAATAGTACTAATAATAATAATAACGCTGGTTCCAGTATATTTACAGATATGAGTTCAGCATGTATAAATAATGAAAATAATACTACTAGCAATATTATTGCGGCAGGTGGGTTAGGAAATCAAGCAAGTGATTTATATTATTCAATGGGACAATTAGTATCTAATACAGCAAGAGCAAACGGATTATGTAATATCTAGTTAATTTTTAATGTAATAAATAAATTACATTATTATAAGGCAATTATATTATTATACTATATTATTATGGGACTAGGAGACCTTGGTAATGCTTTTTTAATAGTAATAATTTTTGCATTAATTCAAATATTTATAACAGCTCTTACTTCAGTATCGCAATTTAAAAAAGTGTGGAATGTATATAAATGTAATCCAGCAATAATGCCTTTTGCTAACTTGATGGGGTTTGACCCAACTACAACATTTAGAGAATGCACTCAAGAAACACAAGTGTCTTTTATGTCTGTATTTTTGGACCCAATTTATACATCTCTTAACAGTTTTAGTGAAAGTGGAAATATGTTTCTTGGTATATTAAATTCATTACAAGGGGATTTAAATACTCAACAAAGCAACTCATTAAATATTGTAGAAAATATTGGCGATCGTATAAATGTATTTAGCACTAATTTAAATAAAACATTTATAACAGTATCCGACACTGTTTCTAAAATTGGTGGTTTTATCACTATTATTTTTTATTTATTACAAACTAGTATTGATATAGGAAAAGCTTTAGATAGGGATGCACCTGGATATATATTACGCCAATTGGGGGTATTTCCTAAATAATAGATTGCCGTAGTTTTACATTATTATAATAATATATTATGTTAAATATATTATTATTTTTATAATAATATATTATGTTAAATTTATTATTATTATGTTAAATATATTATTATTTTTATAATAATAATATATAATTTTTAATATAATATGATTGGGACTGAAAATGGAAGTCCAAATATAATAAACAACATAAACAGTTTTAATGATAATGCTAGTTATTATGAACTATTTAATCAGGATATATGGATAACAATAATTGTTTTTATTATTGTATTTTTTATAACTGCTTATTTTTTTATTAAATCAACAATACGTTCATATAAAGCAGAATGGGAAAATAATAAATGTAATCCAGTATTTATGCCGTTTGCCTCAATTATAAATCCAGACTTAGCTAACGGTGACGATTTTGCTTACATATTAGATAATTTTAAAGACTGTTTAGATATGTTAAATGCTGAAACTGCAACAAGGATGACTAAACCAATAAATAATATAAGAGAAAATTTAGGCACTTATTATAGTAACTTATATGGTGTTGCATATACTACATATGAATATGTTATTAACTTATTTAATTTAATGCTCCATTTTGCTAGATTATTTTTGGAAAAAATATTAAATTTTACTCTACATACACAACTAGTATTTATTACAATTAATGATTTTTTTGCTAAAATATTATCAGTTTTTACAGTAATTTTTTATACTCTACAATTACTTATAGGTGCATATAGACTTATATTTACATTAGCAGTTATGGGGTTTTTAATAGCTTTTGTTATTCCTGCTAGTGTTATATTAACTATTCAAACAATAATTTTAATTAGAGGAATTGTTAGTTTAGTAACAGCAAGCTTCGGTCTTCCTTTTACTATTGGATGGTTTTTAGTAGACCTAGTAGTTGTTATTATTGGTATAGTCACCTTTGTATTTGCCTTATTGTTTTTAACACTTGTTGCACTATTTTATACACTATTAGTCAGTTTTGTTTCTGAAATAGAGATAAACTAGCATAGCATAATTATTATCAAAAATCATCTCCAAATTCAAAAGAATTAATTGTTGAATTTTTTGTTGTGAGTGAATATTCACTTACACGATCTTCAAAAAAGTTGGTTTTTGTTTCAATACTTATATTTTCCATCCATTCAAATGGATTTTTGCTTTCATAAATCTTATCGCCCCCTAATTGTAAGCTTAGACGATCTGCGACAAATTCTATATATTGTTTCATTAAAACTTGGTTCATTCCAATTAATCTACACGGAAGCGCATCATTTATAAATTCTAATTCAATTGAAACCGCTTCACTAATAATTTCGTGAATTTTCTGTTTCTTTAATGGCTTTTCCAATTTATTATGTAATAATACGGCAAACTCTGTATGTAGTGCTTCATCGCGTGATATTAATTCATTAGAGAAAGTGAGACCAGGCATTAGACCACGTTTTTTTAACCAATAAATAGCGCAAAATGCTCCTGAAAAGAATATGCCTTCTACGCACGCAAAAGCAACTAGCCGTGTGGCAAAAGTGGATTTTTTATCATTAATCCATTTAATAGCCCAATCCCCCTTTTTCTTAATACACTCATATTCATGTAATGCATTAAATAATTTGTCTTTTTGTTCTCTATCTTTAATATATGTATCAATCAAAGTTGAATATGTAATAGAATGAATGCTTTCCATAGCTATTTGAAGTCCATAAAATGCCCGCGCTTCACTTAATTGTACTTCATTCATAAAACGAACTCCTAAATTTTCTAATACAATTCCATCGCTTGCTGCAAAGAATGCCAAAATCATTGAAACAAAATGCTTCTCATCATCCGTTAGCGTTTCCCAATCTTTAGCATCTTTGCTTAAGTCAATTTCTTCCGCTCTCCAAAATAAATCTTCTTGTTTTTTATACATTTTCCAAATGTCATTATCTTTAATTGGAAACATAACGTAACGATTAGGGTCTTCTTGTAATAAAGGTTCAATTGTGTTTTTACTCATCCTATATATATTAGAACTATAATATTTATATTTTTTTAAAATAATGTTATCAATTTTTAAAAATTAAAAAAAATAACAAAATTTAGTAATAGTTAAATTATTATTATAATATAATATGTTTAACATTAAGATTTCACAAAAAACAAAGATTTATGTGTTGCTATTAATTGTAGCTGCTTTAAGTGTAAGTTATATTATGAATAAACAAATAAGCGCATTTATATCATTAGTATTATTAAGTGGATTAGCATATGCGCTTTCTAAAAATATTGTCATGTCATTAGCAATATCTATTATATTTACCAATTTATTATTATCAATGAATTATTTTGTGGTTGAAGGTTTACAAGCACAATCTTTAACTATTGGTACAAACAGTTATACTGGGGATACAATAGAAAAACTAAATGCCCTTCAAGCTAAGGATAATGCAAGTATAATTTAATAAATTATAAATAAGTATATATATATATATATATATATATATATATATATATATATACTTATTTATAGTATAATAATGACTAGTTTAGGATATAATGTTGCATCTAAAGATACACTAGTTAATGTACTATTGAAAAAGGTTATAGAAAAAGAGGAATCTTATATTCATCAATATATTAAGTTAAAAGAACTATATCCACAATGTATTGACTTACCTATTAAAACAGAATTTGAAAAACTACTTGAAGTAAAGCGACTTAGCTTAGAATATAAACTGCAATCAAAAGAAAAGCAACATAGCGCATTACTAAAACTTTTAGAATATTTAAATAATTTAGAAGAAAAAATACAAAAATTAGATTCTCAAGAAAAATTAGATTCTCAAGAAATATTACAAAAATTATTAATATTAGAAAATGATATTAGCAAATTACAAAAAGCAATTTATTCTTAATTTATTCTTAATTTATTCTTATTTTATTCTTATTTTATTCTTATTTGTATTTTAATTAAATTTATTATTTTGTAATATTATATAAACAATGAAAAAAAATATTAACATACTAACATCAACATTGAATAAAGCATTTAACGCAAAAATTTTCAGCAATAAAATATTCAACAACCAAATTACGTTATTTATTGTATCAGCAATTGCTTTTATTTCGCTTTATAGACATATTGTAATGTATGAATTTAGTGCTGTACTAATGTTTTTCATTATTGCTGGATTAGCATACAGTTTTACAAGAAATATGACAATTGTGTTAGGTTCGGCCTTTTTAGCAACATTAATAGTTTCTATGTTTAAAGGATTGTTTGGATTTAAAGAAGGCAATGAAAATATGATGGAAAGTTCAGGAAATATTGTAAGACCAGCAACAACAGCACCAACAGCACCACCAACAGCACCAGCTACAGGAGCACCACCAGAAGCACCACCACCAGGAGCACCAGGACCAACCGCACCAGCCGACATAACAACATTACCAGGCCTGGCATCACAGCCACCATCTGTTCTATCAAACGCATTAGCAGGACTATCTCAACCATCATTAACAGCACCAGCATTTGGGACCAAAGATAGTTATCAAAATCAAATTCCACTAACTCCTGGACTATATAATATGCCAAATAAGGAACAAATGACAAAACAATTAGGTAAAGCAACAGAAGTAGAACAAGCATACGATAATTTAGACAAAATAATGGGTTCAAAAAATATTCAAGCAATATCAGCTGATACAAAAGATTTAATTAGACAACAAAATGACCTAATTAAGCAATTAAAATCTATGACCCCCGCTCTAAATGAAGCAATGAATGCCCTTGGAGGAATTGATTTAAGTAAGCTAACAAATATGTTTAATAAGCGCGAAGTTGACGCGGAATAGAATATATAAAAACCATTTAAAGACACACTAATTATAGACTATACTATTTATAATAATAGTGTCTATAATTATAAATAGTATATAATATTAGTGACTATAATATTATATACTATTATATTATATATGCTAAGGCAACTACCTAAAATCAGTAATAAGCTAACTGATAAGTTTAATAACAAAATAAAAAGTACTAACTATTATTTTTTAGGTTTTTTATTACTGGTTTGTTATAACTATTATGCTTTATATAATTATTTACTTGATAAAAATTATAACTTAATACTGTTTTATTTTGTTTATTTATTTTTATTATATAGTTTTTTTAACCTTTTTAGCTATATTATATTATTTATCACAATTGGCGTTTTTCAATTATTAACTATTGATAAGTACATTAAAAATAGTTCAATTATTGAAAATCACGAATCAGGAAGTGTGCAAAACTGGAGACAACAAAACAGAATAGCATATAGTCAACGACGTCAAAGTCAAAGACGAAGACAAAGACAAGGACAAGGACAAAGAGGAGCTTGGAATAATTATCAAGGTTATATTGATGCCGAGGAAAATGAATATGGTGAATTAGGAGCTAGAATACAACAGTCAGCAGAGTCTAGAGCACGTAGAGAAAAGGCTAATGCAGAAGCAGTTACTGAACCGATTCCTGATCTCGCATATGATTATATATTAGCACATTTACCAAATTGTTCTAACGAAGCGATAGCTCTAAAAGCTTTACCACCTATGCCTGTTGCGACTTGAAGATAATAGATGACATGTCAATTAACTTTCAACTAAATTAATTCATTAATTTATCTATATATTTATCTATATATATATCTATATTTATCTATATATATATATAAATAGTATGGCATATAGGCGAAAACAAGGATTATTTATTACTAATTCTACAATGCTATTTTTTATAGCATTAGTAGCTTTATTATATTTTGTATATTTTTCTTATTTTAAATTTGATATTAACAATACAAACAATACAAATAATACAAACAATACAGCACAACATACTATGTCGGTTTATCCATTAATGACTAACTCATGTAAAATAACAAACGATGTATTGCTAAATCCTTATGATGCCCCATTAAGAGATGAGAGAGTGTATAATAAGAGTTGTTCTAATGTAAATATACCAATAAATATACCTACACAATCTGTTAATTCTAATTATAGACAGCTAGGAATTTTAACACGTGTAAATAGAGATGATACAATATTACCATTAATGGGGCGGCCACTAATAGTAAATAGAGATAAATGGAATTATTATACTATGAATGATAAAAATAATATGATAAAACTTCCTATTAGTTTTAAAAATAAAAGTTGTACGTCTGAAACGGGTTGTGATAGCGTATATAATGGTGATACTGTTTATGTAGAAGGATATTCCGACTTATTTAGAGTAACATTATATGATAATGCTAGTATGGAATATATTCCATATTTATAACCTAAATAATGTAAACTTAAAAATCAGGAGCATTTGTAAAGGCACTTAAAACATTTTTAGGACTGTCTAATAGATTATAATTATTTAATTGTTCTAAAGTAATAGATGAAGCAATAGCACATAAAAATACTACTAATCCATCTTTAACAACGGTTTTCAATAATAGCTCTTCTTTTGATATATATTTCAAATCTATTATTTTATAAATCATATAAAATATACTAGCAACCAAAGAAGGTATAATAAAATTCATTTATTATAATATACTAAATGAATTTTAATAATATAACGAATTTTAATAGTTTATAGTTTATAGTTTATAGTTTATAGTTTATAGTTTTTTGTTTGTAGATTCAAGAATTATTTTAATTCTTGAATATCTAAAGCTAAATCATCTTCTTCGCTGATATTAGATTTTAACTCTAATATATCTAAATCCACCATATTAGGATCATCGAGAGATTGAATATTTAATTCACTAGTTATTTTATCATCTTTTACAGTGTCTATTTTTAATGTATAGTTAGCGTTTGACTCTGTTTCTGACTCATAGTCAGAAGTAACAACTGACTGATTGTCCGAGTTAGCTATACTTTCATTATCTGAGTCTTCTTTTGCTTCTAAACTTGTATTATTTGTATTATTTGTATTATTTGTATTATTTGTATTACTTGTAATACTTGTTAATTTTGTTTTGCTATTACTTAATGAAGTTGATGAACTATGAACACTATTTTCGCTATTTTCGCTATTTTCGCTATTTTCACTATTTAAATCTTTATTTGCGTTAATAATAGATTTAGTCAAGTTGGCTTTACTCTCTTTTTTCAAAGCTTCTTGTGTTTCGCGCTTAATCTTTTCTAACTCTTTTTTCTCTTTTTCCTTCTTATTTTTTTCAATTGCTTCTTTATCAGGAACAATTTCCTTCTTTTCTTCAATAACAACATCTGTTTCTTGTGTTTCATCTAAATACATTCGCAATATTTGTTCAATAGGAATGCTCTCTCTAATTGTATTTAAAATACACTCTTTTATTAACACTTCTAATTCTCTGTTATTTTTTTGTATTTGTAATGGTTTAATATCTTTTTCAAACAAATAAATATTAACATATACTTTTCTTGCTATATTAATGTATGCTTTATGAATAAATTTATTTAAATCTGGTATATCAATGTTTATTTTTTTTTGTTGTAATCCAACACGTGTAGTGGTTAATGATTTTAATCTATTAATATATACACAAGATATTAGATCTTCTAAATAATTACAAGCACTTGAAGTAATTATACGCTGCTTTTCATTTTCTACAATTTCTGAACTCCATTTTGGAATATTATTTAAAAAGTTTTGAAATGTCATTAAATACTTAGATAACTCGTCATTTTCAACACACACACTATATGCCTCATTAAAAATAGACCGTAACCCTTCTATAAAACAAGGGGTTAGCGTATACATTAGCTGCGCACACAATTCATTTTTTGTATCTATAATATTTGATAAAGTATAATCGTCCATTTTATAAAAATAACAATTATTTTTATAAAAAAAATTAAACTAAATTTTTATATTAAGTTACTTAATTATTAGTATTAAGTAAGCTAAAGTCAAACTTGTTATTTATTTTATAATAATATAGAATTATAAATATTAAAAATTCTTCAATACGTATTTCTTTTTTATAAATAATATAGCAAAATATAAATTTATAATATTCTGAATTAATTGGATGACTATTCTTAAAATAATCTAGTAAATTATTAGCACTGATTCCTTTATTATAAATTAATATACAATAGTGTAAAACTAATTTGTTTTTTTCATAGTCAATAATTTCATTATTTAATTGAGTCAATGTTAAAGTCTTAAATTTAGTATCAAGTTCCTTAATTAATACATTAATTTTGTTATATTGACTATTCACATTTGTAATTTTTGCTAACGATTTATATATTTTACCCATATTTGTTTCATTACAAAAAATATTACTAAATCTAGACAATATTGGTTTAATTAGTTTATTTCTATTATCAGTAATTATAAAAAATTTACTATGACCGCACAATTCTATTGAGCGCCGTAATGCGGATTGCGCATCTAATGTAAGTTTATCAGCATTTAGTAATACAATTGATTTAAAAGTGCTTATTGTTTTGTGCGTTATTGTATTTGCGAAAAATTTTAGATTTTCTCTTATAAATTTAATATTGCCTTTTCCAAGAGAACAGTTTAATATTAAAGTGTTATTTTCTATATTTTCATATGTTTTATAAATATGTAATAATAAATGCTCCAATAACGTCTTTTTTCCTAGCAAATTATTTCCATATAATAATAAATTAGGTAACTTATTAGTATCATATAAATTTATTAAATAGTCTAACATATTATAATCTATATTAGTCTATAATAGAGTTAAATATACAAATAGTTTTATATATATATATTTGTATATTACTATATTATTATGTTATTGTGTTTAAATTTGCTAAATTGTGTAGGTTTATTACATGGTTCAAATTTATTACATGGTTCAAATTTATTACATGGTTCAAATTTATTACATGGTTCAAATTTATTACATGGTATTATTAACGAAAGTAATAGTGTTAGTTTTAGCAATACTATAGACTCTATTAAAGAATTAGTAGCTGACAGCACTATAATGTATAAAAATACTATAAACATAGACTATGAACAAAGAATAAAATCACAAAAGCGAATAATTGAAAAAATTAATAAGCGACGCATTTTGCATGATATATATGGATTACGAATTATATATGAAGATAGTTTAGATATTAATAATCATAATCTAGCATATGCTATTAAAAATCTACTTATTACTAATTTTAATAGCATTGATTGTTTTTATGATGATTATATTAAATATCCTAAAATAAATAACTATCAAAGCCTACATGTATATATAGTTACTAATATAATAATAGAAGTTCAAATACGCAATAGCTTAATGCACTTTAATGCTGTTAATGGAACAGCGTCTAAATATCATTAATACTAATATTTCTTGTATTTCTTATATTTCTTATATTTCTTATATTTCTTTTATTTATCTACTATAGGTGTAACTATTAATGAGTACTGGTTTATTTGACAATAAGCTTAAAAAATCACTCAGTTTACTTGACTTAGTTTTTTTTGGTTTAGGCAATGTTACTGGTGCGGGTGTTTTTGTTTTAATTACTAAAACAATATTATATAGCGGCAAATATGTATTGCCAGTATTTGTTTTAGTAACACTTATTTCTTGTATAATGGGATTAGTTTATTTAGAAATATTTAACCGCTATAAATCACCTATATGTGAATATTTAGTTGTAAAAGAAACATTAGGACACACTTATTCACATGCGTTAATATATGTTATTTATTTTTTTGTCGTGTTTTCAGCATTAACTATTGTTATTGCGTTGTCAAAGTATATTGGAACAATTCCCTATTTTTATTTTTTAAATAATTACTTTTCGCAGGTGTCTATGAGTATTAGTTTAATATTATTAATGTCATTTATAAATTATTGCGGTATAGAAACTAGTAAATTGATAGGCAATAGTATTGCGCTAGGACTATTATTATTTTTATGCGGAATCATATTATCAAGTTTTAAATATTTTTCACTAAAGAAAATAATACAAGGTCCCGTTGTTCCTTTTGATTCTATTGTTTTATCGGCAATTATTGGGTTCTTTCTTTTTAATGGATTTGATGCTATTGTAAAAATAAGCACAGAAGTAATTGATGAAGAAAATGTGTTTTATGGATTAATTATTACATTGTTAGTAAGCTCTATTATTTATATTTTAATTATTATTTCATGTTTGTGCGTAATGGGATTTAAAAATACAGTACATTGCGAGTCACCATTAACAAAAATGTATGAACTATTATATAACCCTCAAGTTGGATTTTTAGCATATATTGTTGGAATAATTATTATGTTTAATACCGCATTTTTATCGGCATTAACAGCAACACGATTTATGTATTCTTGTGCTAATGAAAATCACATTATGTTTTCTGAGTTTTGGAAAACATTAAATTCAAATAAAGTGCCTAGCAATGCTATAATAGTTACAGCACTAATAGCAATATTATTTTCATTATTTAATAATGAAGTAATTTTGGCTATTTTTACTAATTTTTCATTGTTTATTATATTAATATCATTGTGTGGTTCACTTTTAATTCTTCGATGGAATGAACGTACTAATATAGAAAAACAAAAAGCATCAAATTATATATGGGGAAATGTCAACAATATTCCACTATTAGTTGTTATTCAAATTATTGTTTTAGTATATTTATTTTATAAAATTTTAATCAATAGATTTTATTTTGATTATATGTACTAATAAAATAAATCTCTTTATTTATTATATACTATATAATAATTAATATGCCTATAAGTTTTCCATTAAGCCGAACTGGTTTAACAACACCTATTAATATAGGTCCAGTATCAGAACAAAGTATAATAAATAATGAAACTATAAATTTACAAGGACCACAAGGAGCACAAGGTATTCAAGGTCCAGCTGGAAGTATTAGTATTATTGATGATTCAAATGGTTCTATTATAAGTGTTCAAGGAGCACAAGGAGAAACAGGAGCACAAGGAACAACAGGAGAAACAGGAGCACAAGGAACAACAGGCAGTCAAGGAACAACAGGTACTCAAGGAGCAACAGGAGCACAAGGAGCAATAGGCGCACAAGGAGCAACAGGCACTCAAGGAACAACAGGCAGTCAAGGAGCAACAGGAGCTCAAGGAACAACAGGTAGTCAAGGAACAACAGGAGCTCAAGGAGTACAAGGAGCAACAGGTGTACAAGGAGCGACAGGAGCACAAGGATCAATAGGAGCTCAAGGAGCAACAGGTAGTCAAGGAGCAACAGGAGTACAAGGAGTACAAGGAGCAACAGGTACACAAGGAGCAACAGGTACTCAAGGAGCAACAGGTACTCAAGGAACAACAGGTAGTCAAGGAGCAACAGGAGCTCAAGGAGCAACAGGAGCTCAAGGAACAACAGGTACTCAAGGAGCAACAGGAGCTCAAGGAGTACAAGGCGCAACAGGCAGTCAAGGAGCAACAGGCAGTCAAGGAGCAACAGGAGCTCAAGGAGCAACAGGAGCTCAAGGAACAACAGGTACTCAAGGAGCAACAGGAGCTCAAGGAACAACAGGTAGTCAAGGAGTACAAGGCGCAACAGGCAGTCAAGGAGCAACAGGTGAAACAGGAGCACAAGGAACAACAGGCAGTCAAGGAGCAACAGGAGCTCAAGGAACAACAGGTAC